TCTATTATAAATCCATTCTAAATGATTAACTTCTTCCTCACTATAACTTCTTTCTTGTTGCTTTAACTCATATTCTTCTTTGGCTTTAAGATAACCTTCTCTTGAAGATTTTAAATCATCCATAGCTAAAGTAAATTGATTATAAGTTTCTTGTTGCCATTTAGCACCAAACTCAAAACCCGTAATGAAATCTGTATCATTATCAACTTCTGAACGCGGTAAGAATGACAAAGCAGCTTCTTCAAGTGTTTCTTGTTGTTTAGCATTTGCAATAAACCTTTCCATTATTTTATCTTGTTTAGTTTCTTCTTTTAATGCTCTTTCTTTTAAAGTTTCTTCTGAAAGATGAATACCTTTACAATTTTTAGGATGTTCTTGACAAGCAAAATTATCTGCATAATATAAATCTACACCACATTTTATACAAACATTTGTAAGTTTAGGTTCTTCTTTTGGAGTGATTAATAAATGAGAACAACCACTTTCATCAAAGTATGGAACTTTAATAGTTTTAACCTCCTCACAACTTGGATTCTTTACAAACCATTTTAAAAACTCATCATCAATAGCTTGTACACCATCTGCAATTAAATCTTGGTCTGTTGTTAGGATTATTTTTTTACAATTTTTATCAGATGATTGATAGAAAATTGATTTCATTACTATGTTATGAGTTAAATCATAATAGTAACCTTCTTTAATTTCTTCATCAGAAGTGATGTAGATGTTATAGCATTTTTTATGTTGAGTGCTTATTCTCGGTATTTCACAAAACTCATAATGTTTGTAACGACTATTTATATATAACCTGCTCGGTTTATCTGTTGGTAATATGTGTAGTTTATTCATCTGTTTTTTGTTTAGGTTTCTTTTCTAATGATTCCATTAGTTTAAGTTTACATTTTTGACATTGTAATGCATCTATAAATCCTGTAGAGATAATAGTTCTACATGTATGACAGAGAGTTGCTCCTCTGCCATTATTAAACTTGTGTATAGGCTTCATATTCTATTTATTTACAGATTTAGGTGTACACACATGTCCATCACTCCATTTGATTCCTGGAGGTGGTGTTGTTTCTGATGAGCTGTATTTTGTACCACACTCACTACATTCAAATTTATTCATATTTTATCCAATTTTTTAATTTTTCAAGTTTTGATTTTTGTCCTATCATTCCAAAAACAAATGCTAATATGAAAGCAATATAAACTTTTATAATATAAATTATGTCTTTCATAATTTCTTTTGTTAATGATTAAACAATTAGGCTCCTGTTATTACACAAGAGCCCTTTTGCCCCCTTAATAACCCAACTGTTCCAGCTGGTTTATATTGGCTTCTACAATATACACACCTTGTGTAATTGAACAGGCAAATGCAATACTCATTGCAAATGCTAATTTTCGGAATTGATAAAAGTCCACAGGACTTAATTTAATTGTCTTCATGTTTTTATAGTTATTAAGGATTAATACAAAATAAAAAAGCCTCCATTACAGAGGCTTTGATTGAGAGTTTATTCATTGCAACTCACAAGTGTTCCCTATCCACAGAGACCATAGCTTACAAGTTTAAAATGTGTGGATGTAAGACCACTTGATAGAACTTCACATACTTGGTCTCAGACCTATTCTATCTGGTAACACTGAGCTGTTACAGGGCAATTCACGACACTTAGCTTTGTCCAATTGCTTGTTGCTTTCCTAGTGCTAAGATCAAACAACAGATGTGATTGAGACAGGAATCGAACCTGTAAGGTATAACCACTGAACGTGGAGATGGAAGTTAATTCTTCTTTTACAATACCAACCTGTGAGCATTTACCATTTCGCCACTCAATCATTTAATAGATTTTAAATGTCTCTAACTTACTTATAGTGTCTCACGTTACTTTCAGTTAGAGTTACATTAATAGAAAGCCTAATTGAGCTACAGTCTAAAGCTTGATGTATACTTGAGATACACATCTTCTAAATTAACAATTACTCCATGTACCAGTAACTTTACTATTATATGTCTGGCTCGTGGAGGTGGGGAGAGTCGAACTCCCGTCCAAATTACTTTCATTAATACAATTTATACAGCTTCACGTTTCTTTAAACTCTTTACGTTAGAAAGGTCAACTAATTAAAGAAGACTCCACCAGAATGTTTTTAAGGAATCATACAAACCTCCTTATGGCAAATGTTATTGTCTGTAGCCAGTGTGTGACAGATTTAATGCTTATGCAGCCATTTCTAGCTCTTCAACATTAGAGTTAATTAATGAAAAAACTTTGCTCATGTTAGCGTTAACTTGGTTAACATCTAACGAAATTACTTTGTTGTCATTTATTAAAATTCACCTTAGTTTTAGCCAGTTATCTCTCTGGGCTGATTGTATCAATTAGTAGTAACCTGTCAAAACCAGTCACCCCCAATTTCCCTCATGTGAGGGCACTTATCATTTCGGTAGCGTAGCACAATCAACTGATTGCACCTCGAGCCTTTAATTCTATGTGAGAGCATTTAGTACCCTCTTTCTTATAGTTATTAAAACCGACTAAAACTTCCTATAAGAGTAGGGTCACGTAATTAATTGTCTTACACATTTAGACGATTTCCTCACGAATGAAGAATATGTGGATTTGAACCACTATTTTTTAACTACTTGCTGAGAACTCATTTGTGTTGTGGCAATGTTCTCTAGGTTTGCCAAATCTTTTTCCTTTCTCAAGGGAACAACACAATTCAATGTTACCATGAATATCCAATTTTTAAAGTGGCTTTCGATGTTCAGTCCACTATTACCAATCTAATTCTATGCTTCCAAGTTTCATTAAGGCCTATGAATTAGTAACAGTCTCCTCGGTAGTCAGGACAGGATTCGAACCTGTATAATTAGCTTACGATTATCTAATTACCCGCTTTTCCAAGCAGCTAGGGGTTGCGTCTATCCAATTCCGCCACCTGACTTAGCTTCACACAGCTTAGCTATTTTATCTTTTGTATCACTCTAGTGAGTTTTAAACTGACTACACTGATATGAAACATAAATATCCCTGCAAATATAATTCACAGGGATTAATAATCAAAACTATTTTTTAGTTATTTGTAACTTACCTGCTTCTTTTGAATGAGAATACACTGATTGATCTTCATTCACTTGAATTAGTTTACCACCAGTTTGAAGACAAAGATGTTTTAAATCATCATTATATTCCATCAATGTAATAGCATTCACTTTATAAGGGAACTTCTTTGTATTGATTCTATCTTGTCCATCATTGATAATTAATATCTCTGGTTTCTCTTCAAATAAATCTACATCTAAGTTACAAAGTTTGTGCTCATTAATTTCAGAAGCAATTCTTTCAACCATATCTGCCACTTCAGTTGATCCACCATCAGGTTCATTAGAGAATGTTTGCCAAAATGATATAACATCTTCTCTGTTCTTGATATGTTGAAATTCTAAATCATCTGCATCATGTACAAAATAACTAAAGAATACTTCAGCTTCTCCTCTCATTACATATTTGAATCTATCTATAAGAATAGCATTAACCCAAATTTGTTTTTCAGGGTCATCCATACTACCAGAGAAATCTAATATAATGATAATCTTCTGCTTCTGTTCTTTTCTATCAACTGGAACATTTACTGTTAAGTCTTTAGTTAAGAATTTAATATCAAAGTTAGGAAGAAGTCTTTGATAAAGATCAATCATTGTTAATTGATCATGACTTCTCATTATCGTTTTAAGATATTGATCAGAGTTAGCAACTATTTTCTCATCTATTTCCTTCTCCACTTTGAATTCAGTACCAAATTCACCAACAAGAGATAAAAGATTTAATATCTCCATTGATCTCTCTTTACTCATTTCATTAAGATTCAATTGTTCATTGATACTTGGATCAGTATATAGAGTTCTATCGAAATCTAACCCTTTCTTCATATCCACTTCAGTATCATCTTCATCTTTCTCACCAGACTCACCAGCACTGTTATCTTTTAGTTTTAAATAAATAGATATAGCTTGTTCCAATGGTGTGAATCCAGGAATATATTGATCATAGATACTATCGAACAATTGTTTCTTTCCTCTTTGAGTATCACTTTGTTGATCTTCTTCAATGAATGCATCAGCTATGTAGTCTTTTTCATCAATCATTTTGAAATAACATACACGAGCTAGTTCTTTAATCATATCAATAGAGTCTTGTTTTCTTACATTGACTTTCTTCTTGATATCCACAGCAGTTGGTGTTAGATAATGTACTGGATCTTTGACGAATAAACTATCATCATTATCTTCATACGAAACTACAAATGAATAGTTAGACCAACTACTCTTTGACCAACCACCACTACCATATTTACTTTTCCATCCTCCATTACTCCTTTTTTTTGGAGTAAATGAAGAAGGAGTATACAAATCTTCATAATCTGTATACTCATTTCCCCATAAATCTTTCATTATATAAATTGTGCTATTTGAAGATTCTTTTTACACTTATCTATCACTGCAACAGCTGCTTTTACAAGTTGAGTATGCATGCTTACAAGATCATCATTAACTGTTAATGATCTAAGATCACTTAATTTATCAGTAAGACTCTTAAGAATGATTTTGTATGCTGTCTCATCAGTTCTAGTTGATAATGGAGTTTCACTTATTGCTGACATTATATCAGTTAGTTCCCCTGACATTTGTCTGAACTTAATTGTTCCCTCAAATGTTTTGATAGCTTCAGCTATTAATGCAGGTTTCTTTGTGAATTCAGCAATGAAACTTAATGCTTCTGGTCCACATTGATCATACACTGAATAAGCTGTTACAGCAATCCTTGGACTGATTGTAATACCATTCTTTGCATACTCTTGTAACAAGTATGGAATAACTGGATCTACATTATCAACACCAAATTTGCTTTCCAACAATTTGTTGTAACTGATCTCAGTATAATTATCCCAAATAACATTTAACTCAAGAGGAAATCTCTCCATCAATGCTCTTAATGACATATTCTTAGAGAATTCATCACGAGTTCTATTTGTACAACAAATGATGAACTTAGTCTTGATTGGATACACTTGTGTACCATTTCTAAACACACCACTTGATAGAATATCTTTTAATTGCTCTAAAATAAAATCAGGAGCATCAAACATCTCTTCAAATACAACATATTCATGATCCATAAATGAATTCTCTACAAGATATTCTATTTTACCTGTCTTATTGAATTTTAATATATTCATACCACCAAATAATCTATCTGTGGTCATACCTGTACCCATTGTAATAACGTAAGGCTGAATACCTCTTTCTTTTAGGAAATCTAATGTTTTCTCTGATTTTCCGTGTCCTCCTGGACCATAAAGAACAATATTCTTACAGGTGTTGAAACCTATGTTAAGAACTTGATCTGTCTTGTCCATGAATACGAATTTCTCTGTAGCTGTTTCTGTAACGTTTTCTAAATTGTTCATCTGTTTTTCTTTTGTTATTAAGGATTTGTTTAAATTAATTTGTTCTAAAATTTGTTCTATTGGCATTTCTGGTTCGTTCAATATAAAATCATGTGAATGATACCAATAGCCTTCTATTTTGAAATTATTATCATTATCCATGTGATTTTCTATTATGTCAATCCATTCATCATCTATATCTTCTCCTAAGACAACATTCATATCACCATTAGTATTCCAACCTACTGGAGAATCAATTCGTTTATCCCATTTACCAATGTCTTTAAATTCTTCTTTTGTTCTAAATCTATATTTACTCATAGCTTTGATATAAAAGGAGAGCCATTACAGCTCTCCCAATTAGTTTTACTCTTCATTGTCCTCTTCAGACTGTCTATTCTGAATTGCATTTCGAATCTTATCTAGAATATCTTTTAACCCTTGAGGTAATTCTCCATCTTCTGATTGAAGAGAACGTTTAATCATCTCTTTGTGAATCTCTTCCATTTTATCACGTAGATAGAATGATGATAGTATCACAAGTTGAGAATAACTAAACTCATTTAATGATGCTTCAACTAATTCACTTGGTGAACATCCATCATCTTCATCATCATCACTAGTTAAACTATCAACTATAGAATCATTTGTTCTACAAACTATTCTCTTTACAATTTCTTGTAAATCATCAAGATATTCTGGTGCTACACCAATTGCTTTGTCTAATTTCTTTTGACCGTGGTCAAATGTAAAAATGCTTGTGCTCATGTTATTAAGGATTTAATTAATTAATTATTTTTTGTTACGTTCTTCTTCTATTCTCATACCAATATATATTGGTAATAAAAATGGTGCTGCTAAAAATGCTACCCATGCATATTTATATTTACCATTTTTCTTTTCATCTTCTATTATCATGCCTAGCATGACTAAATAGCATATTATACAATACAATATCATTGTAATAATGTTTGTCTAATGTCTATTGTTCTCTCTGATATAATTCCTTTCTTGAAGTTCCAGATCACTTCAACAACAAGTCTCTTAGCTTTGATAGCTCTTAGTTTATTAGTTGATCCAACTAATGTTCCTTTGTTAATTCTTGGTCTCATCGTCTGTAGCTGTTTTAACTATCCATCCTAATAATAAAGGAAATGATAATGGTGCAAAAATTAATATTAACCAACCAAAAAATGTGATTTCTTGATCTTTACCTAATGCCATACCTCCCATAAAGAAATATGAAAATAAAATATAATACATAATTTACTGATTAAAGGATTAATGAAATAACTTTTACTATACCAATGATAACAAATACTGCAGTGAATCCAATAATTACTGCAGTTAACATTTTGTTCTCTGCTGTATAGATTTCTTTCTGCTGTTCTAATATATCTATTATATCATCTTTAGCCTTCAACATTTTATCTGCTGTTCCTAGCACCTTGTCTTGATATTCTACTAATTCTCTAAAATCTTCAACTTGTTTGCGTAATACATTGATAGTATTATCAGCTTGTGGTTTTTCTTTTGCCATTGTTTTAATTGTTTAATTGTTTAAAATTACCATTTTGTCTCTCTTGGACAGTTTTGTGAAGCCTCTCTTAACTCTTGTAAGAGAGACTTCCATAACCTAATAATAGTTTTCATAGTCCTATCATTTCATCAAAACAACTCTCTAACAAATATGTTAGTTTGAATCGTTCTTCTATTAATACATCTATTTGATATTCTATCTCATGAATGTTTGTATCATCATGTGCATCTCTAAGACCATCTAAGAAGAATATTTCATTCTTGATGTCTTGTAACCTTTGTTCAATTTGTTCTGTTCCCATTATATTAAGTATTTAGAATATTTCTTTGTTACTAATCGTATTTGTTCTCTAGCATAAATGTCTGCATCATAATCCATATATGAATCAATTAATGATTTGATAGTATTAGCTTGTGATGTAACATATGCTTCATCATGACTATCATTATTATGACTATGCGCTGTATCAAAGCCTATAATCAGATAGTCTCCATCTTTATCCCATTGTGTAAAAGTAATCTCTTCAGGACAATGTTTAGGAGATAAATAATTTCCCCAACCTTCTTCTAACTCAACCAATATTGGATGATCTTTGGGAATATAAACATATCCACATCCCCAACCAGTTTTACAATGATTTTTGAATTCATCATCATATGCTATTGTATCAATATATGTTTTCATAATTAATAGTCTTTAAGTTGTTCATCAAGATCAATACCAACTATAACAGCTGGTATCCAACCAAATACCATCATACATAATAATGTTCCACCATGTGTGTAACAATCACGGAATGATAAATCAGATAATATATATCCAATAAGACTAAATGTAGTCCATGTAGCAATAAGTGTAGCTATTACAGCTAACATAATTTTTGTTGATTTCATTTTTGTTTGTTATTAAGGAATTAATAATAATATTATTATTGTAACAGTATATAATACTGTTATTGTAATATAAGGATACTTCTTCATGTTATTTGTTATTAAGGGATTAAAAATTGTATTGTTAAATCATTTGTAGTTATTCTGTAACTGACTAAAGTTTGAAGATATATATGTGCTACATCCTATTGTTCCAGGATTTAAATGATCTATATTTAGCAGATTGTTATTCGTAATATGATTGCATATTGATAGAAGCTGTTTATTGGACCACAATGGGTAAGCAAAAATCATTTACACATTACTATTCTCATTTATTGTTCTAAACTGAGACCACTCATTTGCACATACATTCAACCATCACTATCTAGTGCATCAAGTAATTGTATTATTATAATGATCTATTCTTTATTCTTTGTTAACATGATGCCTTCTAATATAAAGAACACACCAAAGAGTATAATGTTTGTCATCATAATGTAAATATAAAATGATAAGAATGTATTCTATCTATTACAATAAAGTATATAACAGATAATATAAGAGTGATTATTAATGAAAATGCAATTTCAAGATCTGTATCTCCAGCTCTCTCACGTTTATCAGTCATAATACCATAATATATTATACAGTATATAACTAAAGGAGACAGTATATAAAACAATACTGTCGTAAGGCTAATTGTTATTGTTTCCATAACTAAACTATTTTAATTAATGATTCAGGTATTTCTGGACATTTATAATGTTCCCACCATTCAGATCCATCATATTCTCCTCTATCAGACCATGTGCCATCTTTATACCAAATATTACCATACAATTCTTGTCCTCCATATCCACCATCATAATTAAAATCTAATGATTTAATGAATGCATCATATTCTTCTTGTGTATGTTTCATAGGAAGAACACATTGTTTACTGTTATTCCAATCATACTCATGAGATATATAAGCACACAATAATCCTTTGTTATCAATATGTCTTAAGAACTCTTCTTTAGCATTTGCCATAATATATATATTTAGTTGTTTTTAATAAATTCTAATAGCTCAAGAACAATATCACGTTGTCCTAAGAAATATTCATAGTCTAATATATTATCACATTTTAATACATCATCTATTTCTATAAGCTTATTCTCTAACCATTGTTCCATAATTAAATGTATTTAAAAGGGCCCGTAGAAGAGCCCATTATTATTCTCCAGTATATGTACGAATCAAATGTAATAACATATCTCTCTTACCTCGTAAGTATTCATATTCTAATATATATGATTCATCTCTATCTGATAACATAAGTATATTATCTAGTTCTAAGTATCTTTGTTCTATAATTGTTAGTTCTTCAAATAATTGCTTCATAATGCTATATATATTATTTATGTTATCACTTATTTTTGCTTAGTTAGTAAGCTCTATTATGTCTTTAGTGTCTCCACGTTGATCATTTCACACTCAACAAAACATATATTTATATCAAAAACATATGATTGCTATGTAATATTCTTACATAAAGTTTATTTCTCCCTCGTAAAAACTTTTTATTCATTTCTCAACCCAGTAGTTTCTTACAAGATTATATAATAAAGTTTATACCTATATATATAGGAGTAAAATGTGTTCAATTTAATTTCCCACCCAATGTTTTTCAAACCCACCCTTATATATAATAGCAAGCTCAAATTAATGAGCCTGCTATTCTATTAATATTAGATGCTTACAGCAAGAATTCTTTCAAGGTCTGCACTTGTTAATCCTGCTGTTGTGGCAGAAGATTTACGAGCTTGTTCTTTAAGAACATCCAATGCGAAATCATCAGCATAATCATCAGCTAATGCTTGAGCACTTGAAAAGACATCAACAACATCTACTCTTGTAAATGTACTGTTAGTACCGTCAGCATTAAGAATGTTTTCCCCTTTTGAATCTCTATTATTGTATGTAAATTGTTTTACATTAACATAAAGAGGAAACTTGATGTCTTCAACTGATTTCCATTTATTGTCTTCAACAATAGATTTAGGACAAAAATAAGCTTCTCTTTCTTTGTCCATTAACATTAAATTACCTGCTGCACTAAATGCTCCTCTTGTGATTTTTAAACTTTTCATTTTCTTTTGTTTTTATTAATTGTTTAATTGTGTTTTTTGAGCACTACGCTCAGGTTGTGGAAAGGGTTTTGAAATGGAGACCTTTCCGTTGCTCCATTTTATTGTATTGCATTATAGTAATCAGGACTCGAGCTCAAGACTCGAGAGAAAGATTATGAATTCTCTACTGTAGTTTCATCACATGTTTGGTTCGCTATTAACAATTGCTGTGCACACTCTTGCTTTAACTGATTATTGTCAACCAACACGCTTCTCCTTTTTTTATGATAACAGTAGAGAATTAATAAAATAGAACAGTTTTATGACTTGTTCAGGTGCTTGGTGCCTGCTAAGGCTGTTGTGGTATTACGTGTCAAAGCATTAAGACACAACCATTTGGTTTGAAAAACATAACTAAGAGGATTTGTTAGTGGGGACTACCCCCAACCTCTCAATTTGTCCAGGGGGTCTTGAGATGGAGTAGTCTCTACCAGTACACATATGGGGGGGTATTCATATTTTGAAAAAAAATTTAAAAAAAGTTTTGGTTGGTATGATATTTTTGTATTACCTTTGGGGTGGGGGTTGGGCATGGTAGTAATAGTATGTTCTTCTTTTATAGGTTATCAATACACATCTATAGAGAAAAAGTTCATAATATAGCATTGGAATAAATTAATTTATCTATTATGTTTATTATATAGTTTATTTATATATCTTTGTCAATAGAATATAAAACTAAATTATGGAACCAACGAAGATAATAGTACAAAGACTAAAGAAAGGAGTGGAGAATGATCTACAACTAGCTGAGAAGTATTATTCTATTCTATCTGTTATTAACAATCTTAAGTTAACAGAGAGAGAAATTCAACTTATAGCTTTTACATCTATTAAAGGAAACATTACATATGCTAATGTGAGAGAGGAATTCTGCAAACTACATGGAACAACAAGTCCTACGATTAATAATATTATCAGTAAGCTTAAGAAGATAGGTATATTTATTAAAGAGAGTGGTAAGGTGAAGGTTAATCCTCGTATTGTTATTGATTTCAAGAATGATGTAACATTAGATATAAAGCTAGTACATGAATAAGCCAACAACAATGTCAGTGAAGGAATGGATTATCAAAAGGATGGCTATTAGTTTAGTTGTGTCTGAGAAGATAATTGATAGCATCATTACACATCAGTTTGATTCAGCCAATGACGCTTTGAATTTAAATGATAGTATTGAGATCTCTGGATTTGGTAAGTTCTATTTTAATACAAAGAAAGCTAATTTATATTACGCAAAGCTTCTTGCAATGAAGCAAGCATATGAGAACACACTCAATGATCCTCTTACAACAGATAAGAAAAGACATTCTACAAATCTACGTATGGTTACATTGTTACATGATATTAAAATGCTAAAACCAAAAATAAAATGAGCCTAGGACAAATCATTGAGGGATGGAAGAATCATCTTCTTCCAGAGGAAAGAAACAAAGCTTTTATAGAACATGTAAGCAAAGAGAGGAATGATATATGTATACAATGTAATGAGCATTCATACAATAAGCCAGAGTATACAACAATAAGACCAGATGCACATTGCACAAATTGTGGATGTACGTTAGCTGCCAAAACAAAATGTTTAACTTGTGAATGTCCATTAAAGAAATGGGTAGCTACAGAAATACCAACAGACAATGAAACTAAGTAAAATCCCATTAGAACCGCTTATTCAAATCCTTACAGATCTATTTGATAGTGGAGCTGATTATATTGATATATCAGGTGAAGAAAGTGAAGAAAATGGAAAGCCAAAAGATATAATTCACATAACAATCAAACCAGAATACTTGCTAGCTCAGGAACCAATTGAAATGATAGAAGATGAAGAGGGCAATCAACATATAGAGATGGATTATTCAGATGATCTTTATATAGACAAAGATACAAAGAGATTATCTGATGATGATATAGATAATTTAATATAATGAGCATGATAAAGAAACCAAACTATTATCGACAAATCATCCAGACATTAGAGAGTTTACATAAAACTCATCCCACATATAATATTGGAAGACATCTATCAACAGCAACTAATGAATCAGACTTATGGGGGGTGACGGATAAAGAACTTTTATTATCATTAAAGAAATATGAGACAAGTCTTGAAATGGATGTTATACATGATGAAAAGGATCTTGAGAATATCATTAAAGATGGAATGAATCTCGGAACAATATTCTTAAATGATAATGAGGACGAGGAGGAATATTAACAACTAAACTATGGCATTAAACAAAACTACATATATAAATACAGAACTTGATTGGGCTGAAGAGCAACTATCTAATTGGAAACAATATGTAGATGCTAATCCTTTACATACACTAGAGGATAGAATCAAGTGGAAAGAAACTAAAGCTGGTGGAGCAATGCCTATGGTAATTGCATCTATTGAAGCTCAAGGTAAGTTTGTACAAGAGACAATGAAGAACTACCTTGCTCTTCTTGAACAAGTTGAAAAGCTTAGAGAGAAAGAAGAAGCTAAAAAGATTCCTGTACGAGGTGGTGTTGAACTTGGTAGTATGGCTGAAGATTTCTTAAAAGGTAGAAAATAATGGAGGGCCTACAAAGTATTGAATATGGAGATTGGTTCATCAATCAGAAAAGAGTTCCATCGAAGGACTCAGATGAGTATAAAGCATTCTATGCTTTCCATAAACAAATATGTATGGATGGTTGTACAATGGGAGGAGTATATATCAATCCTTTTTTATATTGGCATTTAAACTTTTGGAATACAGAGGTAGATATTATAGATGACAGAGGAAGAATATCACAGAAATATGCTAACCCATATATGCGTGATAATGAATGGGTTATTACAAATGAAATAGATAGAGCACAGAACGAAAAGAAAGGTTTAGTTATACTAGGCATTCGTCGTTTGGCCAAGTCAGTAATTGAGAGCAGTTATATAGGTTGGGGTGCCACGTTTGATGAGAACTCTCAGAATATTATAGCAGGACTGAATGCTCCCGATATAAAGCTTATCACAGATAAGATTGACAAAGGATTAAACTTCTTACCAGAAGCCTGGAGATGGCAGAGAGTAGAAGACAATTGGAAAAACCAAGTTACATTAGGGATCAAGACAAAAGCAGGAGAGCGAATCCCCTTTTCTCAGATCCTTATTCGTAACTTAGATGGTGGTAACAATGAAGAAGCAATTGCAGGTACTAAACCAAGAAAGTTAATTATTGATGAGATTGGTAAAGGATCTTTCTTACGAGGATTGCAAGCTGCAACTCCTGGGTTCACTACACCGTATGGTTGGGGGTGTTCACCTATACTCACAGGTACTGGTGGAGATATGCAGAACTTTATGGATGCTAAGTCCTTAATGTTTGACGTAGAAAACTTCAACTTCTTAGAATACAAAAGTGCTAAAGATGATCAAAGAATCCATGGATTATTTATATCACATAAATATAGAATGGAAGCTAAAGAAGAATCTACACTTGGAGCATTCTTAGAACAACCATTAAATTCAGAATTACATAAAGTGAAAATGCTTGTCTCTAATGAAGAGAAAGCAGATAAGATTACAAATGATAACCTTGATAGATTAAAGAAAGCTGGAGATAGACTAGCTTATTTAAAAGAGAAGATGTACTACCCACAAGAGGTAGATGATATATTCTTAAATGAAGATACAAACATCTTTGATATAGAAGCAGCTAAACGTCAGAAGACTAGATTATTAGCACAAGAGAGAACAGGAACACCTGTTATTTTATATGATGATGGTCAAGGAGTGAAACATGAGTTCACAGACAAAATGCCTATATCAAACTTCCCTCTTAAGAATAGTGATAACAAAGAAGCTCCTGTAATAATATATGAGTTTCCAATTGAATCTCCTCCATATGGATTATACGTTGCAGGGATTGACCCTTATAGACAAGGTAAATCTGCATATTCAAGTTCATTAGGATCTGTGTATATATACAAACGTATGCACGCTATATCAGGAGAGAAGTATCAAGATATGTTTGTTGCTAGTTATTGTGCTAGACCAGAAAAGAAAGAAACATGGGAGGAACAAGCTCGTTATCTCATAAAGTATTACAATGCTAGAGCTCTATGTGAAAATGATGAGATCTCTTTTATTGACTATATGATAGCTAAAGGAGATGCACATTACTTAGAAAGACAACCAGATTGGTTAAAAGAAATAGTTCCAAACACCACAGTTAGAAGGGATTACGGAATACATAGATCTTCTGAAAAGATTAGAGACTTCTTACATGGATGTCTTAAAAAATATACAGAAGAAGTGATACATACTGAGAAGGATGAAGATGGTAATATTACATCTGAGATAAAAGGTATGGCCAAGATATTTGATCCTGTTCTACTTGAGGAGATGATTCAGTATAATGAATCAGGCAACTTTGATAGAATCATTGCTGCAGAGCTTGCAATATCTTTAGCAATGAAACTGGATCCTATAATGGGTAGGATAGGTGGAGAGCAAGATGTAAGAATACAATCAATGTTTACAAAGAAAAAAATGAATACTCTGTTTACAGAAAGCAGATCAATGTTTAACACACCAAAAAATAAAATGTTTAGATAACATGGCAATAATTAGATATACAAAAGATGCTACCATTAGGTATGCTTACTTAAACATCTTCCCTGATCAGTTTAAGACAGAGAAGGAAAAAGAAGATGAGAGTTGGATTAAGAATACTATGGATTATTTCTCTAACAAGGCCTATGCTGAGTATATGAAGAATAGAGATACATTTGTTAAGAACTATGATCTTATGAAAGGAATCTTACGTATGGAAGATTTTTATCAAGAACCAGAGACAAGAAGTTTTACAGATGTTCTTACATCAGATCTTGAACTTCCTGCTTATGTAAAGATGTATTCAATCATCACCACTCCTGTTAATGAGTTAGTAGGAGAAATAAGCAAACGTCCAGATACATTTAGAGTGAAAGCTTTTGATGATGATAGTAAAGCAGAAGAGTTACAATTTAAAACAGACACTCTTCAACAATATGTAATTAGTCAAGTTAAACAACAACTAATGACTAAAGCTGCAATGCAAGGAGAAGAAGTTGATCCTGAGCAATTGGAGCAAATGACAATGGAACAAGTTAAGGATCAATTAGATAGCTATACATCTATTGCTGAGAAATGGGCTAACCATGTTCTTACATCTAATAAAGCTGAGTTTAATTTAAAGGAAAAGAGTGAGGATGCCTTTAGGGATATGCTTATATCAGCTAGAGAATTCTATCATATATACGAAGATAACTCAAAGCTTGGATTTAACATTGAAGTGGCTAACCCAAAGAACACTTGGTTTTTAAGTACACCAGATAGAAAGTATATATCAGATCCTACAGGTAGAGCACAAGGAGCATACGCTGCTGGTACTGTGCAAGTTATGGAACTTTCAGAAATCATTGAATCTATACCAGATCTTAGTAAAGAAGAGATAGATCACCTACGTAGTTCATTACAAGATTATGGATTAATCAATGTACGTGAATCTAACCTTGGTAATCCTAATGCTCCAGAAGGACAAGACTCTGTTCAGTATGATACATTTGATCCACTTGTCTTACAGACTAGAATGATGATTGAATCAGAAATGAAAGAAAACAATGATGGCTTAAAAGATTTCTTAGGCTTAACTAATAATGTAAGTTCATTTGGATATAAATACGTAGTAGTAAGAAGCTATTGGATATCTAAAAGAAAAATAGGTAAGTTGGTTTATATAGATGAAATGGGTAATGAGCAATCTACACTTGTTGATGAGTCTTATAAATCAGGAACAATGCCTACACAACAATCATTGGAGTGGGGATGGATTAATGAATGGTACCAAGGAACAAAGATCGGTCCAGACATTTATCATATTAAACCATTTAAGTTACTGAACTATTGTCCTATTATAGGAACTACACATGAGGTGAAGAATACAGAAGCTAAATCACTTGTTGATTTAATGAAACCTTTTCAGGTGATATATAATGTATGTATGAACCAATTGTATAAACTACTTGAAAAAGAAGTAGGAAAGGTTCAGTTAATGTCATTAAGACATATTCCTATTCCTAAAGATGGAGATGCACAAGATGCTCTTGATATATGGGAAATGGAAGCACGTAACAGAGGTGTTGTATTTATAGATGATAGCCCAGAGAACTTAAAATCTCCTAGCTCATTTAATCAATTTACAGCTCTTGATCTTACACGTACACAAGAGATACAATCTAGATATACATTAGCTCAACAAATCAAGATGGAATGTTGGGAACTTGTTGGAATGTCTAAACAGCGTATGGGGTCTGTTTCTGCCTCTGAAAGTGCTACAGGGACAAACACTGCCATGCAACAGAGTTATTCGCAGACAGAGCCTCTATTCGTGGCACATGAGTATGTACTTGGACAATTGTATCAATCCATTATTGATGCATCTCTTTATATAGAAAGTGCTAAGCCACAATCGACATTATCTTATATTACATCTGAAGGTGAATCTGCATTTGTACAAGTGAATGGAACTGATCTTTCATTCCGTGATTTAAAAGTGTTCTTAACTAATAGACCAGAAGATACTCAAATGTTTAATGAGCTTAGACAATTGTCTCAAGCTATTATCCAAAATGGTGGCACACTTTATGATGTCGTTGAATTATACAGTTCTAAATCACAAAGAGATCTTAAGAAAACATTTAAAGATCTTAGAGATAGACAGATTGCACAACAAGAACAAGCTAATCAGTTGCAACAACAACAGTTACAACAACAACAAGAACAAGCTCAAGCTACATTACAACAAACTGCTCAATTGGCGCAAGAGCAACAAGCTCATGATGATTACCAAAAAGAACTTGATAGATTATCTAAAGAAAAGATTGCCATTATACAAGCTACAGGATTTGGTAATGTTGAAGCTGAAGACACAAATGCAAATGCTATTCCTGATGTAATGGAAATGAGCAGGTTAGCTCATGACCAAGATAAAGCTACAAAAGATTACGGATTAAAAATGGCTGATATTCAATCTAAAAACAAACAAGCTACTGATAAAATGTCTGTAGAGAAAGAGAAATTACAAGTGGCTAGAGAGAATATGGCAAATGATCTTGCTGTTGCAAAAGAGAATGCTAAAGGACGTAATAACAAAAAAGGTTAAAAAACTTCCTCTCTTCGGAGGAAAAAAATATATTAATGCTATATTATCAAGAAAATTGGATTAGATTGGTTCAGAACCCTTTGATATTCAAAACTCTTATTATACTTTTACATAAATAAAACCAAACACAAATACAACTACATATGGCTGATAATTTAGATATAGATAACTTTGGTATCTTAGATACTATGGAAATGGGAATGGGTAACCAAGAACTATTAAATGATTTGTTTTCTCCTGAGACATCAACTTCTAATCCAGAAGATGTTACTCCTATCATTAATGAGACTGATCCTCCAGCTGCACCTGCTAAACCAGATGTTCAAAAAGGTAAGGATATTGTTCCTCCTAAAAGTGTTGATGGTAAAACAGATGAAGAAAAACTAGATGGACAATCAATGATCTCTGACTTCTTAAGTGATAGCGAAGATGATGAAGATGATGAACCTGCTCCAGTATCAAAACCTGCAAAACCTGCTAGTGTTGATAATGATAATACAGATGACACAGATGATGAACCACAAGGTACACAATTCTCTGCTCTTGCTAATGATCTATATAAATTAGGTGTATTCACAAATGATGATGAAGAACAAGAACCTGTAACAACTGCAGAAGAATTCTTGGAAAGATTTAATAGTGAAAAGAAAAAAGGTGCCTCAGAAATCGTTCAAAATTTCATTGGACAATTTGGTGAGGATTACCAAGAAGCATTTGATGCCATATTTGTAAAAGGAGTTGATCCAAAAGATTACTTCACTACATATAATAATGTTGTTGGATTTGCAGAGATGGATCTTACTGATGAAGGTAATCAGGAAAGAATAATGAAACAAGCTTTAACAAACCAGGGGTTTGATGCAGAAGATGTAGTAACAGAAATCGAAAGACTTAAAAACTACGGTGATCTAGAAAGTGTTGCAGCAAAACATCACAAGGTGTTAGTTAAAAACGAAGCATCTAAATTACAAGACTTAGAAAAAAAATCTGAAGCTGAGTTACAACAAAAAGCTCAAATCAGAAATCAGTACATAAGTAATGTACAATCAATATTACAAGATAAAGTTAAAGCAAAAGAGTTTGATGGTATTCCTATCAATCCAAAATTAGCAGGCGAACTACAAGACTTCTTATTAGTTGATAAGTGGAAAACTCCTTCAGGAGAAACTCTTACAGACTTTGATCGTGCTATTTTGGATATGAAAAGACCAGAGAATCACGCAATGAAAGTGAAGGTAGGACTTCTTTTAAAGATGTTAGAAAAAGATCCTACATTATCAACCATACAAAGAACAGGCGTTACGAAAAAATCTAACGAACTGTTTGGAGAAGTTGCAAGACAAGTTAGTAAAGCTAAAACAGGTGGAGCATCAACTACTGGTGGTGCCAATTCAAAATCATGGTTTTTATAACAAACAATATTAATAATTAATAAATTCAAATAAAATGGCAGTTCAAACAATCCCTGGGTTAACAGGATTTACTTATGCTCGTGTAGCGTCTATGGACAAACGTGCAGTAGGTAAACTTACAGACTCAAATCACTTAGAGAGTTTTCACTCTACTGAGCCTGCAGACTATGATAAAAAAATCATCAGTCTATATACCCAGAGCTCATTGTACAGTAACGACTTCTTAGACATGATCAACAAAAGCACACCTTATTATATTGATAATAATAGTGATGCATGGAAATGGCAAGTAGCAGTTCCTTACAAATTCCCAAAAATTATTGACATTCCTAACTTTACAACAGACATCATTAGTGGTACTGGTAAAGTTGGTATTGATGGTCAAGAATTCCAATTAGTATTAGATACTAATGAGTTTTCTAAAAATGCTATCGTATCTGTAGGTACTCGTCAGTATGGTCCACGTTTCTACGTGATCAAAGATCCATTACCTTGGAACATGGGGTATTTGTATTCATTTACTCTTGTAACTGATAATCCAACTATTGATTTCGTTAATCCTTTGTTTTTACAATATGGTATTGAACTAGAATTAGTTGATGCTGCTATTGGAGAATTTGATCAAGACTTATTAGGTCTTCCAAGATTAGGTGAGCAAATCACAATGTTTGAATCTTTAGGTTCTGCATATGGATATGAGCACAAAATCACAGAATGGGCTGATGATAAAATGATGAGAGATGCTTCAGGTAAACCTCTTGACATTTTAGTATATGCTCCACAAAGACGTAACCAATTACCACTTACACGTAATGATGTTAAATGGGAACCGTTTATTGAATTCTGGATGCGTAAATCTATGTTAGAATTGAAAGTTAAACGTATGATCTGGGCTAAACCAGGTACAGTTAAATCTGGTGGTTCTAAACAAGAAGTTAAACGTACATCTGCAGGTGTTTACCACAGAATGCGTAACAATGGTAACTTAGTACAATACAACAGAGGTGAATTCTCTGCTAACTTAATCCGTTCTGTATTTGGAGATTTATTCTACAGAAGAGTGGATGTAAAAGATAGACGTGTTAAGATGTACACTAACGAAGCTGGATTCGATGTATTCCAACAAGCTTTGAAAACAGATGCATTAAATTCAGGTCTTACTTTCATGGCTGATTCTGGAAACAGATACATGCAAGGTGAAGGACAACATATCACTTACAACTTTGCATTTGATGCAATGGTAACTCGTGAGACTGGTCGTGTTGAACTTATTCACTTGAAAGAATTAGATTTACCACAAACTAACCTAGAGTTTGGACAAAACAAAAAATCTACTCCTGTATTTATGGTGTTTGATGTTTCTCCAATGGGTGATGGTTCTATGGTGAATAACATTAGAGAAGTACGTATGAAAGGTGCTCCTTCTATGACTTGGGGTTATATTGATGGAACTCGTCATCACTTAGGTTTTGCTAAATCTCAAGGTATGTCAAGTGCTAACAAATTCCCAGGATACGAAATCTGGATGAAAGACAGATGTGATGTATTTATTGAAGATTTGTCAAGAACTGTGTTGATTGAGGAAATCCCACAATTCTAAGAATAAGAATTCCGAGAAAGATCCCCTCACCTCCTCTCCCTCCTAGAGGGGATTGATCTCAAAATAGAGTGTTTGAAATAGATAGTATCTAGGTTCAGGTTTCTTCGGTGAAACCACTCTACAAGGCGGTTTAGTGTAATTGGTAGCATATCGGGCTCATAACCCAATGGCCAGGTTCGAGTCCTGAATCCGCAACTAATAAAACCAAACAAATTAATTAAACTACATTATGGCTAAAACAGGTAAAATCTCTACGATAAAACGTGAGTTCACTAGTACACAACAAACAATGGATAGTGGACTGGCACAAAAAGGAATGACAAGAATTCCTGGAACAGGAGTATTCAAATATCCTTATAAAGAATTAGATGGTAAATACAGAACAGGATTAGATCCTACTGCTGCATATATCAGAAGAATTTCAGATCCACTAGAAAGAGAACTAGAAATCGAAAGAGTAACTAACTTAAAAGCAAAACTTGAATATGACTTAGGTGATATTGATTTAGGACCTCGTTCACAATTCTGGAACTATGGACTATCAACTTCAACAGATGATCAAAATCATGTACAATCAGTTAAACTATTAGATGGTGATAACTTTTTTGATCTATCAGTTCCTTTTCAAGAGATAGCTTTCTCATGGTTAAGAGTACATCCTACCGTTGCATCAAGTCATCAAGCTTGGGAAAGAGGAGAATATCCTGCTGACACACAGTTTTATGTTGTAGATGATGAAATTGAAAATGCTGTAATATTTAAGAAAAAACAATTGATCAATAAAGCAATTGTTATGTTTGATTCTATGACTCCTGATAAGAAGAAAAAAGTTGCAAGACTTTTAGGTCTTCCAGTAACAGAAGAAACAAAAGAAGAAGTTGTTTACAATCAAGTGGATAACATGTTAAAACAAACAGAATTTAAGAATGGTAAATATTCAGGCTTAAATCCAGTTGAAGTGTTTAATAGATTTGCAAATATGAAAGAAGATTTACTTCATATTAAAGATCTTGTTAAACAAGCTACAGCACATTCAGTGTATAGAATCAAACCAAACGGTAAGGTTTATGAAGGTGAATATGAAGTGGCAAAAGATGAAGATGATTTAATTAGATTCTTAGCTGATGATGATAACCAAGATGAGTTATTGATATTAGAACAAAAATTAAAAACTAAAAAACTAGCTGCTATATAATGGATGAAAATATATTAAAAAATCATTTTGAAGAGCAAGGATTAGTTTCTTTAGAAGATATAGATAAATTAGTAAAACCTTTAACTAAAATTAAAAATGTATCATTTGATGAAGATGGTAAATTTATAGATGATACATTAATAGATTTTTTAAAAGAATAATAATATGATACCAGTAGATAGTTTATTGTATAAGATTGATCAGAAACTAAATAAACTATCAACTAATGCACATCAACAAATTCAATTAGAAGATAAAATCCTAGCTTTAAATGAAGCTCAGATTAAATTAATAAAACAAAAAGTTGATGGTATAAGTGTTGCTAATGGAATGGGTATGGACTCATTTAAAAAGCGTTATGAAGATCTTCAAAGTTTAGTGATGAATTATAATCACCAACCTTTAACATTAATATTAAAAGATCCTGATTTAAATCAATGGACTGCTAACATTCATTTACTTGAACCTAAGTATATGTTTTATGTTGACAGTTATGCATTAGCTGATAAAGGAAGATGTAAGGATAGAAAAATATGGATTAATAGAGATCTTGCTAAACATGGTGATCTTCAATTCATATTAAATAATGATCATTACAAACCTTCATTTGAATACCAAGAGACATTTAACTTCTTAGCATCAGATGAAATAAGTATATTCACAGATGGTACATTTACCCCTAAGAATCTACAGATAATGTATATGAGATATCCAGTATATATTAATAAGACAGGATATATAATGTTAGATGGTGAACCATCATATGATGCAGATTGCGAATTAGAAACATATCTAGAAGATGAGCTTTTAGATCTTACAGTTCAAAATCTAGCAATGTATACAGAAAATCAATCTGCTGTTCAAAATGCAGCATACAGAATACAAACAAACGAATAAACTATTAATTTAAATAAATAAAAAATGGCTGATTTTTCATTAACCACATTATTTGTGGTTCCAGTAGGACAGACTGCTCTTCCTAGCTCTGGCTCAACGCAAGACCTTGACCCAGGTATTGTGGGAATTTTTAAAAGTAACTATACTCTAGCTACTGCTGCGAATATTCAAACTGCTAATAACTACTTTTATGTAGCTCAAGGTAGAGAGAATACTTATCTTCAAGCATCTAAAAGATCTGATAGAATTGCTTCTAATGGATCTAATGTATCTGAATGGTATAAAGTAATTGGTTGCCCAACAGCAGCTAATCAAATTACTGATGTAACTAATTTTTCTGTACAATGTGGAGACACACTTACATTAACATTGCGTGCACATTCTTCTTATATTGATACATTGTATTTCAATGGATTTACACGTTCAGTAACTATCCAAGCACCTTGTTGTGATTGTGGTGGTGATGTTTGTGTAGATGTTGATGCAAATGCATTAATTAATCAATTGATTACAAAATTACGTGCACAAGCTCCTGGTATCAATCCTGATAACATTAGCTTCAATACATTCTATACATTTGAAAATGTAGGTGGTACTATTTTACGTATTACTGGAAAACCTTTAACAAAATATGGTCAACCATGTGATGTTGCTGCTTTCCCTTTTGAATATGACAGAATGTCTTTCAGAACTTTTGTATATTCTGGTCCAGCTACAACTGCTGACTTTATTGTTGCTGATGCTTGTAACATTGTTGCAACTACAGTTATTACTCAACGTGCTTCTTATCCAACAGGACAATCAGGAGAAATTGCTCAACTAGAGAAAAACTTCTATAGCTACCAAGCTGGTTACTTGAAACATTTATACAGAATGAATGGGTATAATGAGAACTTTGAAACTTATGTTTCAGGTGGAATTACTTATGATACTTACTATATCAAATTCAACGAACTTGATAAGTCTGCTTACCAATGGGGTGATTACATCATGGAAGATTCAACAGTAATTATTGCTGCTCCAAACTCTGTAACAAGTGGTATTGCTGCTGCAATTGAAACTGTATTAGAAGCTGCTTTAGGAACTTTAGTTAATGGTAATACTTGTGTAATCACAACTACTACTACTAGTACTGCTGCTCCTTCAACTACAACTACTACCTCTACACAAATACCGTAAGAATAGTAGAATTATAAATTCCTAATATTAAAAGGAGAGAAGTAAAACTCTCTCCTTTTTTTTATTAATCTTTTAAACAAAAATAATGGCAGATTTAAAATTAGATATATTAGTATTTCCAACATATAATGTTTTAACTTTAGGGGTGGCTGATGCGTCTACTTATCCTGATGATCCACCTATTGTTGTTGATCCTACGATTGAAATAACTGTTCCAACTTTTGGTGTAGTTATTCTTCCTTTCATTGTTAATAATCTTAATTTATTTAATTCAGCAAGTTTAGGAATTACAGAAGTTGGGGTTGATCAACCATTACCTGATGGAATATATAGATTAAGATATTCTATTTCTCCTGCATATTTAAACTTTGTAGAGAGAACAATAATGCGTACAGATAAAATACAAGAAAAGTTTGATAGAGCTTTTCTTCAATTAGATCTTATGGAATGTGATAGAGCAATTAAAACACAATCCACTGTAACATTAAATACTATTAACTTTTTTATTCAAGGATCTATAGCTGCAGCTAATAATTGTGCAGATTATGAATCAAATAAATTATACATTCAAGCAGATAATATGTTAGACACTTTTATCAAAAATAACTGTGGATGTACAGGAAATAATTATCAATTAAACTTTTATTAATTATGGCACAATGTTCAAATTGTCAAGCAAATGTGGGGTGTGGATGTCAATTGAAAAATGGATTATGTGCTACATGTGCAGGTAAAATAAATAAATAATATGTTATCACCTAGACTAACCAATTGCCCTGAATGTGCAAACATTCCTAACTTAATTGAAGAGATAGATTGTAAATTAGCGTATTATGCTAATGGTCTATTTAACAATATTACATTTATGTTGAATCAATCTGTTCCTGCTGGAATAATGATTCAACTAATTGCGTATAGAAGAATATTAACATACAAGAATGCTAATCCTGATTATATATGTGAGGTATCTATAAATAGAATTGCAAGTAAAGTTAAGTTATTAACATTAGGTTGCAACACTATATGTGTGCTTACACCTACTCCTACATCATCTACAACAAGTACTAGTTCAACTAGTACAACAACCACAACAACAACAACTCTTTGTGGAACTCTTATAAGTGAGGAAGGCGGTCAAGGGGCTTATCTTGTTAACTTAGATGTAGGAAATTCTATAGGGGCTATAATTGTAAAGTTCAATCCTGGTGGGTTGCCTGATGGTATTAAAGCAACATACAATGGATTGGTATATAATAAACTTACCTCTCCTGTAGATGGTCTTCATCAAAGTAGCAACGCAAGTAATTTTACTTTTATTGGTAACACGATAGACGACTGTGGAATATCAGGAACGACATATCCTGCGTTGCAAGAGTTTTTGTATAGCGGAACTGCATTTGTAGCAACAGGAAATACTCAGTCTGTTACTGTAGCCGCAGGAGATGTCTCTTTAAGTGCAACAGACCCTGGAACCTGTATAATGGTGATACCAAAAACAACAGCCTCTCCTTCAATTATAAATTTTGAAATAATAGGTCCTTGTTCAGAAACAGGGTTTGGAACAAATATCTCTTGTCCTGTATTATTGACAGGGTTTAGTTCAAGTAGTGTATTTGCAAGTTCTACATTAGCTTGTGCGGCAGGAGAAACTCAAACTTATTACAACGCCTCTTTGAACGATACTCCAGGAATTGTAGATGTTTTTGATTTTGTATATTCAGATAATCTTGGGGTTAGTCCTTTAGCAAATGGATTTTATAACGCAACAGGAAGTATAGCAGGAGGAGCTCAATGGTTTCAAGTAGTGTCAGGAATAGTAGTGGCAATTAATGAATGTAACAGTACTAGCACATCTACAACAACTGCTGTACCAACTACCACAACCACTACTACAGTTCAAATGGTTTGGACTTATACTTTCCGATATATTACATGTGATACATGTGCTAATTTCGGTAGTGGATCATTTGGTAATTCTCAAGAATTAACAGTTGGAAACTATTATATCACTCCAAGTGGACCTTATAAACTTTTAATTCTTGGATTTGTGTCAGTTAATCCTGGTAGTCCAGCACACTATATTTTAAATTCTAGTGGTTCAACTACTTGTGAAGGGATTAGTTGTCCTACCACAACCACTACTACTACTGTTGCACCAACAACAACCACAACTACCACTGCTGTAGCATCTGGCACAGTAACTATTTGTAATCAAACGTGGACAAGTACAAATTTAGATACAACAACTTATAGAAATGGAGATACAATTCCCCAAGTAACAGATCCAACACAATGGGCAGCCTTAACCACAGGGGCTTGGTGTTATTACAACAACGATTCAGGCAATGGAACGACTTATGGAAAATTATACAATTGGTATGCAGTAAATGACCCAAGAGGTTTAGCGCCTTTAGGTTACCATATACCATCATATACTGAATGGATTACTTTATTTAATTGCTTAGGTAATTCACTTATTGCTGGAGGTAAGATGAAGGAAACAGGAACTTTGCATTGGAACACCCCTAACACAGCTGCCACAAATAGCAGTGGATTTACAGCACTTCCTGGAGGGTTTAAATACAACACTAGTGGATTCAACAATATTGGCAACAATGGTTTCTGGTGGAGTTCGTCAGAAAACACTCAAATAGACGCCTCGAGCACTAGCATAAGTCACATTAGTGGTAATACTTTTGGGAATCCCATCAGTAAGGCCTTCGGTTTATCAGTTCGTTGCATAAAAGACTAAACAACAACTGCAGGATGTAATATTACTAGCCCGATAACATTATCTCAAGGAAATACTGCAGAGGAAGCTTGTACCAATATCATGTATATAAATAATAAACTTAATAATATAAAATAATAATAATATGTCTTGTCAAAATTGTTACAATGGATGCGTTGAAACTGTAAGTGATCAATGTGTTAAATATACAGGAATAGATATTCCTACTTTAGGAATTCAAACAGGTGATTCTTTATCACATATAGAACAAGCTATAACTACATATCTTGTATCTGCATTAAATGGAACAGGTATAAAGATAAATCTTACTGGTATAACTATATGTACTCTTGTGAGTTCATTTCTTCCTATTTCTGGAGATATAACTATTGTAGATATATCAAAAGCTCTTATACAAGCTGCTTGCGATCTGCAAGAACAAGTTGATGCAATAGTTGCAGATATAGTAGTAATTGATGGTAAGATAGATGTAATCGAGGCTGATTATACTGTAAAATGTCTTATAGATGCAACACCTTCTATAACACCTTCTTCAGGAACACATGATATGCTTCAAGCTACAATAGATACATTATGTGCATTAGCTTTATATCTTGATACAAATTATGTAAGATATGATGAACTTGATAGTTTAATCAATACATATTTATCTGTTACATCTGGAATAACTACAAACTATTATAATAGAATGGTTCCTAAAGTTGTAGAAAAACTTTATGATACATTAGCAGGTAAATTTGATATTGATGGTGTAGGTTATGGTGTATGGCAAAAAATATATGTTTGTAACGGAGTGGCTGGAACACCAGTTATTCCAAATCCAGTAGGTTCAGGTTATTATTATATTCAATACAGACCTTAATACAAACTTATTTGAAACTTATATAATAATTAATTAAAACAAATAAAAATGACAGTCTTACTAACATTAACTACAGCAGGAGCAGACTCAGGACCATTATTTAATTTATATTCTAATATTGATTATGTAACACCTCTTCAAACAGGAGTGACTAAATCAGCATTACAATCAGGATACACATTATCAGGAGTACCTGATACTGCAACAATAATTAGAATAACATCTACAGGAACTTCTTGTACTAATTCTATAGATGTAACTGTAACAGGTGGTAGTACAACCACTACTAGTAGTACTACATCTACACCAACACCAAATATTACTATAAGTAATAATAGTAATAATCTCAGTGTAGATATAAATGAAGTATATGTGAATGGTAATCCAGTTACTTTAGACTCTCCGTATTCTTTTCCTATAGGACCTAACACTATAGCATTAGGTACATATACTTTTATTCCTGGTAATACTGCTCAAACTGTACAGGTATTTACTAACAATGCTATAGATTCTCCTGTAACACTAACTGTATATACTCCTATTGTTCAGACACCGTGTCTGTTAACTACAGGAGATATTGTATTTACTGGGTTAGATTTATCTACAGGTCCATCAATAAATCTAGATTTAGGCGGTGAAGGTGAACAATGTATATAAAATAAATTAAAAATTATGACAGTATTAATAAAATTAACAACAGTAGGAGTAGATTCAGGTCCATTATATAATTTATATTCAAGTCCTGATGGAATAACTTTTACAATATTAGTTACAGGAATTACTAAAACTGCATTAGTTGCAGGATACACTTCTACAACTGTACCAAATGGTACAACAATAATTAGAGTGTTATCTACAGGATCATGTACTAATTATGTAAATTTAACTATATCAGGAATAGATTGTGATTTAGCAGCAACTGCTGTAATTACAACACCAGATCCATGTTTAGATTGTGTACCTGGCGAAGAAATCTTAATTGGAACTCAAGAATGGACAAATTGCAATTTAAATGTAACAACTTATAGAGACGGTACGCCAATCCCACAAGTAACCGACCCAACTGCTTGGGCAGGATTGACTACAGGTGCTTGGTGTTATTATAATAATGATTCAGCTAACGGACCGACCTATGGTAAACTATACAATTGGTATGCTGTAAATAATACTGCTAATGGAGGATTAGCGCCTTTAGGTTACCATATACCAACAAGTACTGAGTTTAATACTCTTACTACATTTTTAGGCGGAGAAACTGTTGCAGGAGGTAAGATGAAAGAGGCAGGATTGTGTCATTGGTCAACACCAAATACGGATGCTACTAACACAAGTGGTTTTACAGGTCTTCCTGGAGGGTACCGTGACGATGAAGTATTTATTGAAATAAGTAATTATGGTTTATGGTGGAGTTCTACAGAGGCAGTTATAGCATTCGCTACTTATCTTTTATTAGGTTACGATAATAGCAATGCTTTTATATACGATAATGATAAGAATTATGGTTTCTCTGTAAGATTAATAAAAGATTAACAATATAAAATAAAATAAAAAACCTTGTTTTGTTGGTTTTACCAGGTTTCTCCTTAGACATTTGTCTAGGGAGTTTTTGTTTATAACAATTTTAGTTATAAAGAATAACCTATTTAATTAAATTTATTTGGATAGTATAAAAACTATATTTATCTTTACCCTAATTTAATTAAACTAAACTATATATGTCTGAGAATCAAGATTTATTATTCAAGTTAGAAGAGTTATTGAGTCAAAAGAAAAGTAAAAAATTCTATGCTGAAAAACTAGGAATAAGTGAGTTTGAAGTGAATGAACTTTTAAAAGAATTAAGAGAAAAAGATACAGAAGTTCCTATGGAACTTAATGTTTCTACAGGAGAAATCAGAAAAGTGAATGTTGAAAAAGGTACAATAGAAAGTACTGTTACTAGTGCATTTGAACCTAAAGATGATATTGAGTTAGCTAAATTACATAAGATAAATCTAGATAAGTATGTTATTACAAACTACTGGTCTAAGATGTTACCAAGTGGAAGTTTTACTTCCTCAGTCTTTTCAAAAAGAAAAGAAGCAAAAGATTACTCTGCTGAAGACTTTTCTAAGTTTTTAGAAAATTACAAACCAAATAATATATCAGTTAGTGAAGCTTTACTTGATCCTAATAAAGATCATGTAGATGTAGAAATATCAATAGCTGATTATCATTTAGCTAAAAGATGTGTAGATGGAGATAATGATCCATCTATAAGAGCTAAAAGATATTTTGAAATAGCTCAATCTTTAGTTAAAAAAGTATGGCTTAATTACAACATAGACACCGTAGTATTACCTATATCAAATGATTTCTTTCATACTGATAACTACCAAAACCAAACTACACAAGGTACTCCACAGGATACTATTATGGAATATCATTCAGAATATGAATTAGGATTTTCAGTTTTAGTAGATACAATTAATATGTTAAGACAATATTGCAGTGAAGTTAAAGTTGTTCTAGTACAAGGTAATCATGACAGAACTAAATCTTTTTACTTAGCACATGCATTAGATATATTCTTCAAAAATGATTATGATGTAGAATTCATAAGAGAACATTCAGTCATTAAAGGAATAACATTAGGTAATACATTTATTGGCTGGCATCATGGAAATTGTAAATTAGATGATCTTCCTTTATTGTTTGCAACACATCCTCAATATAGTCAAGCATTTGGTAATGCTAAATATAGAGAAGTTCATACAGGTGATAAACATCACTATATGGCCAAGGAACTTAAAGGAGTAAGAATACAACAAATGCCTAGCTTATCAGGAACTGATAGATGGCACCTAGATAATAATTTTGTCCACTCAGTTAGAGCTGCATTAGCTCTTGTATATGATCCTGTACTAGGCAAGATTGCAGAATTTGAACAACGAATATAAATTATGGCAACATTAAGAAAATTAGTATCAGATGTTAGAAGTGTCCACAAGATACTTTCAACTGACTCTTTGATAACAGATAGAGCAATAGCTAGCGAAATAAGAAACAATTCTTTATTGCTTATTAAACGTGAAACCAATCTTAGAAAGCTTTGGGCTACTGATACATTGTTCACTACTATACCATGTCTTGAGATGTGTGAAGTGTCTATTTCTGAATGTTGTGATTATGTAGATCCTTGTTCAATAGCTAGAACTAAATTTAAACTCCCACGTATATCTGAAGGAAACTATCAGTATGTTATACAAGGAGTTTATTCTATTAATGCTATGAGTGGTAAAGGAAAGAAACTAAAAGAAATATCTATTAATAGATATATAAACTTATTAAAACTTCCTGTAATTAAGAATGAAGAATACTTCTGGATATCTAATGGATATTTATATGTAAACAATCCATTACTTAAAGCAATTAGATTTGTAGCATTCTTTGAAGAAGATGTTGATAATGAAATTATGTATCCTGAATGTGGATGCGGATCTCCAGATTATACAAATGAACAATTATGTATGAATCCTTTGGATAAAGAGTTTGCTCTTCCTGGATACTTAGAACAACAAGTCTTAGAGCTTACATCTAAAAAACTTTTATCTACATATTTCAATATTAAATCAGATGTTAGTGCAGAAGGAATAGATGGTCAATCTCCAAATTCAAAACCAACTAATTAATGTCAAGAGTAAAAGTAGACTGGAGATCTTCTAGTAAAGATAACTATAATCATTTCTGTAAAAGTTATCCTTCTATTAAACTTACATTCGATGAATGGAGAAACATAGTCTACACATATAATGAATTATTTAAAGAATATATTTTAGAGACAGGAGAGAAAGCAAAACTACCATATGGTTTTGGAGAATTTTCTATCAATAAAAAGAAACGAAGAAAGATGACCCATGCTGATGGTAAAGAGTTTATAAACTTACCAATTGATTGGCAAAAAACTAAAGAGAAAGGAAAGGTGATATATAATTTTAATTATCACACAGAAGGTTATTTCTTTGGTTGGATGTGGTTTAAACCCACAGCACGTTTTAAGAACTCTGGACTTTGGTACTTCAAACCTTCCAGACTTACATCAAGACTACTATCACACTATTTAAAAACCAACGATAAATATCAACATATATATCGAGAATGGAAACACTAAATAAATTATGAGCTACTATTATAAATATGCTTTTATAAGCCCAGAACCTATCTACTCAACCGTTAAGGAAGAACTTAAGTCATATATGGATACAGGTGCTGTAGATGATTTATTATTTCCTACTTATTTAGACAAAGCTCTAAAGAAGTTAGGAAGAACAACTTATGTGATTACTGAAGAAGTTCTTATTATTGAAGACTTTCAAGCAAGACTTCCTGATAACTTTTATGCTGTTAGAGAAGCTTGGATGACTACACAAGTATCTGGATATCCATATCAATCAGCTAATTCATTCTATTCACAAGCATATACTGAAACTACTATTCAAGTATCTCCTATTACTACTGATTGTAGTGTTGTTGGTCCTTGTTGTGCTAATGTTGGTTGTGATGGTTCATGTATGCCAGAATTAATACAGACTGTATATAAGACAAACAATAGTGTGACTAGAGGATTTAATCATAGTTATTTACTTAAACCTGGAAATATATCTGCAAGACAAAACTGTGATGTATCTTACACAAATAACTTTACACCTGGATCTGCAAGTATTGATTCATTTGATATACGAGATAACAAGTTTGTAACTAACTTCAGAAATGGTGTTGTACATTTAATATTTTATGCTACAGAGTATGATGAAATAGGAAATCAATTAATTCCTGATAATTATCGTATAAGAGAATATGTAGAAGCATTTCTTAAGTTTAAAATATTTGAAACGTTAACTAATCAAACTAATGATGAAACTTTCAATCAGTTACAACAAAAGTTAATGTATCATAAACAAGCATATGAAGAAGCCTTTATTATGGCTAGTATTGAAATCAAGAAACAAACTCCTTGGGAAAAACAACAAAGGATTAAGAATGATTTGAATAGATTTAATATGTATGAACTTCCTACTAGTAGATATGGAAGACGTAGAAATAATTAATATATATCATGGCTGAAGAAGAAAAAGGCAATATAAGACAAGAATATAATAATGCAACTGTAGGACTTAATATGGATCAAACTTTGAACCAGATTAAACCAGGCACTCTTACTTATGCATTGAATGCTGCTTTAGAAAACTTTGATTCATCGTCTGTTAATTATCAGAATGAACAAGGAAATGAACTTTGTTTATCTTTTCCAAAAAACTATGTATTAATAGGAGAACATTTTATCAACGAAAAAAGTAAACATATATTCTTTATTACCAATCCTAATGATGGTTCATCTGAGATAGGTTATATGGATAATAATGATTGTATATATCATACATTAGTTAATGCAGCATGTCTTAATTTTAATATTGATAATCCAATACATAAAGCTGTACATAAAATAGCTAATTGTAAAACTGAAATTTATTGGACAGATGGATTTAATCCAAGAAGATATTTAGATATTGAAAATATTCCTTATACATTAACTTCTGATTCAGATCTTTGTGATCCTACATATACTAAAATATTAGATTGTAATCAATTAAAAATACAACCTAATTTTAACATTCCAGATCTTTCAGTTGTAGATATTACAACTGGAGGAGCTTTAATTTCTGGTACATATCAATTTGCTGTACAATATGCAGATGCTTCTGGTAATCCATATACATCGTATTATTCTATTACAAACCCTACACCAATTGCTGATATTAGTATTACAACGGTAAATTATAATTACAATGTAGGTAAGTCAATTGTTATTGATGTTTCTAATTTAGATACAACAGGAGAATATACATATTTTAACTTAGCAGTTATTAAAACAATAAATGCAGTGAGTTCTGTTGAATTAGTTGGTACATATTTTATTGATAATTCAACAAGACAAATAACTTATACTGGACAAGATGTCACTGCCATAAGATTATCTATTAATGATATATTTGAAAAGTTTCCATATTATGATATAGCTGAAGATTTAACTACAGCACAAGATGTTCTTATATGGGATGGACTTGTATCTATTGATAGAATCAATTATCAAGAAATAGCAACAGGTATAAATTTACTTTGGGAAACATATAAATTACCACCAACTGAAAACTATTCAGATGAATTAAATGCTACTAATCTAAGAGGTTATCTTCGTGATGAGGTGTATGCTTTTGAAATTGCATTCCTACTTAGAAATGGAAAACAAACAGATGGTTTTCATATACCAGGTAGAGAAGCAATAAGTAGTGATTTAGTTAGTGTTCCTAATACAAATCAAGATTTTATTGGTGAAGGCACAAGTGCTCCTTATTGGGAAATTTACAACACTGCTTCTGTAATTAATGCATCTCCTGTAGATGCAACAACTAATATTGGTAATGCCACTGCTTACAACTATGGTAAATTTGCATATTGGGAATCTACAGAAGAATATCCATGCAACACTAATGTATGGGGAGATCTTGGTGGACAAAAGATTAGACATCATAAGTTTCCAGATGTATTAGTATCTCCTATTACAAAACCAGTCATAGGATATGATCCTCTTACAGGATTATCTTTTCAAAATAATAATGTATTTCCTATAGGAGTAAAAATAGATATTACTCAAGTAAATACTTTAATTCAAAGTTCTTCTCTTACAGATGAACAAAAAGCAGATATAGTAGGATTTAAAATACTAAGAGGAGATAGAGCAACAAATAAATCTATTGTAGGTAAAGGAATTCTTCGTAATGTAGGAAGATATAAAAGAGAAGAACAATCTTTTTATTTTCCTAATTATCCGTATAATGATATTAATGAAGATCCATTTATTAATGCAACTAATAATGGATGGACACAGTTATGTGAACCGTTTGTTGTAAATGTTACTTCACTTGGACCTAATGGTTATGTTGAAATAGAATACACTAGTTGTAATACTGATAAATCAATAAAAGAAAAATTATACACATTAGGAATTCATAACATTTGTGCTATTACAAAACCTATAATTTATAGTGGTACTGCTACATCTGCATATGGTAATTATAATGTTTGGAGAATTGCTTCTACTGGCACAGCTATTCAATTTTGTGCTGGATGGCGAGCACGATGGACAGATGAATTTGGAGAGATAAAAGAAGAATGGGTAGAAGGATGGCCAACAAATTCTAGTTATATTATTCATGTAAAGGTAGGAACAGAACCTGTATGTATTGATGGATGCGATCATTGTGGTAAAACTATTCAAGCTAGACCTGACGAAGATGTACGTGCAGCAAATCAATGTAAAGTTCCTACACCTCAACCTCCAATTGATGATGAAACTAATCAACCTCTTCCATATAGACAAATATTTAATTCACCAGAAACATCATTTGGTCAACCCTTTTTAGGAGATATTGTTAAATTGGAGAATGTAATATATGGTAAAGGATCTGCACATTTTGTACAAGTTAGAAGTAATGCTAAATATAGACTTCTTACAAAAGAAGCACAAGAAGATGCATTGGATAGTTCTAGTAGATTGGGAAATATTACAGCTCAATTTAATGCTACTGCTATGTTTACAACATATCAAGCATATCTACAAATATATATAAATGGTATAACAAGAAGAAATTATGCATATTCATTTAACTCTACAGCTAGTTATGATTATAATGCAGAGATAACTAATACTGGAAATAAACAAAGAACACTAGATATCAAAAGATATTTAATTCCAGGAGTACAAAATGTAGGTGATGATTTTAATATAAATAATTATCAAAGAGAATCTTCTGTTTATTTAAAAACAGATGATGCTAAAACTGCATTACCATTTCCTAGTAATAGTACTGAAATGGCTAGTATAGGAGTAACAGATAAATCTAGATTTACTGTAAGTAGTGGTAGTTCTTGTGGAACTCCTGCTCAAGAAAAAGACATTAGTGTTGTTTCTTATTATGCATCATTGAAAAATACTTTTGTTAATCAATGGGGACAAATATATTCTTATGTTACTATTGATACAGGATTTCAAAAAAATACTAAAACTACAGGAAGCTCTACAATATTTGGCGGAGATACATTTATAAGTAGATTTGCATTTAAAACTAAACTTCCATTCTTTATTGATAATAGAGTTAATGCTCCAGATGATAGTGATGTATTTTATGATGAAATTGGTAATATAGCTTATCCTAAATATTGGCACTCAGCTAGATCTATATTAAGTAATTATGAAAAAAATAATTCAGGTACATTATCTAATATAATTTCATATAAAGCTCATGAGTTTGATTGTAAAAATAGTCAAGAGTTAATACCATCAACTGCTAAAGCAGATACAAATCCTAATAGAACATTCTACGATGGATACTTTTATTTATTTGCATATGGTATTCCTAACTTCTATTGTGAGAGTTCTTATAATACAGATCTTAGACAAGCATTTAATAATAGAGAAGGTGATTTCTGGCCACATGTATCTACAGGTATTCCTGATGATTGGGTACAAGAAGATTTTGTAAGTATAGCTAACGATAATACATATACATATAATGTAACATTCTCTAAACAGAATAAAGAAAATACATTTACACATCTTCCTCCTGACTGGGATGGAAAAGCTTGTTATACATATTATCCATTTAGAGCAATTTATTCTGATACACAGAATACAGATGCTGATAACAGAGTGAATAGTTGGTTAACATATAGAGCAGTTTCATATTTTGACTTTCCTCAAAACTACGGAAACTTAATATCATTAGATGGTATTCAGAATAGAGCTATACTTGCTAGATTTGAGAATAAAACATTAATGTATAATAACTTACTTACTATTGATACAAGTAATCCACAAGCAGCTTATGTTGGTAATCCAATGTTATTTAAAGGAGCTCCTCCAATAGATTTTGCTGAAACAGATCTTGGATATGTAGGAAGTCAAAATAAAATGTTATTAAAGATTCCAAATGGACAAATAACAATTGATGCTAAAAGAGGACAAGTGTTTCTTATTGTAGGTACACAGGCTCAAGACTTATCTGCATTTGGTTCTGGTATGAATAGATTCTTTACAGATCATTTAGCATTTGAAATATTAAGATATTATCCAAATGTAGATACTGATAATCATTTTAATGGTGTAGGTTTACATGCTGTATATGATAGTAAATTTGATAGAGTAATAATTACTAAATTAGATTATATTCCTCTAAATAATAATATTAAATATAATTCTACAACTAAAGAATTTTACATAGAAGAAGTAGTAGGTGATTCAACAATAACAATAGTTGTTGATTTAAAAGATTCAGATTATTTTTGTAATAAGTCTTGGACACTTTCATTTAACATGAATACCAAAACTTGGATAAGTTTTCATAGTTATATTCCTAATTGGTACATAGCTGAGAATAACTTCTTCTATTCAGGAGTAAATGGATGTTGTGATGATTTTGATTTTGTTGCTGGAATATTAGTTCCTACACCATCAACTACAACCACTACTACTATTGCAATTTTAGATTGTAGAATAGATGGAGAAGCTCATTTATTTGATTGTACAATTGATGGAGAAGCTACAGTATTTGATTGTGCATTAGAAGCAACTGGTGTAGTTGTAATTGAACCTTGCACAAGACCTGCAGGATTACAAACAATTAGTTTGATAACAGGATATACTACAACAGACCCTCCATCTACAGTAATATCTACAGCAAATTCAGAAGATGCTTGTAATGCAGTTGCTTATGTAACAACTTATCCAGATTTTATATATATATTATTATCTGCAAAAGCAATAAATCTTACATTATTTCAAGAAGTATATTTAGATAATGGTACAAATGATTGTACTACAGTACCTGATGGCTGGTATTTTACAGATGAGAGTGCAAATACAACAACAGATGTGTATCACATTGAATCAGGGATAATTACAGAAATTTTAAGATGTGTTCCTGCAACAACAACAACAACTACAACAATAGCTTGTTTCTCATATACAATAAGTAAAACAACAGTGGGAGTTGTAACAGTGAGTTATACTGATTGTTCAGGAGTTACCCAAACTGTAAATATTGGTAACTCTGGTGGAGGACCTTCAACTCAAACATTCTGTGCACGAAGTGGTAGTGTAATTACACCTCCTGAAGTAACATTAATTAATAATGGACCTTGTTAATAAATTAATATGTCAAAAGTAATAACAATAAAGTTAACACAAGTAGGACCTACTGCTGGACCATTCTCAATCTTTGATCAGTTTGGGAATGTAATAGCAGAAGGTGTTTCTAAAAAAACTCTTATATTAGGAATAAGTTATACTGTAAACGATAATGTAACTATGGTTACATTAAAATCTACAGGAGATTGTAAATCTGAAAAGACCATATCATTACATGATATTACTAGAGACGAATATTATAATATCAAATTAACACAAACTATAACAGGATGTATATGGAGACACTTAACTAATATACAATTATACAATAGTTTCTATGGAAATGTAAGACCATATATAATTGAATATCCTTTTGCTTATCAGTATCAAGATGAGATTCTCCAGAACGTACAAGATTACACTAAGGCATATGAATATATTTCTATACCAGATGGTGTGTTTAATGATAACACAAGAATAGAAACAAATGATAAATGGTTTAATAAAGCTATCCTTTATAATGGACAACAAAGTTCTGGTGTATTAAACTTAGTGGCAAAACCATTAAACAACATGCATGCATACATGCAATATCCAATATTCAATACAGATAGTAAAACAATTCTATATACTAAGAGCGATAGCTTTTATCAGTATAATACATTCTGGGCTCTTCAAAAATCTTCTCAAATTCCATTATTCAACACTGGATGTCAGAGTCTTTCTATTGATAAAGTAGTTAATCAAGAAAACATGAATTATGATACACGTAGTTTCAAAAAAGCTCCTCTAAGAGCAAAAGAATTAAAAGTGAGACATATTCTTGACAATCAATCAAACGTTCACCTAGTGAGCCAATTCATATTAACTCCTGCACAAATATCATATAAGTAATGGCTAGTAAAGTAAAATGCACATGTGGATGGTCATGGGACAAATCTGATTCTAGTGTTAAGGATATGTACATATGTCATGAATGTGGTAGAGACAATAGCAACAACATGAAGAATGGCGGTTGGTTAGATAACTACGGTAAAGAAGATAATTATAATGATTATCAAACACATGCTCCTGAAGGATTTCAAGGAGATGGATATTCTAATGTAGGTAGAAATAGTTCTCCTGCATGGGGAGGACAGTTTCAAACTGGAGGTAAACTAAAATTTTTACAACCTACTAGTGATAAGTTACCAAAAGGATATAGAATTCCATATTCTGATCCTAGTAGTGAAAGAGCTATGTCTATAGGTGGAGAAGATGGAGAACCAGCTTATTTAATTCCTAGTTTCAAATATGGTAAACCATTAAATGATCCAATGGGAGAATTTAGAAAAACAGGTGAACATTTAGGTGGTCCATTTAAAACATGGCAAGAAGCTGATAAATGGGAAAATGAAACTAGACATCCAGCAGTTGAGAAAGGAGAAAATATAATGTTTCCTCAGAAAGAATTTCAAATGGGAGGAGTAATGCCAGGAGCTGTAGGACATATGTATGCTAGACATGGATCTCCTAGTAAAGGACCACGTAGAAACCAAACTGATGTTACAGATGCTTCTGCACAGAATGGCAAAGAGATGCAATACTACCAACAAGGATTAGATTGGAAACCTAAGACTATTAGTCAAGATGGAAGTAAGACTTCTAAATTTGATTTTAAAAAATTTAATAAAGATCAAAAAGCAAATACACCACTACAACAATCTATAAATAAAGAAGCTCAATCTGAAGATTCTAGAAGATGGTTTGATACTAAAGAATATAAAAATCAAGTTAAAGCAAATCAACTAGCTAAAGATAAAGCTGTTGTACAAGATAGAAAAGATAGACTAAATAAAAGTGCTGCTTCTCAAAAGAAATCTTTTACAAAAGATAATTGGAGACAACAACTTGCAGATGAAACACAAGCTACAGGAGATAAGTTTAGAATGTTTCCTGATGAACCAAATAATTTCGTTGATGAATGGTTGAATCCAGGAGTGATGATTGGTAACATGGCTTCTGATTTAGGTTCTGCTCCATTAAGAGCACAACAAGAAGATTCATATATGCCTTATGTTACAAGTGTAGGTGTTCCATTATTAACAGGAGGGCTTGAAGGTATAGGAGCAAAATCAAATTCAGAGTTTGTTAGTAATCTTGTTAATCCTCTTAACATAGTTCCTGGATATAAATCTGCTGAAAAAGCTATAGGACAACAATTAGGTAATGTAGGATCAGGTATTAAAGCACAAACTATTAAGAACTTTCCTAAGTCAGGATCACTTCTTCCAGTAATTGATGAACATATGGGAGGATTAAAACAAGGTATAATAGATGTGGCTAAAGGAAGACCATTATTTGAAACATTTCCTATAACACAAGCACAGAAACAAGCATCTAATATAGTTCAAAATAAAGCGATGCAAGAAGGTATTGATTTTGTTGATAATTGGTATTATAAAAATGGACAGCTTAGACCTGAAGTAGAAAATAGAATAGATAATATATATTTGACTGAGCCAAATTATGGAATAGGAGCAAAGAATAAAAATCCTTTAACGCTTACAGAAAATAAGTTAGTGTCTACTAGATCTTCAGACTTACCTTTTGAAAATATATCTGCTGACTCAAAAGAATATCTTGAAGCTAATAGAGGTAGAGTGGCTGGGTTTAATTCTGGAACTACTAATGAGAGTATTACATTAAGAAATATGGGGATGTATAGATTACCTGGAGAAGAAATAAAAAAAACTGTTGTACATGAATCAGGGCACTCAGCTCAAGATATAGGAGATTATATTCCTTGGGGAACAATGACAACTGAATATTCTCCAGAGTTAAAATACTTTACATCAAATCCTGATACTAATATAGGAAAAAGATTTAAAAATGCATTGAGAACACCAGTTAAACCTTCTGGAAATAATTATGCACATAGAACATGGCAATCATCACCAAATGAATTACACTCTGAATTAATGAGTGCTAGATCTCAACTATATGATAAGTTCTTAAAACAAGGAGTTGATCCAGAAGAAGCTATGGGTTTATTACAAAATCCTGGAGATGAAACATTAGATGCTTTATATAAAATTGGAGGATTAGATCAATTCTTCAAACAAAATAGGTGGGGAAAATCAAGAGTTCCAACGGAAACAAAAAGAGATTTAATGAGACTTCTTCCAGCAGCAGTTCCAGCAGCAGTAGGTGCAGGAGCTTTACAACAACAAAAAAATGGAGGAATCATTAAAGATGATAGAGGACAATGGGATCATCCAGGAGAGATAACAAGAATTCAAGGTGGTAACATTACAATGAAAAGAGACCCTAGAACAGGTAAAGCTTTAACTGAACCAATATTAGGTATAGCAGATACAGGAGAAGAACAAATGATGTATCCAGGTGAAGACTATAACTTTGAAGGAGCTGAGTATGTTACTGAATATCCAAAAGGTAAAAAACCTAGAATGGCTAAGAATGGATTAAGACAAGAACAAAAAGGTTTGCAAAATTTAGATAATCTAACTAACTTTACAAACTACAATACTAAACAACCAGGAAGCTGGTTAAACAAATATAACTAATCATGAAAGCACAAATTTTAAAGATGTCTGGATGTAAGACCCAGAAAGAATTTTACAAGAAATACCCATCGGAAGAAGCCTTCATGAAGGTTCATGGTAAAGAGTTTAAGAAAGCTCAATTAGGTGCTAATATAAATTTAGCACAACCAGCATTTAAACCTTTAAGTTTTTCAGATCAGTTTGATTCTGCTGATAAAATGATTACAGGTTCCACTGGTGCTGAAAGACAAGAGTTAGCACTCAAACAACAAGCTGCTGCTCCAAAAGATGGTGGAGGCGGTGGTTTTGATATTGGTGGTCTTATGAAAATGGCTAGTAGCCTTGGTGGAGAAAGTGGTGGTGCTGGTGGAGAAATGGATTTAAGTTCATTAGCTGCAGGAAAATATGGAAGAACTATTCATAAAGCACAATTTGGTGGTAATTATGATTTAGGACAAGCTCCAAGTTCAGGTTTAAATATGCAACAAGGATTCCCTCAAGCACAGAATAGTTTTTCTATGCAAGCTCCTAAATTTAATGCATATGATCCTCAAGGAGATCAATCAGGAACAGCAATGGCTAAAGGTATTTTTGAAGGAGCACATTCTGTACCTAATGCCCCACAAGAAAATGGATGGACAAAAACAGCAGGAGCATTAGGTAAATATGCTGGACCAGTGGGAGATATCATTGGAGGTATAGGAGCTTTACAACAAGAGAAAGAAGCAGCTAAAGCAGCTAAACAAACAAAATTAGTTAGTGATGTTTCATTACAAGCAGCTACAAGTACTGATGTAGATGCAAGAAGACAAATGCAAGATACATTTTCTAAACAAAGAAATGCTATGATGCAACCTAATGTTAATCCTAATGCACAAGGTGTAGGTACATCAATTGGTCGTAACGGTTTGCAATTAAAAGGTGGAGGAGAAATACAAAATACATATGATCCTAATACATTATATGATGATCTTGGATATGAACCATTAAATGATTCTAATACAAAACAATATTATCATGGTGGAAGAATTCATCAAATGCAAGATGGAGGAGGAACTCCATGGGGAGCTATATCAAGCAAAGCTACAGGTATGGGACAATCATTAATGGGTGGACAAAATGCTGGTGGACAAATAGGTGGTACAGCAGGTAAAGCAATTGGTTCTATATTTGGACCTGCTGGTGGAGCAATAGGAGAATTTGTTGGAGGCATGGCTGGTAATTTATTAGATCCTTATGCTAAAAGAATAGCAAAAGATAATGCTGCTACACAAAGAAATATGCAAGGAATGGCTAGTGCAAATATGGCTAAAGGTATTCAATCACAGAATCAATCTTTTATGAAAGATGGTGGATGGGTTAGTCATGATTGGACTCCACAAGTAATAGCTTCGTTTGGTGGTCTTGATAAACAAGAAGTTTATGACTATGCACATGAAGGAATGGATTCATTAAGAGCTGGTGGACACCTAAGAAATTATACTCCTCCTAGTGATAGAGCTATGGAAATATATGAAGATGGTGGAGAAATTAATTCTTATGGTTTAGGTGGAGAGTTACAAACACATTGGGGTGGAGGAGCTGAAACTATTTCACGTAATCCTTATTTACCTGGTACAGGAGAAACAGTTATGTTTAGAGGTAAGAGTCATGAAGAAAGATCTCCTAATGGAGAAACAGGAATAGGTGTTACTTATGGTGGTAATCCAGTAGAAGTAGAAAGAGGAGAACCTATGGTAGAATTAGAAGAAGGTGGTACAGTAGATCCTGAAACAGGAGAAGTACAAAAATCAGGAGTGGTATTTGGTAATCTTCAAATACCTAATCAATATATAGATATGTTAGGAGATAATAAAGCTAAAGGTAAGAAGTTTAAAAACTACGTAAATGATTTATCTAAGATAGAAGATAAACAAAATACATTAATTGAAAAATCTACAAAAGAACTCAATGCATTAAACCCAAGAAACTCTTTTGATAAATTAAAACTTGCATCATTACAATCTAGTATACAAGGTGCTAATATGAAACTTAAAGAGCTAGCTGATAAAAAAATAAACGCAGCTTCTCTTCAAAATGCAATTAATGATACAGCAGAAGAACGTGGTTTAGTTGCTGATGATCTTGCTAGAGGTAAAGTTAAAATAGATAAAGAAGCTCAAAAGCAATATGCTAAGTTTGGTGGTAAGTTTACACAAGCACAAAATGGCATTAATGATTTAACTGATGATGAGAAGGTAGCTCAAATGGATAGAGATATTAAAAGTGGTAAACTTAAAGAAGCTACTGTATACAATACTCCAATATCACAAGGTGTTCCTAGAGGTGCATTTGATGTTAATCCTAAAAATTTACCAAAAGTATCTAACTTACAACTTAAACAAAACGTAGAACTTCCAACATCTTTTGGTACAGATACATATAATAATGAGGAAGAACTTACTCCTTCAAATCCTTATATAGATATGTTTAATCAAATGCTACCACAAATAAGACCTACAGATCAAGAAGAATTAGATGCATCACAATTGTATCCAGAAATGTTTGCAATGGCCACAAATCAATTACAACCTGTGCAAGCTAACTTCTATCATCCAGAATTAGGTACACCTTACGATGTATCATTACAAGATCAATTAAATGCTAATCAAGCTGATTATAGAGCAGCACAAAGAATGATGGGATATAACCCAGCAGCTCAAGCACAATTAAATGCTCAGAAATATCAAGCTAATCAACAAATATTAGGTAATCAATTCAGAGCTAATCAAGAAATGAAAGATAAAGTATATGGTGAGAATAGAAATATTCTAAATCAAGCTAAACTTACAAATCTTGGTATAGCTGATAAACAATACGAAAGACAATCAGAAGCTATGTCTAATACTAAAGCTACTACACAAGCTGCTCTTAATTCTATAGCTGATAAATATGCTAAGAATAAACTTGAGAATAGAACTCTTGGTGTAATGGAGAATATGTATAACTATAGATACGATAGTAAAGGTAGAATTATTAACATGAATCCTTTACAACAATTTAGTATACAAGGAAAAGCTGGAGGATCAAAAGGAAAAGGATTAGCTGAAGGAAAAGGATTTACATACGATGAGAATGGAAACATTGTAGGAGTAAGATCTATAGGAAAAGAAGATAAAGCTAAGAATGGTTCTATTGTAAAATCATATAAAAATTTATAACTAATTTAATTATAAAGAATTACCAGAATTGATTATTAATTTTGGTAGTTCTAATAATTCATATTACATTTGCTAACGACATGTTTAGGCATGTAAATAAAATACTCCACTATGGCCTCATGGACAGATAAAATCCCCACTTTTAATCCTTACGTACAACAATTGCCTGTAGAGGCAATGGTAAAAGTTGGTATGCAAAAACAACAACAGTATGACGAAGGTGTACAAAAGATACAAACTAATATTGATAATGTTGCAGGACTTGATGTTGCTAATGATGCTGATAAAGCATATTTACAATCTAAACTTAATTCATTAGGTAATAACTTAACTGCTGTAGCAGCTGGAGATTTCTCTAATTTTCAATTAGTTAATTCTGTTAATGGAATGACTAATCAAATTAGTAAAGATGATAATGTAATCAATGCTGTAAAATCTACATCATGGTTAAGAAAACAACAAGCTGAAATGGAGAAAGCTATTTCAGAAGGAAAGTCTTCTCAAGAGAATCAATGGGACTTTGGAGAAAAAGCAAATAAATATTTAAGCTCTACTACAGTTGGTGATAAATTCAATGATCGATACACTCAATATATAGATGTAAATAAAAAGTGGATGGATGTAATGAAATCATTACATTCAGATCTTGCTGAACAAGATATGCCATATACAAGAAATGATGATGGATCTATAAATTATAAACAGACTGCTGCAGCAATGCAACGTATGAGTAAAGAAACTGTATCCTCTGCTAAAATAGAAAATGCATTAAGATCTAGTTTATCTCCTGATGAATTAAATCAATTATCTATTAGTGGTAGATATACATTTAAACAATTTGATACACCAGATAAATTAGCAGTTTATTCTCAAACTAGATTTGGTAAACAAATTGAATTAAATGATGCACGAATTAAAGAACTAGATGGCTTATGTAATTTAAGTACATCTAATCCTGAGTTGCAGAAACAAGGACAAGATACTATAGATAGTTTACAACTTAAAAATAAACAATTAGGAATACAACTTAATGATGAGTTAGAAGCAATCAAAGCAGATCCAGAACAAGCTAAAGCTACTATTTATAAAAATGGAGCAATAGAAGAATTTGCTAATACATATGCTTGGGAACACAATAAAGAAAACCTTTTAACTAATGTTGTATTAGAAGCAGATCATTGGGAAAAGAAACATGCTATAGATTTAGCTAATTTAAATTTATCAATTAAGAAAGATAAATGGGCAGTGTATAAAGATAAATTTGACATGGATATGTCTAGTAAGGAATATGGACTTAAAGTAGCTAAACAACATGCAGATCTTTATGGAGCAGATGCTCCTTTTGAAACTTACCTAGGACAAAATACTAATGTTAAAGATCCTATGTCAGCAATGATAGAAGATGAAACTTCATATCGTCAATCTGCTAGTGCAGGTATAGTTGATATGGTAAATGGTATTCCTGGTACTAACTCAACTCAAATAAAGAATGCTATTGATAAATATGACAAGGGTGATCCTAATTGGTATAAAATAGGAGATGGTAATAGTAAGAAAGCTATTCCTGTTGAATGGAGAGAAACTGTTGAGGGTATTATAAACAATCGAAATGAAGCTAACAGATTAAGTACTGCCAGAACTAAGATAGTGAATGAAGTAGAAACTTCTCCAGAGTTTGCAAATTCAAAATTGCAGATTTATGATAAAGTTAAAAATGTTAAACCTATTACAATAGAAGATGCTAATGGAAATGGAATTACGTATACTTCTAAGGAATTAACAGATTATGCAATTAAGGAAAGTAAAAGTAAAATTCCTTTTAATAAAAAAGAACAAGCTTTGTATAATTTTACACATCGTAAATCTATATTTAGAGGAAGTACTGACACAAGTTTAAATAATGCTTTTCGTGAAATTAGACATGCTGTTTCTCCAATAGAAGATGCAAAACAAGATGCAATTCAAGCTAAATTATTAGAACGTGGCGGAACATATGTACCAAGATTAACTGCAATTACTTTTAGTAGTGAAGGAGGAGATGTAGCTAGAAGAAGTTGGGAAGGTATTGCTAGTAGTGTATTATCTAGATTTAAAGAAGGTGGTGATGAAAAACTTAGTGGTTCAGATATTGAATTAGGAAAAAAATGGTTAAGTAGTGAAGGGAAAAATAATATTAATTATAAAAAATTAACCCAAGGAGATAAAACTTATTTAATATTACTTAAAGATGGTGAAGAAGTAACTATTCCATTAGAAGGAAGAGAAGCACGACAGTTACCTATAAGTGATATTAATGAACCAAGTGCTGAAGAAAAAGATGTAGTCAAAGCTCAATATTTAAGTGGTATAGGCTCAACTAATGCAACAGGTAAATATTCAGATGCTTACTTTGGTAGATCTAGAATGCCTCACTCAGAATTAGATGTAAAAGCAGATTTAAGTTGGAATAAATCTAATAATGCTAAACAGTATATACAATTAAAATTAAATACAACTAATGGAGTAGTTCCTTTACAATTGGATAATAATCCGATGTCTAGACAAGATGCTATATCTTTTTTAGGACGATTAACAAAAACACAAATCAAACAATTGTATCTAAGTAATCCATCAGTTCGTGATGTTGATAAACAAGCAATTAAAAATCTTTAAAATAAATCAGTATGCCAGATTTTGATAAAAACTTACAACCTATCATAAAAGATAGTTCTATTCCTTTTGAACATATTAACATTGGTGCGCCTAAACCTGCTGCTCCAATTAATGTAGGTAGTAATGATTTTAGTTTACCAACTCTTGCTAAAAATGATGATGATGTATTTGCAATATTAGATAATATTTCAAGAACTACAGACTTCAATGAGAAGGGTGCTTTTGTTACAAATGCTACATTAAAAGCAAATCAAAGATATAAAGAATATAATCCTATAATAGCAAACCAAGAAGACTTTGCAGCATATGGTCAAGGATCAGCTGAGAAAGCATTTAATGGTGTTGTTAAAGGAGCTAATCTTGTAGGTACTACAATTGCAGGTGGATTTGGTATGTTGTATGGTGCAGGTAAGGCTATACTTCCTGGTGGAAAGTTTTCTGATATATGGGATAATCCTATTATGCAAGGACTTGATAAATGGAATAATAAAGTTGACCAAGAGTATCTTCCTAATTACTATACAGATAAAGAGAAGAATGCTGAGTGGTATCAGAGAGATAACTGGATGACAACAAACTTTCTATTTGATAAGTTAATTAAAAATTCAGGATTTGCTGTTGGTGCTATGGTTTCTGGTAATATAGCAAATGGTGTATTAGGAGCAGCTGGTGCTGCACTTGGTGGATTTGCTGCAGAAGGTGCATTGTTAGCTGAAGCATCACAAGGATTTAAATTATTTACTCCTCTGTTAAGAGGTACAGCAAGAGCATTCAGTGCTGCTAAAAATGTTGAAGCAGCTGCTATATTAGAAAAAAATCTATCTTCTATTGCTAATATAACTTCTCAAGCAGCTGAGTTAGAAGTATTAGGCATTGCTAAATCTACTTTGAAATACGCAGGTTTTAATGATGCTGCTAGAAGAACTGCTATTGCTGCTTATTCATCTGCAGGAGAAGCATCTTTTGAAGCATTGCAAACATCTAATGAATATAAAAAATCTTTAATTCAAAAATATACTAATGAAAATGGACATGCTCCTACAGGAATAGATTTAGAAAATATTAATGATTTAACAGCAAGTGTTGGTGCAACATCTTTCTTAGGAAACATGGCTTTACTTACAGTTACTGAGTTTCAACAATTACCTAACTTATTAGGTTCATCATATAAAACAACAAAGAATGCTGCCAATAGTTTACTTGGTAAAGTTGACAATGTTATTTTAAAAGATGGAAAATATGTATCTGATGTAGTAGCACCATCTACAAGATTTGGTAAATTATATGGTTCTGCAAAAAGAGTAGGAGGATATATGTTTGATCCAAAAGAAGGTGGTCAAGAAATAGGACAGTATGCGTTACAAGTTGGTACACAGCATTATTTTGAAAAAGGAAAACAAAATAGAAGTTCATCTGATGTACTAGATGCTATTTTGGAAAGTGCTCAATATGGTTTCTTAGATGAAAAGAAAGGAGCATTAAGATCTAAAGAAGGAATTGAAGGAGGTATTATAGGAGCTCTTACTGGAGGAGTTATGCAAACATTTGGTGCTAATGGAACAATTGCTGAAAATAAACAAGTAAAAACAAATACCGAAAAGTTTATAAATGGATTAAATGATGCACCAACATTTCAACAAGCATTCTTACAAAGAATGGAAAGTATCAATAGAGGAGTAGCATTACAAAAACAATATCAAGATGCAGTTATACAAGGAGATAAATTAGAAGCGTTAGATACACAAACTGACATGATGCATAACTATTTAACTTCTCGTATAAATTATGGAAAGTTTGACATGGTTATGGATGACATTACTGAGTTAAAACAAATGGGTATGTCTAAAGAAGGACTAGCTACATTAAAAGAACAAGGAATAGGTAACATCGAAGATACTGTTGATTCATTTCAGAAGAGACTTAATAATTTTGAACAAATAGCAAAGAATACAAATGATATAATTAAATCTACTAATCTAAGATTTTCTGGAGAAGTATTAACAGATGAAGATAATAATCCAATATTATCTCCTGACGGTAAACAACTTAGAAAATATTCTCCATATGTTATTGATAAATTAGTTTACGCAGCTAGTAAAATAGCTGATTATGATGTTCGTATACCTTTAGTTAATCAATCATTATCTGCTACAGGAATAAATACTTTTGATGTATTACAAAGCATCATTAAAAATAACAAACCTAGCAGAGAAGCTACAGATGAAGTATTAAAACAGATCAATGACATGGATGTATTATCTGATGTCAAAGATGGTCTTAAAACAGTATTGTCTGATACTATAGAACTTTCTTTACGTAGAAAAACTTTCATGCAAGAGTATGATGATATCAAAAGAAAACCATTAAACTATGAAACAAAACCTGAATTTCTTTTTGGAGCTTCAGAAGAACTTGATGTTAAAGTAGAGCAACAAGAAAAAGTTAAAGGAAAAAGAAAACCTTTAATTACAGAGAAAGAGTTAGAAGTTAATAAAGAATATTCTTTAAAGGAACCTTTAAGAAAAGAAGGATCTACATTACAGCTTGCTCCAAAAATCACTGTGCTTTCTCAAACACTAGGAGGTGAGTTTGAAGTGAGACTTCCTAATGGTCAGATAAAATTTATTACACCAACAGAGTTTAAAAATTATAATATTTCTGATGAAGATAATACTTCTGACGAAATGGAAACTATATTTGATAAAGCTATTGATACTGTATTAGATAGAGAAGAATATCTTGAATATAACATTGAACTTAAAACAGCAGGACCTAAAAATGTTTATGATAAAAGAGCATTTGTTAATGATCTAGATAATCAAAAACTTATTGATGCTATTGAAAAAGAATTCAATAAACAAGCTGGAGAACTTATTGAGAAAAAAGAAAAACAAATAGCACAGCAAAAACAACTTATTCAGAATAAAGAACAAATAATAAAACAACAAACTGAATTAGAACATGATTCAGGATCTATAGCAACCAGTAATCAAATTCCTGCTGAACCTTTTAAAGAAGGTAAGCTTATTGATGCTGAAGCATTATTTCTTTCTAGCACAACAGAGTCTGAAGGAATAGAAGATGCTACAAAATCAGCACAGCATATTAAAAACTCTAGAGTATTTTTAAATAACATTGCTGAGTTTCCTAATAGATCTAATATAAGAGCTATATTATTAACACCTAAACAAGTAGCTGGATTAAACCTTAATGGTTTAGTTCAGATGTCTTATGGGAAAGAATCAACAGTTAGTGTTGACTCTATAGAAGATGTTAATAGTATAGATAATGGATTTGTTGCTCAAGTATTTGTAGAGCAAAACAAAGATGGTTTATTTTATGTAAATAAAGAAGGAAAAATAATTGGTAAAGTTGGAGAAGACTTAGGTGATAGTCTTAGAGATGTTATATTCCAAACAATGCGTACCACTTCTTTACATTATAGAAATGGTAATCCAAGATATAGATCTGAACAAGAAGATGAGGCTAGAGCTTATGCAGCAGCATGGAAAGCGTATAGAACAAAATTATTTAATGCAGGAGCTACAGAGTTTCCTACATTTGAATTCTTTGTATCTAGTGGTATTCCTATTGAAATAAAAACTGCAGAGGGAATTAAAGAAAAAAATCATGTAGGAGGTATATTAATCAAAGAAGAATTAATAACTAACCAAGCAAATTTAATTGTAATTCCAACTAAAAAAACTATAACTAATAGTAGAGGAGAAATACAAAAAGCTGCTAATGGTGTACCTATGTTACAATATGGAGATACATTACAATTTTTAAACAATAGATCTTTCAATAATAGAGAAGCAGAAGGTATATATGAAACTATTAGAAGAATTGCTAATCAAACTGTAGAACAATCTAATACAGGACAAGCAATAAGTTTCAATAGACAATTTACTAAGTTTTTACAAAATGTATTGTATTGGAAATCAAAAGCTGATACAGCATCTCCAAACCAAATTGGTATAGATGTTAATACATTGAGTTTAAATCTTGGTAATAAAAGTTTTCCATTAGCTGAAATAGATAATTATAAAAAAGAAATAATTGATCATTTAACAGATACTGAAACATTCAACAGTATTAATACTAAAACATTAACTGATTTACAATCAGCTCCTTTTGAAGAGTGGTATATAAACCAAGAAGGAAACTTTGTTTCAAGTAAATGGGCAAACTACCAAACATATTTATTATCTAGTACATATCCAAGTGGTAAAGCTAGACCAATAGGTGATACACCTCTTTCCACTTCTATAGCTAAGCCTACAGAAGCAATTCCTTATTCTTTTCAACAAAGATATTCTACAATAACACAACCAGATGATTTTAATGTACAAGTAATTGTTGCTACTGCAAAAAAAGAAGAAAAGAAAGAAGAAGCTCCTGCACCAAAAACATTTGAATTTAAAGCTGGTCCTGTAGAATATACATCACAGGAAGATGCTGATGGTAATTTTATTGTTGAAGTGGAAAGAAATGCAACAACAAAAGCTGTAGCTGCTGATACAAATTCTTTAGATGTAGTAATTAATGCATTAAAGGCTGCTGACAAATTTGATGCTTCTATTCCAAAAGGGCAAGAAGAAACATATGTTACAGATTTTATGGCTATGCAAATAGCTGCTTCATTAAAAGCTGAGAATTTAAAACAACAAGAAGCTCCAGTAGCTGAAGAAGTGGTACAACCAATGGCTCCACCAGAAGTTGTAGCTCAACAAGATATAGAAAAAAGAAAAACAAAAGTTATATCTTCTGAAGTTGTAGAAAAAGGAAGTAGAAAAGGTCAAACAAGAACTGTGACACAAACTAATTCTATAGAAGAAGTAGAAGGTACGCTTGTAAGTGTAACAGAGTATGAAGCAAAAGTTGGAGACACTACCGTAACATTAGGAGGGAAAACAATGACTGTTAAAGAATTTAAAGAAGAGTTTCCCTTAGATGAAGATTATGAAGGAATATTTGAAGGTCTGGATGATGATGCAAAAATTACAGTAAGAAAAGTAAAAAGAACTCCTACTAATTCAAGATTTGATAGTATTGTAAGTATTATGTCTGCCGAGTTTGGTAAAATGGATGTAGGTACTAAAAAAAATGATAATACTTATAATGCAGAACTAGCTGCTTTAGAAGGTGGTGAAGAAACAAATATAGGTAAAGAGATTATAGCTGTTGCTCCTTTCAATAAAGGAACCATCACTGGTAAAATAGTAAGTGTAATAGAAAACAAAGCTAAAAAAGGATTGTATTCTATTATATTAGATAATGGAGAAAGAGTTTCAGGAAGTTTTGAAGACAATAAATTTACTTGGATAAAAGAAGAAGAAACTCCTCCTAGTGAATTTCCTAGTGGAGATTTTAGAAGAGTTGGTTTAAATGATAAAGATAGAATGACTGATGCTGACTTTGAAATATTCAAAGAATGGGCAGCAGAAACGCTTCCTTTGATTCCATGGGAAGATTTAGAACACATGATTACAATTAGCCCTAATGAAAAAGCTTGGGGTGTATTTGAAAATGGTGTAGCTAAATTTGTTAAAGGAGGTCTTAGAGGTACTGAGTATCATGAAGTTATGGAAGCTGTTTGGAAAGGTTTATTAACATCTGAACAAAGACAAGCTCTTCTTAATGAATTTAAAAATAAAAATGGATTTTTTACAGATAGACAAACAGGTAAAAAGATTCCTTTTCTTGAAGCTACTGACTTACAAGCTAAAGAAAGAATAATGGATGACTTTTCTGATTTTAGACTTGGTAAAATTCCAGCTAGATCATTAGGAGAATTTGTTCGTAGATTATTTAATAAAATATTAAACTTCTTTAAAACTTTTAATAATAAACCTTCTCTAAAACAAGAATTATTTGAAGCTATTAATGCAGGTAAGTTTAAAGAAAAAGCATTATCTCCTGAATCAATAACTTCTGCTCCTGAATATAGAACTGTAGAAGACTTAACTGTACAACAAGCCAATAACTTTGTACAAGATATATTAGCTAGAGCTTCTGGTATATTATTTAGAGATGGAGAAAAAGGATTATTATTTAATCCTCAAGGAATTACTGGTACAGAAATGTTTAATAAAGTTGAAGAAATGTATATTAAAGAAGGTAGAAGACAATTACTTTCTGATAATGCATGGGAACAACTTAAAGAAAGAGTTAAAGATAAATTAAGAATACAAGGAATCAACTTTAACGAGGAAGAAGTTCATAATATAAACAATGATGAAACAAATAAAAATGATTATGTTTCTGATCCATTCACTGTAGAAGGTAAAAAGAGTGCTACACCAGCTGTTAAGTTTTTATTATCTACACAAATTGAAAGAGAATCTACTAATCAAGAAAGTGCTATTACATTAAATACACCACCTCCTAGTTATTCTGAAATGAAGGTAAAAGGATTTCCTATTAAAGGATATAAACTTATGGACTATAGTAGAACATTTGCTACATTATTAGATAAACTTTCTAATTCATCAAGTGTTTCTAAATTTACAGATAAGTTATTTAACCTAGCCCAGGATGATGCTAACTATGTAGGTGTGTTTCAAAAAATTGGTGGTAAAGATAAAGTGATTCCATTCAGTGAGTTTAAAGCTAATGACTGGAGATTGTTTATTGATTTCATGCAAACATTTGCTAGACAGAAACCAGATGCATTAATTCAATACAAATCTATTGACAGTGTTCACACTGGTGCAGCTAATCTATTTACTGCTAATAAACAAACACAACAGTATTGGATGGAGAATATAAAAACTTTAGCCAAAGGAACAGGAACTATTGTTAATTTTAATAACAAGACTTACACAATAGATCAAGAAGCTCTTCAATCAATGCCTTTAAGAAAATCTAAAGACATGGTTGCATTCTTAAATGCTATCGGTATAGAGTTTGATCTTGATACATATAATAAATTAAAGTCTTATCAGAAAACAGGTAAAAATGGCTTTAATGAACAAGTACAAAGTATATATGCATTCTTTGGTAGTAATAATAATTTGATGAGCATATCAGGTAAGACACTTGATATCGATGGACCATTAAGTAGATTAGCTGAATTATATAATACAGTTAACAATCCTTCACAAGAAAGTACATACTTTGGTGTGGAGAATCAACGTATTGGTGCATTTTCAGAAAATAATGCTCCATCTATATTTGAAAATGAATTTAATGAAGCAGATACATTAACTGAATTAAAACAAACAAGAACTGAACTTAATGATATATTCTCTGCAGGTAGTCAAGTATTGAAAGAGGGTGGTTTGTTTTATGATAAAGATGGTAAACAAATAAAAGAATTCAAATTATCTTATATACAAGGAGAAGATAATCAAGATACTGATAAAGGAACTTCTACATCTAAATTAAAAATTGGAGATAGATATACATTAGAGATTAATCAAAATCTTAATGGTAAATATTATATATTGATGCCTGCTGATGGATCTACAGAATGGATGATGAACATAGGTAACAATGTTTCATTTGATTCTATAGCAGCTGGATCATATACAGACATCAATGCTATATTCAAGGGATACTTGATGGATGACATTAATTTAGCTTTAGATTATAAAACTAGAGAAAAACTATTAAATGTTGGTGATAAAGCAAAAGAGTTACGTTTCTTCAAAGATATATTAGCTGATGAGCAATTAGAAGCAATCAATAAAATGATTGAGGATAATGAATCATTAGATGATATTAAAAAATACATAGATACAAACATAGGTGCTATTAATAATTCTGTAAAAGAATTTATTGATGGTATGAATGTAGGAACAAAGAATGTATTAGTAGAAAACAAGAAAATTGTAGTAGGAGAAAAAACATCTAAGTATTTAGATTTAGATGGTAACTTTGCTAAAGCTAATTCATTAAATAAAAATGCATTAACAGAAAAATCTGTTAATGATATAATTAATTTTGCTAATGTAAATTATATTATTGCTAATATAGAATATCATAAGATTTTATTTGGTGATCCTTATCAATTTGCTGTTAAGAAAGATGGGTCTTTAGATCAAACTAAACGTATCAAATCTTGGTTATCTCCTAGAAGAACTACATTTGATTCTGCTGAGTTTAATACATTCTTAAATAACAATGCAAATGAAACTGATGGTATTAAAGTAGATGAATATGTATATGATGCTAAAACTAATACATGGACTGGAGACTTAGGTGGTCACAAATTTAAATCTCATACTAATACTATAACTATTAAAGATGTTACTACAGCAGGTAGCTTAGCTAATATCAATAAATTGTTTGGTGATAATAATGAAGCAGATGCTGTATCATGGTTGATGGATACTACTCACAGAGAAGTTAAACTTAAAAATAAACAATGGGATTTAGAAGGACCAGAAGAAAAATTCTTTCAATGGCAAATGGCTTTTACAAGAACAAATCTTCCTGGATATAAGTATTCAAACTCTGCATTAGAAGCTCATGATAAAGCTTTGATGGAAACTGAAATGCCTAAACATAAACTTGAAATATTAAAACCAATTGTTACAGGTAATAAGTTTAATAAAAATAATTTTGATCAAGTGTTAGATAAGTTCTCTCAAGTACCTGTCTACTACAGTATGGTAAAAGGAACTAACCTTGAGAAACTTTATATACAAATGATGAAACAACAAATAGGATATGCTATTGTTGAATCAGGTAGAAAGGTGGGTACACAAGAAAAACATAGTCTTTATAATGGAGATGGTTCATTTAATACTGAAGCTTTTTCTGAAGAATCAATTGTACAAGTTCCATGGAAAGCTTATGGTATACAAGTAGAAACTGCTAGTAGTGATAATAAAACACAAACTAGAGGATCTCAGCTTACTAAGTTAGCTAGTATGGATATATTTGATAATGGAGAAGCATCTAGTGTTGAAGCTGAAAAAGAATACAATAGAAATAAAGACATTCTTGATTTAATGCATTCTAATGGTTACAAAGAACTTCTTATTGATTTAGGTATAGAAGATCTTGGTACTGAGTTTGTAATGAAAGATGGTACATCTATATCAGAAACATTAATGAGAGAAATGTTAAGAAGAGAAGTATCAGATAATTCAAAAGATACTCTTGAACTTAATGAAGAAAATCAATTCATTATCCCATTTGAAGCATCCCCTTCTTATACACAGATTAGAAGTATTCTTTATTCTATGATAGATAAAGCTATTGGTTCTCCTAAAATGACTGGAGGAGCGCATGTACAAATGCCTGCAACAATGCTTGAATCTGCTACTAAAGGTAGAAGTATTGTTATGAAGAATGAGAAAGGAATTTGGGAGAAGATAACAAAAGAGAAGTATGCTACATTAAATGCTGCACAAAAAGCTAATGTTATGCTTACAGATGATACATTGAAATTTTACACAAGAACTGAAAAATGGTGTGAAGTTTATATGCCTCATTGGTTTAAAGATAAGTTCAAAGGTAAATTTAAAAATGATAGAGAATTATTAAACTATCTTAATGGTACAACAGAAGGAAAAGCTATTCTTTCTGGTATTGGATTTAGAATTCCTACACAAGCACTATCTTCTGTTGAGGTGTTTAGAGTGAAAGGGTTTCTTCCACAATACATGGGAGCAACAGTTGTTGTACCATCAGAAATTACTACTAAAGCAGGATCAGATTTTGATATTGATAAATTGAACATGTATCTTAAATCTGTATATGTAGATAGTAAAGGTGACATCAAGTTAGTTAAGTATTTAGATTCTGAAGAAGCTACAAAAGAATTTTTTAGTAGAATATATGATGAAACTATTTTAAAAGATATACAAAAGATCAAAGACTCTGATGCATTTAGAGAAGAGTTGTATAACTTTCTTGATCCTACAAGAGTTGTTTCAGAAGTAGGAGCTATAAGACAACAAGTTTTTTATGATCAAAATGAAGCAATCATTAATGAGATTATATCACAAGCAGATGCTGCTGATAAAGATCCTGTAGATTACATCAATAATCAGATTCAAATGTTAGCTGGTAAAGAAGCCAAGTTAAATGCTAAATTATTAAATGATACATTAAGAAATAGATATGTTAAAGAGATGTATAAAAATTCTCTTGAGAATGAATACTATGATTCTCTTGAGAAACTTATAACATTACCAGAAAACTTTGATAGACTTATCTCTCCTATTGATGATGCAGGATTAAAAAAATTAGCAGGTGAATTAGATACATTAAGACAAACTGATGAGACTAGTATTCCAAATAGAATTCTTAATAGAAACTTTATGACTTCTTTAAGAAACTCGTTTGTAATGGGTAAAAAATGGGTAGGTATTGTAGCTGTTAATATTACAAACCTTTCATTGAAACAAAAGAGTCAAGTGTACATTGATCCTAAAAGATTTCAACTTGTATCTTTAGATGATCAAGTGTTATTAGGAGATGGAACCATAGCTTTAAAACATAATACAACTAAAGTTAATGGTGAAGAGTTTGTATCTTTATCAGGAACTACAGTGAAAGATTCTACAGAATTAATATCTAACAGATTATCTGGATACGCAACTGCTGTAGTGGATGTAGCTAAAGATGACTTTATTACTAGAATTATACAATCAGATCTTGTTATAGGTACATTTATGTTCCTTGAGAATATAGGTGCAGGAAGACAGACAGCTTTCTTCTTGAATCAACCTATTATATCTGAGTATTTAAAAATTGTAAATGCTAACAATGCATCTAACTTATTTGATAAAAAGAACATCGAATTAGTTAAAGATAAGTTTGGATCAAAGGTTACATTTATTAAATCTAGCACAATAAATCTTGATAATTTAGAAAGTAATATTTCTGATTATTATTCTGATGTAAAATTTGATGAAACTAGAAATGCAGAACAGTTAAAGATATTCTCTGAATTCCTTAAGTATGCTAAAATGGCTGAATATAATTTCAGTTTTACACAAGCTACTAATTATGATACAAGTAGATTTGGATCTGGAGATATGTTTGCTAGAAAAGAATGGCAAACACAAGCAGCTAAGGATGTAAACATAATATCTTCTGTAGAAAATATACTTAATTCTACTTTTATAGGTAAACAATCTAAGTTTATGTCTAAATCAATGCAAGCAATGAGTGCTGTATTTAATCTAGAAAGAGATGACTTGAGAATTATTACAGAAAGTATAATGAAGGTTTATGGTAAGAACAAGTATTTAAGTCAAGAGAATTTTAATAAAATTTCTAATAAAGCTAAAATGGCTTTCTTAGACTATATTATACAGACTAAGACAGAATTGAGTGATAGAACATATGCATTACTTATCAATCCAAAGTCATGTGTTGCTGTTAAGTTAGAGAGAGCAAAAATAAGATATCCATTTATTCAAATTCTAAAAGAGTTACAAGTTACTCCATCTGATAGAATAGATGGAGCTAAGAGTATTCAACTTAGAGTTAACGATAAATCTGCTGAAAGTGAAAACTTAAATCAGGAAATGATGAGAGAGCTTAGAGATTACAATGAAGAAACAAAAGAACTATATAATGATATTGTATCAGTTGCTATCCTTCAAGGAAGTTATCAATCAGCAATATCTATAAAGAATATTATTCCTATTGAAGATTATTCTGCTATTGTAACTCCTGTTGTAACTTCTATATCTTCAACAGAATCATTAAAAGCATTCAGTGAAGGATTCTTTGAAAGAAATAATTTTGATGATCAATTGATTATGCCTAGAGTGATTCCTTTCTTTAAAGAGAAAGTAGAACCAGGTGATGATCCATTTTCAGAATATAGAAGATACACATCTGATTCATTTCCTACATTAGAAGGATTAGGTCTTGATACAATGGACAGACAAGTTATGCTTATTACAGATAAGTACAATCAAAAAGCTATGAATAGTAATTATGTAGCTGTAAATAAAGTTACAAAACTTAAAGATGGTACAAGAGTAGATATAACAACAGGTACCACAGTTACTAAAAAAGACTATGCTGTAAGACTTTCTAAAGGAGATTATTCTCTAAATGATGTAATAGGATATAAAAGAGTTTTGCTTTCATCAGGAGAGCCATTGAGGATATTTGATTACAATGGAAACTTGCAATCTGTATACAAAATGGTTAATCTTTATGGAGATGGTGCTAAGGCTTCAGAATATTACACAACATTTAGACCTTCTGTTATTGAAAATGGTACAATGCCAGTTAAAAGAGAAATAGAGGATAGAGATATTGTTAACTATTATGGTGGTGAAATTGCAAAAGAAACAGTATCTTTACCAACAGAAGCACCTACACAAATGACTGGACAACCTGAAGGAATATCACAAGAAGAATGGGATGGTTTATCTCAAGAAGAAAAAAATAAAATAAACGAATGTTAATATGGCACATTGTGTAAATAGAAGTTCTCCAGAATTTATAGCATTAGCTGAACAATCTAATATCAATCCAATAATTCTTGCTGCAAAGGTTTCTTTGTGGCAGGAAGTTAATGGTTTAGATAATTTTCCTGCATTAGAAAATATAGTAAAATCTACAGAAGAAAAAACTATACCACAAACTGCATCACCACAAACCCTTGCATTAATAAAAGATTTTATTAAACGTATTGGTGTTGATGCAAAATCAATGCAAAATATTGTAGTGAATGGCGTTAAGCAAGATGCTAATGGTGTGGCATTGCTTATGCAAAAACTTATTCAAGTAGTAGAGGGTACAGAAGCACAATCTCTTCCTGAAGAAGCTATGCACTTTGCTGTAGCTATTATTAAACAAACCAACCCTAAGTTGTATAAAAAATTGATGAGTGAAATAAATAACTATCAATTAAAGAATGAAGTGTTTGAAACTTATGGTAGTGATCCAGGATATCAATTAGATGGTAAACCAGATGTTATTAAACTTAAAGAAGAAGCTATTGCTAAAGTGTTAGTTGAAACTATAATTAACAATAATGAAAACAACCCTGAAAAACTAGAGCTTATAGCTAAATCACAATCATGGTGGAATGATATTATAGATTATTTTAAAAACTTATTCATGAAAAGTGGATTTGATAAACTGTCTATGAATATTATTTCAGGAAAGAATATAGGAACAGCTGAAGATATTAGAGAAGAGGAAGGTACATTCTTTTTACAAAAATCTAGACAAGAACAATTAGTTAGTAGTATAAAAGAAATATCTGATAGAATAAGTTTAGATACAGTTAAGAATGATGCTGGTGGAGAAGATTCAAAATATTTTATTGATGGTAAAGAAATCAAATGGAGAGTTAGTAATATAACTAAAACTTGGTATGATATATTACGTAGAGATAAAGCATTGAATGATTCTGAATTTAAAAAAGCAGTTAACACATTAAAGGCTGACAAAGGAACTGCTTTACATAAAGATACGGAACATGCTATGTCTATTCTTACTGATGATAGTGGTAAATTAAGAAGTAGAGAAGAGCTAAATGACATTATAGCTAATGATAATCATGTATCATTTGGAGATCCAAACAATAATGATATGTATCATCTCTTGAGAGATAATCTAAGAGCTCGTATGGAATCATTTCCTAAAGATACTATATTCATGTCTGAAGTTACAATATACGATGCTAAAAGAGATTTAGCAGGCACCGTAGATTTTTTAGCTATTACACCTACAGGAAAGATTAATATATTAGATTGGAAATTTATTGGACTTGATACAGCTAAGTTTAAAGATATTCCTTGGTACAACGTTGCTTCTTGGAATAGACAAATGAATCAGTATAAAACTATAATTAAAGATAATTATGGTGTAGAAAATAAAGATTTTGAACAAACAAGAATGATTCCTATCAAAGCTGTTTATTCAGAAGCTAATGCAAAAACAGGAGCACTTCCTAATTTATTAAATGTAATAATAGGAGATGTTAATGTTAAAAATATTAAAGAAGATTATTTAATACCTGTTCCAGCTCCTGGAGAAAAAGTTATTATAGAAAACGATGTTGCAGCAAGTAAAAAAATTAATTTATTATTAGATAAATTGAATGATGTGTATGCAAAACTTTCTGAACAAAAAGCATTACCATCTGAAAGACTTAATAAATCTGAACAATTAAATGCTTTATATTCTGCAATTAGACAATTGCAAATGAAACAAGACATAGGACCTTTGTTATATCAAGCTAAAGTGTTGAATGTGCAGATCCAAGGAATTATAGAAACATACAATACTAAATTCAAAGATGTAGATAGAGAAACTTTAAAAGGTGATGAAGTAGAAGATTTCACAAAAACAATGTTAGTAGCAGAAGATGCTTTACAACATTATACAACTTTGGATTTAGATTTAGATTTTCTTTTTGAAGGAAAAACTACTGATGAAGAAAAAGCTTTAAAAGAAGAATTAAGAGAAACAGCTTATCAATCTAGAAAACTTAAAGAAACATTAGGTGAGTTATTTACAGAATTCACTGTAGATAATATTGGAGGTACAGAAAAAGGAGAGAAAGTTGTAAAAGATATATTTTCTAAATGGTTAGGAACAACTTCTACTATACAGATTAAAAGTGTTCAAGATTTATTCAAAATGGCTAATGCAGCATTTGGACGTGCTGGTATGGATACACAATCAGAAGTTAAGAAATTAACAGAATTAAAAAAATCTTTTCAAGCATGGGCAAGTAACAAAGGTCTTACATCTAAAAATATGTTTTCTCTTATTAAGAAAAAAGGAGAGAATGAATTAATAGACCAATATCAAAACGAATTTTACAAAACATTAACTTCTAAGATAGAAGCAAAAGATTTTGATTGGATAAGAGATAATGTTGATGTAGATGCATATAAAGAATATTTAGAAGAAAAATTAAAGACAGAATATAAAAGGATAGAAGATAAATCTAGAGTTGGTTCAGAAGAAGAGAATTATAATGCAGTGACTAGAGAACAATTTGAAGCTAAGAACTTATATGACATATCTACACCTAAATCTGTGGGATGGTTGCTATATAATGATATTAAGAATTTCCCAGTTGAAACTTGGGAATCTAAAGAATGGAAAGAATTACATGCTAAAGATACCAATGGTAATTATATAAATAAACCAGCTTTAGATTTTTATAATTATATTATAGAAAGAAATAATGAATATGCAAAAATAGGATATATACAAGATAAAACAGCTAGAACATTTCTTCCATGGGTTAGAAAAGGTTTTACAGAAAAACTTATATTTGGTGGAAACATAACAGTAGGAGAACAGTTTTTAAAAAGTATATCAGTTGATCCTGATGAAGTCGGATTTGGTTCTTTTGATCCAATTTCAGGAAAAATAATAAATAAGATTCCTAGATATCTAGTAAGTAAATTTGAAGAAGAGGCATCAGAAGATTTATTTAAAACTATGGCAATGTATAATGAATTTGCTATTAAGTTTCAGTATTTATCACAAATAGAAAATCAAGGAAGAGCATTGCTAAGACTTGAACAAAACAAAAAAGCTATTGCAACCTCTCAATTTGGAAAAACACAAAAGGATGAGTATGGTGAATTAGTATATACAAATGATAATAATGAGAACACTAAACTATATGAAGATATGTTCAAAGCTATTGTATATCAACAAAAGTATATACAAAGTGAAGCATTTGATCAATTGCTAGGAAAGTTTGGTAATTTTGGTACAACTATAAATGATAAACTTGGATTTAAACTATTACCAGAAAATTTAGATGGAAGACAAATAAGTATTAATAAAGCTATAACACAATTAAATAATACATTTCAAGTGACAGCTTTAGGTCTTAATATACTATCATCATCATCTAACTACTTTGGAGGTACAGCACAAGGGTTTATTAACGCTGGTAAGTATTTTACTAAAGCAGATTATGCAGCTACAGAAATGTGGTTACTAGGTAATAAAATGGGTGGTGTAGATAAACAGAAAATTCTTGCTGCACTTGAATATTTTATACCATTCACAGACAATTATAATAAACAAGCTACAACGCATCTTTCTTTAAATAAATTAGATGAGCAAGCTGTGCAAGATTGGTTAATGATAATGATGAGAGAAGGAGATGAAGCTGTACAAAGATTAAACTTTTTTTCTTTCTTGAAAAATTCAATTGTTGTAGATGGTAAAGTGGTTAACTCTAGAGAATATTTAAAAACTACAGAAGAGTATAAAGAATTTTATAAAGGAACTGAACAAGAAAGAAAAGATAGAGCTGATAAATTTGAAAAAGATGTAAAGGCTATTAATGAAAAACAAGGAGTATTAGCTTTAAGTACAGTAGAAAATGGTGAACTTATTATTCCTGGTGTAGATAGAAAATCTGATTCTGTAATAGAACTAAGAAGAAAAGTGCAAAGTTTTACTGCTGATGCTTTAGGTTCTATGACAGAAGAAAATAAACGTCTAATGAATTTAAATATATATGGAAACTCATTCATGGTATTTAAAAACTGGATCCCAAGACTTGTAGATGTACGTATGGGTAATATTAAATACAATGCTGCTTCTGATGCTTATGAATGGGGAAGAACTAGAATGATAGCTAGATTTGTATCAGATGATCTTAAAGGAGCATTAGGTAATCTTAAAAATTCTTTAATGGGTAATGATAAAGGAATGGAATATATAAGAGAACTATATGAGAAAAAAAGAGCTGATTATAAAGCTGATACTAATAAAGAACTTGAAATGACAGAAGATGAATTTATCGATCTTGTTAGAGCAAATATTAAGAATCAATTAATAGATGTATTATTCTATGCAGGATTGTGGGCATTGTTTTTAGGAATGAAAGCATTAGCTCCAGATGATGATGAAGATCCAGCTGTTAGAAGTCAATGGAACTTCATGCTTAAAGCAACAGATAAATTTAAAGATGAGGTTGGATATTTTTATAATCCTGGAAGTTTAACAAGTTTAGTATCAAAAGGAGCATTCCCAGCTATGGGACTTATAACTAATTATGAAAAAGCATTAGGAGGATTTTTAAAAGAATCATATGCTTTAGGAACAGGAGATGATGAATCAGCTGAAAAGAATCAAGTTATAAAATATTGGATGAAAACAAATCCTATAACTAATCAAGCTGCAGGATTACTTCCTATGTTTTACCCTGCTTTAGCAAAAGATCTTGGTATAAAGATGCAATCCCAATATGGTATAAGATAGTGTAAGATTAGTTACTATTAAAATATATTTATGTTATGCTATATTATGAAGAAAATATAATATTATCATTTCGTTATAACAAATATAAAATTTATATTTGCTATAAAATAAAATAATTATTTTATATGTTGTAATATCAGGCAATATCATTATGGAAAGCACATTTGAAAAACAAGTTGAAAAAGAATTAAAAAGTATGGATCAGCGATTATATGATTTAGAAGACAAAATGACTTCTATAGACGCTAAATTAACACAAGTTGTGGACGCTATATTAGGTAACGCACTAACAAAAACTGGGGGGTTTGTTGCTGATTTAACTGAGCTTAAGTCTAAAATGAAAGAATTAGAAGATAAACTTCAAAAACAAGAAGAGTTCAAAAAGAGATTCTCTTGGACAATTGGAATAATTATAGGAATTGGTGTACTACTTCAATATCTATCTACATTATATAAAAACATAAAAGGATAAAATGAAAATATTAAACTATATAAAGACTAATTTTTTTAATATTATTGTTTTAATATTAGTTTCAGTTATTTTATTGCAGAAATGTACTAGTACACCAGCTAAACCAACTGAACCTAAAATAGTAAAAGATACTGTATGGGTAACTACAAAAAATACTGTTGTTACACAGCCTGTAGTTTATAAAACAATTCCAGGAAAACCAGGAACTAATTATACTCCTGATCCAAACTATGCTAAACTTGTATTGCAATATACTAAACTAGTAGAAGAACATATAGCTCTTAATGTATATAAAGATACAATTAAAATTGACAGTATAGGACATGTTTACATTAATGACACTATAAGTAAAAATAATATTTCTTATAGAAAAGTAGCTTGGAATTTAAAATATCCTATAATAACAAATACTATTACACTACCTCCAGTTAGAAATAATCAACTCTATGTTGGTGGAGGATTGCAAGGAGAACAAACACAATTGTTAAATCAATTTAATGTTGGTCTTTTATTAAAGACAAAATCAGATCAGATATACAATGTATATTCAGGAATGAATACAGATGGTCAATTGCAAATAGGCTTACAAGCTTATTGGAAAATCAAATTACATAAATGATATATAAATTATTTAAATACATTGAACCTATATGGCTAGGAGCTAATAAGAAACTTTCAATAAGAAGATCTTTAGCACTGGCTTTTTCAATAGATTTAATTCTAAATATATCACATACAGTGCATAATTGGAAAGCTGGACAATCATATGCTGATATAGCTATGTTGTTAGGACTGGAAGCTGCTCTTGTAGCTGCTCTTTTATCTTTAACCACTTATTCAAATAGTCTTATCAATAGACAACCAACAACTAATTTAGACATTCCTCAAGAAGATCAATTATGAAAACAAGCAACATAGGAATAGAACTGATTAAAGAATTTGAATCTCTACATGATGGAGATTCATCTCTTATTGGATTACAACCAAAAATGTGTCCTGCAGGAGTTTGGACAGAAGGATATGGACATGCTATGAGAGATAGTAAAGGAAATTTCATTAAAGGAAAAGCTAACAAAACACTAGCATATAATAATGCAAAAGTTAAAACAAAAACTGAAGCTACAAAATTGTTATTTCAAGATTTAGATCCTAGAGAATACATAGTAGAACAAAAAGTTAAAGTGGATCTTAATCAAAATCAATTTGATGCACTTGTATCTTATGTATATAATACAGGTGGTTCTTCAACATTATATAATTTAATAAACAAAAAAGCTCCTGATGCTGATATAAAGAAATGGATTGAAACTAAATACATTTCAGCAGATGGTGTTAAACTAGCTGGTCTAGTTAGAAGAAGAAAAGCAGAAAGTAATTTATTTTTTACACCAGTTTAAACCATGGCAAAACAAACCAATACATCAACAAAAGCAGTAGTAATTAAAGTGAGCAGACCTAACGTGCATGCTAAATCTCAGACATCTAAACTTAAATCTTCTAAGAACTACAAGAAGCTTTATAATGGACAAGGATAAACATGGAATGGGACTTAGAAATAGCTATACATTGGCCTCATAATAGATTTACTATAGGATGGGATATTATACATGCTGATGAAAAGTATAATTACGAAACATATAACTTGTATTTAGCAATATTTACATTAACATTAAATATATATAATTAATTTAGTTAGACTTGTGCTAACTATTTTCGTTATTTTAATTTGGTGAAAAACATATACTAATGGTGAAAATCACTTATTTTTGTATAATAAATAAAATTTAAACAAATGGCAATACCATCAAAACAAATAGGTCAATCATCAGAATCTAATTTACTTTGGAATATATCTAAACAATTAGATCAATTGACAAAAATTACTAATGCTTCTTCTAATGTAACAGTGGAAAATACTGGAGCAAATCCTGTTCCTATTAGTCCAAGACCTAATACTACTGGAGCAAATGGAACAACTCCTTATAAATTAATATCATTAGCTACAACAAATGCTAATGTTGTTAAAGCTTCACCAGGAAATTTATATTCTATTGTAGCCATTGGATTAACTTCAACCGTTAGATATTTAAAATTGTACAATAAAGCAACATCACCAACTGTAGGTACAGATGTTCCATTAATGACTATTCCTGTTCCAGCTAATACACAAGGAGCAGGTATATCTATTCCATTCTCTATGGGAGTTAATTTCCCTTTAGGAATTGCTCTTTCCATAACAAGTGGATTAGCAGATAATGATACAGGAACAATATTAGCAAATGATGTAGTGATAAACTTAACTTACGCATAATTATGTTAACTCTATTAGGATGTGGACAAGGACAAGCTAGTATAACTGTTATTGCTTTAATCAATGCTTTTAAAGCAAGGGTAGCAGCTGACTCTGGTATGTATGAAGCAGAAGCTTGTCAAATAATAACATTAAATACATTAGCAACATGAGTTTAATTAATAAAGCTTCATTAATAATTACGCCAAACGCTGTTAAGGAAGGAAAACTGTATTCTGTTGTTCCTAACACACCATTAGGTGATATGACCGTTGTTCGTGCTACAACAGCAACGAGAGTAAATAGTGCAGGATTGATTGAAGTAGTTCCAAGAAATTTGTTTACCTATAGTAATACTTTTAGTAACCCAATAGATTGGGGTGGTTTTAATCAATTATCACTCACTGCAAATGCAGGAATATCTCCTGATGGAAATAATAATGCTTTTTTATTCACAAAAAATACAAGTAGTATTTACGGTTGGAAAAGTCAAAATAACACTTCATTTTATTTAGGTGTTACTTACACTTTTTCTGCTTTTGTAAAAAAAGGAACTGTAGGAAATACAGCTATAATAAGGGTTGCAGGTGGTGCTTTTCCTCCTGCAATTGTTTTTGAATTTAATTTTGATACAGAAACTATTACAAATGGTGGAAGTTTTACTAAATTAGAAAATGGTTGGTATAGAATTTCAGGACAAAGAACAGCTACGAGTACAGGAAGTGGTGATTTTCAAATAGGTGTTATTTCAGCATTAGCGACAGGCTTGAATAACGTATTAATCTATGGTGCTCAATTAGAAGCAGGTTCAACAGCAACAGAATATTTCCCTACAACAACAAGATTAAACATTCCACGTATTGACTACACAAACGGAAGTTGTCCGAGTTTATTGGTAGAACCGCAGAGAACTAATTTGTTGTTGAGAAGTGAGGAGTTTAATGATGCTGCTTGGATAAAAACAAACGCTACTGTAACATCTAATAGTACAATTTCTCCAAGCGGAACTTTAACAGCGGACACAATTAATATTTCAGTTCAAGATGTTGAACGTGTTATTCAAAGAGTTTTAGTAGGAACTTCTATTGCAGGTGTAACATATACTGCGAGTGTATGGGTAAAAGGACAAGGAAGTAATGTTGGAAAACAAGTTAGATTTAGGGTAAAAAGAAATAGCGGAGGTGCTCTTTCAGATGCTATATTAAATTATACACTTACTTCTAATTGGACAAGATTATCTATTAGTTTTACAGGTGTAACTGATAATACAGGCGTGGCTTATAGTTTTGATGGTGCTACAAATTATGCAGATTCATTTGATGTTTGGGGTGCTCAATTAGAAGCAGGCTCATACGCTACTTCATATATTCCAACAGTAGCATCAACAGTAACACGTAACGCTGATGTTATTTCTAAAACAGGAATAAGTATTTTAATAGGGCAAACAGAAGGAACTATATTTTTAGATTTTGAATTATTACCAAACAATATAAACAGTAGTTATGTATTCGCTTTGAATGACGGTACTAATATAAATATGATAAGAAGTGAAATTTTTATATTAAGTCCAACAATTTTACAATTCCGAACTGGTGTTAATACTTTAGGAGTCGGTCAAGGTGATTTTTTTACAACTATTACGCAATTAAGAAATAAAATGGCAATTTCTTATTCTTTAAATAATGTTAAAATTTTTATAAATGGTACTTTAGTAGCCACCGATACTTCTGTAACGATACCTACAATGAATACTTTTAATATAGGAAATAGAACTTTAGACAATATTATTGGTTCAAGTTATAAACAAGCAATACTTTTCAAAACGCAATTAAGCAATGCAGAATGTATCGCATTAACAACGCTATAATGGAAATATATAAATTAAATTACACAGACAAAGAAACTGCAATTGCTGATTTATTAGCTAAAGGAGTTTATGTAGAAATAGAAGGAGAATTATCCTATATCAATGGAACTCAAGCTGTAGTTGATATAGGTCAAATAGTGAAAGTTGAAGGAACGTATGATGAACAAGGAAATGTAATTACTGAACCTATTTATTTTGAAGGCGTATTCTACGATGTAATGACCACAGAAGTAATTGACTTTGGAAGTAACGAAGTATTTCCTATTGATTGCAAACATAGTTTTATGGGTTATGCTCAAAATGCTGATGGGCCTGTATTAGAAGTATAAAGAATAAATTAAAACCAAACTACATAATGAAACCAATATTAATTACATGTCAACCTACAGATACATACTTTGTATGGCAAAATCATATGTATATAGAATCTTGTATAGCTCAAGGATTTAAAGAAGAGCAAATACATATTCTTTTATACAATCCTATAGGGAGAGTTTATAACACTAGCTGGGATAAGTTAAAAGAATGTTATCCAAAACTAAATATATTTATATATGAAGATAAAGGAGTTCAGCAATTTCTTGGAACTTATATTCCTATATTAAGACCTCATATTCTTTGGCAACATTTTGAAGCTTTTCCAGAATTACAAGATAGAACAATTATATATACAGATAGTGATATTCTTTGGTTAGATTCATTAAATATAAATCATTTATTAGAAGATGATATAAATTATGTTAGTGATGCTAATTCATATTTGAATCATTCATATTTTGAAAGTAAGTATAGAGATGTACTTCCTGAAAAATTAGAAGAAGCTAAATCAATAGATTTTTTAAAAGGAGTTTGTGATATAGTTGGTATAGATAAACAAGTTGTAATAGACAACAATTCTAATACAGGAGGTGTACAATATATTCTAAAAGATATAGATGCATCATTTTGGAAAAAAGTTGAAACAGATGTTCTTAAAATAAGAATATATCTTCAACAGATGAATAGAGATTATTTCAAAGATGAAAATAGTGGTATACAATCATGGTGTGCAGATCTTTGGGCAGTACAATTTAATCTTTGGTTCTTCAATAAAGAAAGTAAAGTAGCTAAAGAATTAGCATTTGCTTGGGCTACAGATCCAATTATAAAAATAGAAACATATCCTATTCTTCATAATGCAGGAATAGTTTCTGAAACAGGAAATGGTTATCCAGCTTTCTACAAAGGAAAGTATCATATGGGTACAGACCCAACAAAAGATCCTAACCTACAATTAATACTTAATAATGAACAATCAAAGAAGTATTGTACTTGGTATTATGCAGAAAAATTAAATACAATCAAAAATAAATATAACCTTAATTATTAAAAACATGTCAAATCAGAGAAATTTAAAAGCATTTGTTCGCTTCGATGGAAGTGGAAGAGTTGTCGCAGGCAGCTTGATCTTGAGAAGAAGTAAACCAAAAGTGGGTAAATGGCAAGAGATAACAGCATATGAATGTTGTAATCCTACTACCACTACTACTACAACAGTAGTTTAATTTAATGTAAAATGGCACTAAAATCACTATTTCCAGATGACATGATGAAATCATCATCTGAAGGCTTAACGTTAGAAAGTATAGCTGCAAAGCTTACTTACTTCCATGAGCAATTGCATTTATTGCATTGGCAAACTAGTTCATATGCAGAGCACCAAGCTCTTGGTGGATTATATGATTATGTACATGATTTTAAAGATGGTGTAGTTGAAAAGATTATGGGCTATACAGGTAAAAGACCTGGAGCTTATAAAATAGAACCTCTTGGTGGAGCTAATGCTTCTTCTGTTGTTTCTGAACTTATGAGCTTTGCATCATCATTAAAAGCATATGGTGAAAAAAATGCTTATCACGATATATGTAATCTTGCAGATAGTTTATCTGGAGAAGCGGCTAAAACAAAATATCTATTAACATTATCATAATGGAAATAAACAGAAAACATTTTCCTAAAGTGATGCAAGATAATGATGAAACATTTCTTGCACATCTGGAAGGTGTTATTTCTTCTGTTGATGAACTATGTAGCTTAGAGATAACAAAGAGCTTAGAATCATATAGATTCAGAATAGCTTGTAGTCTTCCTAAGTATAATAATATGGTGATTGAAGAAATATTAAAGTTCTGTAATCTATTCCATATAAGACTTGATATGAGCAAGAGTATTAAAACAACAAGCGTTATTACGTTTGAAATAAATCTAAATTAATATGCCTACATTTATAAAACCAGGATTCTGGGAAAAAAGACAAAAAGGATATGACCATTGGTTAAACCTTGATCAATTAATAATTTCATTGAGCCCTCCAGCTACAACTGGTCCATTTGAATACAATGCAAATGCAACTGGTATTCAGCCAATATTAGGAACTAATGTTGCAAGTGGTACAAATGCTACAATTGGTGGTGGTATTTATAATACTGCTTCTTGTAATTATTCAACAGTTGGTGGTGGTCAAGGTAATACTGCTTCTAATTATCATTCAACTATTAGTGGTGGTTATGGTAATACTGCTTCTAACAGTTATTCAACAGTTGGTGGTGGTTTAAGTAATACTGCTTCTTCTAATTATTCAACAATTGGAGGTGGTCGAAACAACATTGTTTCTGGATGTTATGCGACAGTTGGTGGAGGAGGAGGATTTGGATACTCTGGAAACTCTGGTTATCCAGATTATTCTCCTATTTATTCAAGTTTTGGCAACAATGCTTCTGGATGTATTTCAACAATAAGTGGTGGTAGATGCAATACTGCTTCTAGTTATTATTCAACAATTAGTGGTGGTTCTTTAAATACTGCTTCTGGTTCTAATTCAACAATTGGTGGTGGTAATCAAAATACCGCTTCTAACGCTTATTCAACAGTTGGTGGTGGTTATAGAAATACTGCTTCTGGTTCCCTTTCAACAGTTGGTGGTGGTTTAAGTAATACTGCTTCTCAATATGCTTCAACAGTTGGTGGTGGTATATTTAATACTGCTTCTCAATATGCTTCAACAGTTGGTGGTGGTAAATGCAATATTGCCCCTGGTTCTTGTTCAACAATTGGAGGTGGTTATAAAAATATTACTAGTGATTATTCAACAGTTGGTGGTGGTAGATATAATATTGCTTCTAATTTTACATCAACAATTGGTGGTGGTCAATATAATACCGCTTCTGGTTTAGGTTCAACAGTTAGTGGTGGCGGAGTGAATTATTATAATAGTAGTGTTTATGGTGCTGGTAATATTGCTTCTGGCGATTCTTCAACAATCGCTGGTGGTTTGTTTAATACTGCTTCTGGATGTAGGTCAGCAATTGGGGGTGGTTGTATTAATGTTGCTTCTGGTACTTTTTCTGGAATATTAGGAGGGTCATATAATAACACAAATACTTGCAATTTTGCAATGATTGTCGGTACAAATATAACTGCCGACAGAAGTTGTGCTACATTTGTAAATAACTTATCAATCAAAAACATTCCAACTGCAAGTGCTGGTTTACCAAGTGGGTCTGTTTGGAAAAATGGAAATGTATTAAATATAGTTTAAAAAAAAAACAATAAAACCGAAATACTTTTTTATATTTGTATTTCAAAAAATAAATAATTTAAAAATAAAATAAAATGGAAAATTTCACAATTCACATCTTTGGTTACGGAGAAACACAAATCAACTCAAAAGATTTATCTGTAAAAGTTGCAACTGATACGTTAACTACTGTAACGCCTTTAATCACTGGGATATTTGCTAAAAAACCAGCAGACAATCCAACATTAATTACAGACTTTCACGCAATTAACCTATTTGGTTATAATGATGTTCGTTGGCAAGTAAAAAATAACGGTTTTAATGTTAAAGATGATGTAGAGCTAAAACCTCTTATTGATGCTTTAATTGCTGAATTGCAAACTACCACTACTACTACCACTACTACAGTTGTATAAATAATATTAGGGCATATATTATATGCCTTTTTTTTTTAAACCAAACTACATACTATGGAAAGAAAATTCTTTTTTAATTCATCTCTACCGAGAGCTGGATCAACATTATTACAAAACATAATTGCAGATAATCCAGAATTCTATTGTACACCTACAAGTGGATTTTTAGAATTGATTTTAGCAGCTAAACAAAGTTTTAGTCAATCACCAACAGTGAAGGCTCAAGATGATGCATTAATGACTAAAGCATTTCTTTATTTTTGCAAAGGAGCAATGGATGGTTATTTTAATGCTTTAACTGATAAACCCTATATATTAGATAAAAATAGAGCATGGGGAATTCATTTACCATTAGTTAAACAATTTACTGGAGAACAGCCTAAAATGGTTTTTATGGTAAGAGACATTAGAGCTATTTTTGCTTCTATGGAAAAAAACTTTCGTAAAAATCCAACTAAAGAAAACCATATTCAAAATCCTGATCAGATGGTTGGCACTACCCTTCAGAAAAGAGTAGAACTTTGGTCTAATAATGTTCCTATAGGAATAACTATGGATAGATTAAAAGATATGATTGACCAAGGAATAGATAAAAAAGTTTTATTTATTCGTTATGAAGATCTGATGGACTTTCCAGAACAAGAAATTAAACGTTTTTATGAATATATGGAACTTCCATATTATGAAGGACATAATTTCAATACTGTAACACAACACACACATGAAAATGATTCATTTCATGGTATATATGGTGATCACGTGCTAAGAGAGAAGTTTGAAAGAAAACCTGATGATTTTGAGGATATATTAGGATTTGAGATTTGTCAATCAATAAAGAATGCATATCCTTGGTTCTATAAGAAATTTGGATACGTTTAATCATAAAAAAACCAACATGAATATAATATTTGATATATCAGGAGGATTGGGTAAAAACATTCTTTCTACAGCAGTATTAAAAGCAATTAGAAAACAACACAGTGATGCTTACATTATTGTTCTTACATCTTATCCAGATGTATTTATTTCTAATCCAAGTATAAATAAAGTTATACAACATGGATCTACTACAGGAATCTATAAAGACTATATTATGTCTAAAGATGCAAAAGTGTTTGTTACAGATCCTTATACATGTTCTGATTACTTAACAGAATCAAAACATTTAATAGAAATTTGGTGTAAGCTTTGTGAAGTTCCTTATGATAATGAAATGCCTGAACTTTTTATCTCTAAAGCAGAAATAGAGTATTTTGCTCCTTTTTATAAACTTGATAAACCTATTATGGTTATACAACCTAACGGTGGTTCACAAGAGCAACCATTAAAATATAGTTGGACAAGAGATATTCCTGCTCCAGTTATAAAAGATGTAATTGAACATTATAAAAATAAATACACTATTGTACATGTTAAAAGAGAAGATCAACCTATTTATGAAAATACAATAGCAGCTCTTGATTCATTTAGAAGTATAGCAGTTCTATTAATTTTATCAGAAAGAAGACTTCTCATTGATTCTTCTGTACAACATATAGCTGCAGCATTAGATTTACCAAGTCTTGTATGTTGGATAGGAACAAATCATAAAGTGTTTGGTTATGATATGCATGCTAATATAGAAGCTAACACACCAGACAAAGAATTAAATTTTGATCATCCATATTTACAAAAACTTCCTTTATTTGAAGATATTTCTAAATGTCCTTATACAGAATTGAATAAAATATTTGACAGTAAAGATATAATCAAAGCTTTGAAATAATGGCAATCTATTGGTTTACAGGACAACCTTCACATGGTAAAACAACCCTTGCTAATGTTTTAGTAAATAATTTAAAATGGAGAGATAGAAAAGTGTTTCACATAGATGGAGACAATTTAAGAGCCCTTACATTAAATACTGATTATTCTAAACAGGGTAGGCTTGATAATATTACAGGAGCTCAAAAGATAGCTAACTACCTTCACAATGAAGGATGGGATGTAGTGGTATCCTTAGTTTCTCCTTATAGAGAACAAAGAGAACAATTTAAAAAACACATAGGCAATCGTCTTGTAGAATTATATGTACATGCAGAAGAACCTAGAGAAAGAGATAATTTAAAATCTTTAGATTATGAACCTCCTTTAGAAAACTTTATAGATGTTAACACTACAAATATAGATCCTAAAGATAATATTAAAAACATATTATGGTTAATAGAAAACGACACATCGCTAAGACTATTACTTATAGAATAATAAGTACAATTATAGGATTTGGTATTGTGTATATTTTATCAGGATCTCTAAAAACAGGTGTAGCTTTTAGTTTTTTAGAAATTATATACAAGCCTGTACAATATTACATACATGAAAGAGTTTGGTATCGATATATTAAATATGGATTAAAATAAAAAAAATTATGGCAACATTTATTAAAGCAGGTTTTTGGCAAAAATTATGTAATCCTTGTAATGGTTACAAAGGATGGCTTAATTTAGATCAGTTGATAGAAAGTATAGCTGGTCCAGGAGTTCCTGGTCCACAAGGTCCTAAAGGTCCTCAAGGAGTACAAGGAGAACAAGGAGTTAAAGGTGACCAAGGTATACAAGGAGACACAGGTCCTCAAGGTCCTTCAGGACTTACAGGTTTATTTGCTCAAACTGCTGATAGTGCACCTGTAGTAAATACTGCAGTGGAAACAACAATAGTAGGACCAGGTGTTGGTTCTCTTACTGTTCCTGCAAATGGATTTCAAATAGGAGATAGTTTTACTTGTGCACTAGATGGATTAGTTACTTGTGGAAGTTCAGCAACATTACATATTCGTATTAGAACATTATCTGGAGTGATTTTAGCTGATACAGGTATAATTGATATGGCAGCTGCAACTGATAAATCTTGGATAATAAATTTATATTTTACAATAAGAACATTAGGAGGAGTAGGTGTTGCATCAATTTCATCAGGTGGATTATTTTCTTATATTAGAAATGGAGGTACACAGTTTGAAGGATATGTTTTAAGTACAGTTAATACTACAACATTTAATACAACTATTGATAATACACTTGTAATTACAGCACAATGGGACCCAGGTTCTATAGGTAATTCAATAGTAACAAGAAACTTTACGCTCACTAAAGTATATTAAAATATATTTGGTTATTAAATTTATATTTTTTACTTTTACGAATTATTAATAATTTAAAACCAATATTATGGCACAGTATGACCCAAATTCCAAATATACTTGGAAACCTGAAGACACATTTACATTAACAGGACAAGAGTTTGGTCTAATTCTTAACACAGTTAGATCTTATTTATCATCAGAAGAAGCTGCAAGATTTCAATTAATGATTCAAACTAATCAAGTGATTGAGAAAATCATGAAAGAAGCAGTAGAAAATGATGTTATTACAGAAGTTGTGGAAGAAGTTCCTACAATGGAAGTGGTGCAATAACACAACATAGCTGTTGGGAGACGAATAACAGCTGTTTTCAAACAAAAGCTCTTCTCTATGAGAATATACGAACCAAAGAATAGAATAGATGTTACAACACCCAAGGGAGATGGGATTATCTGGATTATTACAGAATTCGGAACAGAAACAGATACCATCTATACAATTATTATTAATGACACAGGTGAGATGTGGCAATACACTCACAAAGATATTATTGTAAAACCCAATATAACATTTAAACGCTATGGCAACAATTAAAAAAGCACAGAATGGTGCTAAAACTAAAGATAGTACAGCATATTTTTCAAATGTGAAAAATAATGCATATAAAGTTGCAGATGAATACCGTAACGCTGCTTTTTCTGGAGGAGATGTAAGAGAAAAAGCTAAAAAAGTTGCATTTAAAGCATCTGATGATTTAATAAGACAATCTAAAAAAGGAAAACCAGGTAAGGATGCTAATGGTTATCCAGTAAAAAAGAAAATGAAAAATGGTGGAAGTCTAACTGGACTTAAAGCATCTAACAAAAGAGTTGGTCCTGTAGATCCAAAAGGAGCATTCACAAAGGTACAAAAGAAAACATTAGCTGGTGCTAAAGGAAAAGCTTCTCTTACCAAAGATAAACAACTTGGTGCTACAAAGATGGCTAAATGTGGTGCTAAAATGTCTAAGAAATAATGGCAACTGATAAAAAGTGGATTCAATCTGCAACAGCCTCTATAAAAAAAAGAGGAACTGCTGGGAAATGCACACCTATCACAAAGAAGGGGTGTTCTGGAAAAGCTAAAACTTTAGCTCTTACATTCAAAAAAATTGCTAAATCTAATAAGAAGAAATAATGGCTAAGATAACTAAAGTTCCAGATGGTCCTCTTATTAAAAAGAAAGGCCCATTTAAAGGAAGCACATTAAAAGCTGGTGGTATGATCAAACGTGCTGATGGTTCTACATCAAAACGTGGTTTATGGGATAACATAAGAGCTAACAAAGGATCTGGTAAGAAACCTACAACAGCTATGTTAAAACAAGAAAAGAAAATTAAAGCTAATGATAATGTTAAAAAATCTAATTTTTCTAAAATGAAATTAGGTGGTAAGATAATTAAGAAAGCACAAAGTGGTATTACTACAAGTAGTTCTTATAATCCAGAAACTAAAGAAACTACTATAAAGAAATCTTGGTCTGATACTAAATCTGGTAGTTTCAATAAGTCTTCTAATGCAAAAGCTAATAAAAATACTGTATCTAAATCTATAGCTAAACCAACTATTTCTAAAACTCCTATTAAAGTTATCACTAAAGGTCAAAGAGAGTATAAAACTTTTCCTGGTCCTACTGCTGCTGGTATAGTTAATAAATCAGAAATAAAAGCTCCTTTATTACCAGCTAATGCTGCTAAAAAACCTGTTACTCCTAAAGAAAGTTTAGAAAACAGACGTGAATATGTTAAACAGAAACAAACTACTGAAGACAAAACATATTTAAAACAAAATCCTGGAAAAACATTAGAAGATAGAAGCAAAGATATTCAAAAAAGAAAAAAACAATTAGAAAGACAATATAATAGAAATTCTCCTGGATTACCTTTACCAAATAAAAAAGGTTCTGGAGGATGTACAAATTGTTAATAAATTATAAATCTAAAACTAAGAAATAATGGCAACACCTGCATGGACTAGATCTGAAGGAAAATCAAAATCTGGTGGATTAAATGCTAAAGGAATAGCATCATATAGAGCTGCAAACCCAGGTTCGAAACTCAAAAAAGCTGTTACTACTAAACCTTCTAAACTTAAACCTGGAAGTAAAGATGCAAATAGACGTAAGTCTTTTTGTGCTAGAATGGGTGGTGTTAAAGGACCTATGAAGAAACCAAGTGGTAAACCTACAAGAAAAGCATTAGCTTTAAAAAAATGGAATTGTTAATCAATTAAAAATAATATATAATGGCAACAATAAAAAAAGCTCAAGCAGGAATCACTGCTAAAAAACCTGCAGTTAAAATAGAAAAGAAAACTACTGTAACAGCTAAACCTAAGACTGCTTCTCAGAGAATTGGAGACTTAACATTAAGAGATATTAAAAATTCTACTGAAACAGCTCTTGATCTTTCTACTCTTGGTGCATATGGAGCTGCAAAAAAAGGTATTAAAAAATTAACTGGTATGAAATCTGGTGGCAATATGAAGAAAGCTAAATCTGGTATATCATTAGGAATGAAATCTGTTAAAGCAGGTGTTGATAAGAATCCTGGTGTAACTAGAGCTGATATTATTACAGCTGCAACAAAGAAAGCTAAATCAGGAGCTAAGATGACTAAATGTAAAACTGGTTGTAAATAATGACTTCTGGTAAAGCAAAGAAATCAGGAGCTCCAAGAAAAGCTCCAAAGGTTGGTATTCCTAGAAAGGACAAACCTTTTTCAAAGACTAAGTCTATGGATGATAAAGCTATAAGAACTTCTCCTCAACAACCAATGAAACAAAAGAGATTATCCAAATAAAAAAAGCCCTTGAAATAAGGGCTTTTCTATTTAAAACAATTAAAACAATTAAAAAAATAAGAAAGAAAAATAATAATTTTGTTGGAGAGCTTTTGCTTTACAAATATATAACATTTATTTCAATTGATCATAATAATCATTATTAAAATGTGGATGAAGAATAATATTTCCTTTTGTATCATCTAACACTCTATCTGCATGATCTAATATAACTTGATTGTCATTATTTCCTAACCCTGAAACATGGAATGTGTTCATTCCCCATCTATATATCATTGTATGTTTTAACTTTGATTCATATATTTTTCCATTATTATGAAATGTTATATCTGCATCTTCTCCATTACTTGTATTAGGCCATTTAATTCTATTTAAATAATCTTTGGTATATATATTACCATTGTTAATATTGCTTGATTCTTTCTCAAATTTATTATCAACAAAGAAATACATTCCTTCACTTCTATAAATATCAAATCCTGGATTAGTATCTATATCAATTTGTGCATTCTTTAGTGCCCATGGAGCAAGTAAATCATCATCATCTAATCTATATATGTATGGATAATTACATTGTTTATATCCCCATTCAAGTTTAGCTGATATAGAAGGAAATCTAGTTTCACAATTGATAATCCTTACTCTAGGGTGATTATAGATATATTTTATATCTGGATTATCATTAACTATAACCATTTCACATTCTGGTGTGAGTTCTTGTGATATAAATGATTGAATTGCTTCTTCAAGCAAATGATGTCTTTTGTATGTAAGTGTTAAAACTGAAATCATTTTGGTAGTATTAGTCCGTTATTAAAATATGTTGGTAGTATTGTCCAATCTTTACAATATATTTCTTGCCATTTACTTGGACCTTTTGGACCAAACCATGTTTCTGGTGCAATAACTATTTTTTCAGTATTTCTAGATAAATAAGCTGCCCACCAACTAAATGATGAATTAGATATAATAAAATGATGACACATAGACATAATCCATAATTGTTCATGTATTTCCCAATCTTCTAGATATATCACATTAGGTAAGTTTATGTGTTCTTTACACCATGGAATATCATCACTAGCAATAATATATTGTTTTGAAGGAACTAGTGATATTGCCTTCATTATATAATCTAATGATATTACAGGATGATAGTCTGAATATATTAGATAATCTCCTCTTCGAACATTGATTACTGTCACCTCTGTGTTAAAGATGACAGGAATCTCTGTATGTATTCTATTTATGAATTCTTTAGTAGGAGAGAATAAAGATTTAATTGCCTCACTGTATTTGTTAAAATAGGTTTCATCTTGAAAGTATCCTGTATACACAGTAACTTTATTACTAATAATATCATTTGGATGATCTATGAAAAAATCTAGTTTTCTAAATATATTATTTATAAAATCATTAGTATGTCCTACTTGATTTGCAGGAATTACAAGTTGTCTATTTTCATCCATAGCTCTTGCATATGCATTAGCAATCATAAACAAATTGTTACCAAGTCTTCCTCCTAAAGAAGGCATTATAAAATCTTCATTTAACATTCTACCACACCATTATAACATTGTTAAAACACTCCTTGCTACCATTAAACTTTAATAATGGTTTATATTTATTATCTTTATTCATATTTTTTAATTTTATTTCTAAATCGTATATATCATTTGAGTCTCCCTCAATGATTTTTAATATAGTATGATTGTAAGGCATTTCTGTTTTAGATTGAAATCTTCTTTTTATATCAACAAATGTTCTTCCTATCTTGTAAAAAGTTTCTTGGTCATTCCAACATTTAATTATATAAATTTTAAAACTTTCAAATCTTTTAGATTTTTTAGCAGCATCTTTCCAATTAGTCTTAGACCATCCAGTAGGATTACTAGAATGATGATCTGAACAAATTTTATCACCACATTTAGGACATCCCTGCCCCATAGAATGTGCTCCAGCAGTTTGTTCAAATAAACCATGATCTTTACATATTATTTTTACTTTATCTAATAAAGTTTTATATTTTAATAAACTATAATCATATTTATTATTATGAACAGCTATCATTTTATTTATAAAATATAAATTTTTATCTACTGCAGTTATTATAGTAGGAATAACCCCATCTAAAAGATGGGATTTTCTACATTTATTTATTCCATAGATATTATTAACTAAAATATATTCTGAATTACTATTTTCTATATTTTCAAAAGTAAATAGTGAATCAGGAAATTTAGTATAGAACTTAAGTTTAAATATGTCAAAACTTTTTTCTGTCATAATATACTTCTACCAGATTTGGATCACATCGAAAGGGCTTACAAGTAATACTTGCTCATCTTCTGACAAAGGGATTAATGGAGCTTTTGATAATGCTGCTGGATCTATAAGAACTACATCTCCTGGTTTAACTTCCATGTTAGCTGTTCCTACACTGTGTACAACTAATTTAGACATTTTTTTAATCATTTCTTTCTCTAAAGCTTCTTTTGTATTATCATCTACAATAAGTTTGCTTTCTTCTTTCTTTGGTATCTCTAAATAGATACGGTTTCCTAATAATTTTGCCATTATATTGCTATGTTAGTTTGTTGATAAAATCTTGTTTTGTCTTCTGCACTCAATGTAATTTCTGATTGCACTACTGCCATCTCTTTCTTACCTTGAATAACTCTATTAGTCTTGATATTGATAGTATCTGGTAGCGTAATCATTTCTTGATGGAAATCATTAAGAATAATCATTAACTCTCCAGAAGGTATCTCTACGCTTCTAATTACCATGTCTACATTTAAAGAGGCCATGATTGATTTCTCTTCAGAAGCTTCATCACTTCCTACTTGTTGTTTAATTGTGTAAAAAAATTGGTTTTTCATAATTTATATTTAATTTTTAATTGTACTCGAGATCTAATATTTTACCAACTAAATCACTTCTGTGATTAGCTTTAAGTTTAATCCATTCTATTCCTTCAATCTTCTTAGATAATTCAATAGCATAAGATAGACCAGTGTATGATTCTTTAATATCTTTCTGTTCATTATCTCCATTGATAATAATCTTACCTGTTTTACCAAGTCTAGTTAAGATAGCAAGCATTTCCCCTTTTGACAGGTTTTGCGCTTCTTCCACCACCAACACATCATCAATAGTTTTACCACGTATAAACTGAATAGGATAAGCAAGTATTTTCTTGTCCTTAACCAGGTCTTGAATTTTGAGTTTATCATAACATTTTTCTAAGTTCTCTTGAAATGCTTCCAAATAAGGATTAAATTTATCTTCAAGACTTCCTGGTAAAAACCCTAGTGACTCTCCCACCTCAACTGTGGCTCTAGTAACATACACATGAGCGCATTGTTTCTTCATTAAGAAGTCCAAAGCTGATTGTGCACACACTAATGACTTACCACTTCCAGCTCTACCAGTAACAATTACTATTTGATTATTAATAATTAGTTCTTTAGCAAGCTTCTGCTCTTCGTTTAAAACTACAGCATACTTAATTTCTGATTTTCTAACTCGATTAGGTTCTTTCATTTTTTCCACTTGTTATATTTCATTGTTGTTTTAGATCCGTAGGTGATTACATCTTTCTTGTTGTCTTTGATATGTTGTTCTATAATAGAGTTAAGTGTATCAAAGTAAATCATACTTCTCATTGAGACTATTGCGTCTTTTATTAATTTCATCATATTTATACATGTCATTTTCAACATTAGAATGCTCTTCAAGTGTCAAAAGTATGATATTTTCTTCATCTAGGCAAGCTTCAGGGTATTTTTCTTTAGGTAATATGTGATGGAAGTATGTACTCATAGGTTCACTTCCTAAATATGTGTTACTCACTTCTGATCTATGAGGCTTCTTTTTCCATATAGTAAGAAACATTTCTCTTTGTATGATATAACCATCACTAACCCCCTTTTTAGGGGTTAATGTTGGCTTTAACCTACTTTGAGCTAAAGGTTTTCTAGCTTTATGTTGGAAACAATATTCTCCATCACAATTCTTTCCACATGTTTTACACTTCATCTTTAAATATTAGGTGGTTTAGGTGCAAAAGGATCAGGAAAATAAGAATTAAATAGATTAACAAATCCATTATAATCTGCAGTAGATGTAGGTGCCCAATTTAAACCAGGAGGTGTGCAATCACAACTTCCTTTCCATGGAGCATTCATTTTGTGACATCTATTACATTCCCATGATAGGGAAACTTTTGGACATGTACACATCATTGGTGGCAGTGTACTATTCCATGTATAAGGAAACGTTTTAATATTTCCACACACTGTACACTTTTGTGGATAATCTATAAAATTACTTTCCATCTTTTACAAATTGACCATCTACCATAACTCCTGTACGTTTTGAAATTACATTGTATGCACTCTCTAAACATTCTGTTAAGCTCACTCCTTGCATCTCTGCTTGGATAATGATTGTTACCAATATATCTCCTAGAGCATCTATTGTTTCATCTTTGTCATCAAATGCTATAGCAGTTATAAGTTCTGTACATTCTTCCATAGTTTTACACGCTTGTGCTATTGGTGTTCCTTTTTCAAAGATTCCTTTTTGTGTGGCCCAAGCTATAACTAGAGCTTCTAATTCATTGTAACTTTTCATATTATATTATTTTTTGTTCTATTAATAATTGTTCTACTTTTTCCCAGTCTACAAATGGTCTAGATGATAAACTTGTGTCATATTTTAATGGACAGCCAAGAGCTGAATCATCTATCATTAAATCAGCAAAGCTTTTAGGGCTCTCTGTCCAATTATGTTGATCTGGATCACTATTTACACCATATAATGGAATTTCATTGTCTATAAACCACTGTATAGCATCATTTAAAAATGTTCCTTTTACATCAGGAATAATATGCTTATTGATTGTTTTAAATGTTATTCTATTACTTCTCATAGTAAATAATATGAGATGGTGCCCTGCATCAGTTAATTTTCTAAGTACTGGTACAGAACCTATACTTTTACCTATTTGTGGAAAACTATGAGTTACACAGGTTCCATCGAAATCCACATTAATCGTAAGTTTCTCTTTCATGTTATTTATAAAGATTATGTGTGTCTATATCAGTAAAAGTTTTAATTAAACTTCTAATTGCTTCACCACACGTTACTGCCATTTCTCCTCTTATCTCAATAGATAAGTTTTCTTTTTCTTGAAGTTCCCACATTTTATCTAGTAATGCACTTTGAAAAATATAAACTGAAGCTCTAAACCCTTCATCATCGAATCCAGGTTTAGCTTCATAATTTTCTAATAATGTATCTTCTATTTCAGATAATATTGGACTTAGTTTTTTTCCTAATGTCATATAATTTTTTCTGTTATTAATATTTGTCTAACTTTTTCAATTAATTCTGGTATTCCAGCATCATTTATAATTTCATAATTAAACTCAGCATCATCAAGACTTGTTTCACTAGGATGTTCTTTTTGATATTGTTTAGAACAACTTATTTTGTGATAACCAGTTCCTCCACATTCAGAACAAGGTCTCACCACTCTGATAGTGATACCTTTACGTCTTACAATAGCTTCTAACTCATTCTCAAATCTCATGTCTGTAATAATCCAGTTAGGATATACAGGCTCTCCATCTGTCAACTTTGTATCAAATGCTCCTATTAAATAATGTGTAGGAGTATAATCAGCAAACAAAGCAGCTGCCCAAATATTTTTAGATAAATTATCTCTTAAACATTCAGTTCCAAGAGTTTGCAAAAACTCACGTATTGTTGTATTTTCTGTTATCATTTTTTTAGTTTTTAAATTTCCATTTATAACCATAGGCTGTTTTAGCTACATTACCCTGACTATTTTTTTTACCTGAACATACTCTATTAATTAAACTATTGGAGAATCCTAATTCTCTTTCTACTTTATTAGCTGACTCCCATTCTTTAATAAAATTATTTTCTAAATCAAATTGTAAAACAGGTTTTGACAATTTTTTACCTATTTTTTCTCCTACTGATTTATCTCTTTTTTTACCAGTATTTGCTTTTTTCATTGCTTCTATTTGTTTGTCAAAGCCAACACCACTTTTAATTAATGAGTTGTTTTTACCTTTTTGATTTTCAGATAATATTTTTTTAACATCATCTGTTCTTTTTTTACCAATTAATTTTTGTCTTCTTTTTTCAATAGTTTCTTTAGATTGTGTTTTACCTAAATTTATATCTCTTAAAAGTTGTTTAGTTTCTTCTCTTCTTACCACACCTAAAGAACTACCTGCAATTTTACAGATATTATATTGGGGTAATAATATATCAATGTAATACTGTTCTTTTTCTATTAATTCAGAAATAGAACAGTATTCTACAACAGTTAATAAAAAATCAACACTTTTTTTATTATAAGCTCTCTGCAAATGTATATTTGGATGATTACCTTTATTTAATCTTTCTAAATGTTTTCTCCATCTATTATGTATGTCATAAGAACTACCAATATAAAAGTATTGATTTTCTGGATTTGTGATTTTATATATACCTGATTTCATACTACAAATATATGTTATATATTGTAGAAATTCTCTAACATTTATGTTAAGTTTTTGTTAAAGTATTTAATAACTCTTGTGATATATAACCTTCTTCTACTAATTGCTTAAAAGTTTTTTCCTTAAACTCTTGATCTTCAAAATCCTCTACAGGGAAACCTGTTAATAGAGAAGCTATTGTTTTCAACTTTCCAGCAAATTTCTTAACTTCAAACTCTCTTTCTCCATTAGTGATAGATAACCCTTGAATTATCTCTCCAATAGTATCTTTACCAGATCCTATTTTTCCTGATATACCGATAATCATTCTCTTATCTGTATTATCATTCCACCTTTGAAATTGTTCATAGCTTCTTCTTTAGAATTAGCTTGCACATCTATCCACTCTTTGTCTTCTCTACCAAAAGGTAGATATATTATTGTGTATGTTTTCATATTATACTTCTTCTTCGTTAAACAAACTATGATTTGCACAAGGAGAAACTATTTCTGCTTCTGCTACTTCTATCTCTTCCTCAATAGGAAGATCTGCTTGATTGATTTTGTTAACAATCTTTTGTTTTAATTCATCGTAGAATTCTGGATTATCAACAAGAAGAGTTTTGAACTCTTCAAGCTCATACTTAACTTCATCTATAGTCATGTACTTACCATACTTTCTACCAATCTCAAACTCATTGATAAGCTCCATCATTTCTGTCACTTTATCAATACCTAATCCATACACTATCTCAAATTCAGATTTGCGATATGGAGGAGACATTTTATTCTTAACAGCTTTCAGTTTAGTAATATTACCATAAGCTTGATCTCCATCTTTAGCTAATGATTTAGTTATCTCAATTCTTACATCACTATAGAATTTAAGAGCATGTCCTCCTTGAGTTGTTGTAGGATTACCAAACATAACACCAATCTTCTCTCTATATTGACTAATTACTATCACACATACATTATGTTGCGATAAAGCCCCTTTTAGCTTTGGATAAGCATTACTGTTCAATAAAGCTTTTCTACCGATTGTAGAGTCTCCTACGTCCCCATCAAGCATCTTTTTAGGGATTAATGATGAATCACTATCAATAATGACAAGATCTATCTCTCCAGTTTGGATTAACTCCATAGCAATGTTGAAACCTTCTTCTCCACAGCTTGGTTGAGCAATCAACATCTTTGTTGTATCTACACCAATTTGTTTGAAATACTTCTTATCAACAGCGTTCTCACCATCGATATATAGCACTGTACCACCTTTCTTTTGACACTCTGCTACAGCATGTGCACAAATTGTAGATTTACCAGTACCTTCCCATCCCATAAGCTCATATAGCTTACCTTTAACAAATCCTCCAACACCGAGTGTGATATGATCAAACCCAATACTTCCTGTACTGATAACATCATAATCTCCTCCTGATTTAGAATCTAATGCTAATACTGAACCAACACCATAAGTCTTGTTTAACTTATCCATTGCATCTTGAAACTTTCCTTTTGTTTCTACTACTTTTTTTGCCATTATTTAATTGTTTTATTGTTTAAAGTTAATCATTTTTTTAGTTGTTTCCTAACATAAGTATAACTAAAATGTTAGCTAATTACATAGTATATAGCGTATTATAGATAATATTTTAGTTATTTTAGTTATTTTTTTATTATTGAAATGTCCGTTATTATATGCATTTACATCTATTTTGTACAGAATACTGTACATTATATGTATTTACATATATTTGTCCTAAATAGGTATTCTTGGTGAAAAACAGGTTGATTTTAATCATTTCTGTGAATAATAGGTTTAGTCAAAAAAACCCTAAATTTCTTCAGGGCTCTTTCTTTCACAATTAAAAAACACAGTTTTGTAAAACTCAATATTCCTCTTCTTCTTTTCTCAAAGAAGTATTTCCTTTTATACTTTGATCATACGGACAATGTCTGCAACTATTGCCGCAGCATGTTTTTCTTTTTGCTAAATATTCTTTAGTAAAATGAATTCTTCCATCTTCTAAATAATAATCAGCTCCTTGGTTAAAATCTTTTTGTTCATTATTCATATTATTTATTCATTTTAGATTCATAAATGTAATAAGTAATTGCAACTGGTATTTGATGGCGTTCATTAATTAAATGAGTATAACTTAAATCATTTAATCTTTTTTTACCACGTAATAATTCAAGTTGATCTTCTGTATATACAGCTATTCCTTTTTCTCCAGTTGTTTTATATTTTTTTAAACCTAATTTTGATACTTTGTTTCTTACAGATTTTTCATTTATCCCTAACATTATAGATAATTCAAAAATAGTATAATATTTAAGTTCCGATATTCCTTTCATGTTTAGATTGTTTTATAAGTTCAGTTTCATTCTCATAAACATATTTATACTTATTGCTTATATAGTCTTCCATGATAACTGATTCTTTAGGAAGTTTTCTAAATGAATAAGCATGACTACTAGCCTTGATTGCTAATATAAAATGTTCATCATTATAACCGCAAAGAATTCCTTTATAGTCATCATGTACTATTTCCATTCCTTTAAACTGGTTGAATACTTTTTCCATCTTTATCTAGGTTTAAAGTTGCTAATCTATTCTCCACTTCAAATTCCACTTTGAGAATAAAATTAATCTTATCTTCGATTTCTTGATTTATAATTCTTCCTACGAATGGCATAATATCTTCAAGATTTGTATACACTCTGGCTAAACCAAATTTACATTTGATTTGTTGATATTGAAAACCAGGTATCTCTGTAAGATCATTAAAGATTTGATCAATGTAACTTAACACTGATGGAACTTCTATTTGCATACCCCAATTCCCTTCTTCTAAATAATTAACATATTTAGTATTAAACTCTTGATTCGTTCTCATATTTTTGTTGTTTTAAAATTATAGGGTAACAAAGATAGCTCATTACCCTATCAATTCCTAATTAATCTTCAATAGTTAATTCGTAGTGCTCTCCATCATTACCATTTTGAGCAATTATATCTATTCTAGCATTAGACAATCCTTCTTCTAAAATATCAAATGCTGCATCTATAGCAAATAGTTCTGCTTCTTTTCTTGTCTTCCAAGATTGTGTAGTAGCTTGTTTACCTATTTTACATGTAAATGTATTATCTGGATATAAAAAGATTTCAATAATGATATTGTTATCATCAAATACATCAAGTAACATCCTTGGATTTACATCCATTAATGTTCCTATTTTATCATTATCTATACCTGCTTCCCTTACCATTTCTTTAAACTCTTCTGATATAGTATCTGTCTGAAGAGATTCAATCATTTTTTCTAAAAACCACTCTCGTACAAGAGTGGCAGATAATGGATATTTTTCTAATAATTCGATTCCTTTCATATTATTTTATATTAATTTCTTTATTTAATTCAATTCCTGCATCTCTCCACCAAATTCTTTCAAAATCAAATTCAGTTAATGGATCCTTTTCTTTGCATGCTGTATATTTAATATTATACAACATGGCTGTTATTTCACAAAACTCAGCAGCTTTGTCTATTCCGTAAACATCAATTATTTTATTTAATATATCGTGGTTATACATCTTCTTTTATTTTATCAATATTTAATATTTCTTTTTCTTCGTCCCAACCATCCCAAACTTCATATTCATCAGTAAATGTAATACCAATCTTATCTTCCCAGAATTCTACAAGATCTGTACTCTTTTTAAACACCCTAACTTGTAAACTTATTTCATCTCTACTAAGACCTGATTTTACAACTTTTACTGATTTTGGAAATTCACTTTGAAATGTTTTAGATGTTTTGGAATATTTACCCTGCTTGACAAGTTCATAATCTTTATTAAACTTCTCATTAAGTTGATATACCACTACAACAAATCCACCTTCATAATCATAATCCTCGATTATATTTTTGGTTCGTTCATATTCATCATCTAAGAATTCTCTAAACTTATCCAGATTTTCAGGCTTAAATAAAATGTAGACAGCATTTTTATACTGTCCATCTTTTCTATCATCACTTATATATCCATTAATAAATCCATTATTCTTCAATACATCTTTGGGAAACCTCAATGTAGGAATTATAAATATACTAGTTATATTCTTTTTTATATTCATTATACTCCTTTGATATTTACTATTCCGTTAGCTAAATGATTTTTGTGGCTTATGGTCCACGTTCCTGTTTCTTTACACCATATTAATGCAGTGATCAAATCTTCTACACCAGGATAAGTTCTTCCTTTGTGTATAAATCCATGATATGCATCTTCCATATCATCTATATCAATTGTATAGATTAATGGTTGATAGTAGTTTGTACTATCACATACAATGAATTTTAAATAATCCACTCTATATCCAAAATACTCACTATCTGGATTACTTGCTAAATGTAACATTGCATTATAATATAGATAGGCCTGAATATATGCTCTTCTGTAAAGATAATACTCTTCATAGAAATTCTCTACACTCCATGTACATTTTAAATCATAAGGCATAATTACTTTTTCAGTGTGATCGATTATCACCTTATCAAGCATGCTCTTAAATTCATGTCCTTGTATATGATAACCTTCAACCATCATTTGATCTATCACTGTATATCTAGAGCTATTTACTAGATTTACAATTGGTGCTGTAGTGCTATTAGTCTTAAGCTGCTCAACAATCTTCTCAGCAATAGATACTTCCATTGTATTGATTACAGTTAAATTCTTGCTTCTAACAGTTCTAATTTCATTATAATAGAGTTCTGCATCAGATCCATAAAACTTACCTATTACAGCTTCATATTTAATCTTGAATCCTGATAAGTTATAAGCTTCTAATGATATGTCTGCAAAGTCTCTAGCTACTACACCAAATTCATCTGTAGCATCTCTTGTAACACGATATAACGCTTCTGCAAATTCCAACATTAATCCTGTTGGTGTAGATGCACAAGATGACATAAAGAACTTCTCATCAAATAGATGTGGTTCCATAAGTAGGGTCTCGACTATTCTACCCATATTAGCTGCTGAACTATCTTTGTCTTCTACCTTTTCTCCAAGAAAATACTTTTTATAATACTTCTTTCTATCTGTTGAGAAATCCTTCAATGAACTCGATGAATCCATTGGTGTTGCTCTGTATTGAGCTTCTGTTTTTGCTACTCCCTTTATCATATTTATTTATTTACTTGTTACGTATTCCATCATTTCCTCTAACTTTTTTATAACTATTGGAAATTCTTGTTTATTTAAAAAAATAAAATTACTTGTTGTTTTATTATCTTGTTCTAATGCTCGCATTTGTATTCCATCCATATTATCTGTTGGTGAAATATTTAGACTTTGATCACATTCTAATTGTATTTTTATTGTTATCCAAGGTTTCATATCTATTTATTTAATTATTGTTACTCCATTATATGTCTCAATCCAAACATGTGCTCCACAACTCAAAGGTTTATCTGGAGAATAGCATATCTTACTATCTCCTTTAATATCCACTTCATGTGCATACTTATTATCCTTATATGTCTTAACAGTTAGAACAGGATTGTTGGTCCCATTCTTTCTGTTGGCCTTAATCACATGAGCGTTTACATGTATTATCGTTTTCATCTGTTTTAATTTTTAATATTTGATTAGTTAAATATTCTAATGTATAAGCATATGCTTCTTCTGATTCATAACAATATTCTATTCCTATTTTTTTAAATAAATAAACAATAGCATGAAATGATTCATGAGCTACAATACCTGGATTATCTATATCATCTTTAAATCGTATAATAATACATCCAGTTTTTAGTTTAAATGTAGTTGCTATACTTGTTTGATTTGCAAAGAATTTATCAAATCTTTTCTTAGATATATTTTCTTTAATCTCTTCATAAAGATCATCATCTGATTGCCCTATAGATACTACTATATCATGTCCATATACATCTAGTGGTATTATTTTAAATACGTTCATATTATTTATAGATTAATATTGCACTATATTTGTAAATCTCTTTTTGGTGAGGTACATGTACTAAAGACATAGATACAACAGTCTTCACTATTTTATCATCTAACAATTGCTGTAACTCTCTATTTATAATAAAGAGATTTTCACTCTCCCATATCCATGTTTTCATAATGTTTGTTTAAATGCTTCTATAATTTGTGGGTAAAGAGCTCTTACCTCCCTTGGTACTCTACTGAAGAACCATCTAACTTCTAGTTCATACTGATCTCCATTTGGATCTAGTCCTTGTGGATGTATTAACCAGAAATAATGATACTTACCTTCGTGCTCTATGTGACCTTCATGCCACACCTCATTAAATGAGGGAGTCTTGTTGATTGTTATTGCGTTAGTCATCTATTGTTATATTATTTGTTATTCTATTAAACATTTCAATGAACATAATATCTTCCATCCATGGAGCAATTTTACCTGTCATGTCTTTTAAAATATTAGATATATGTTTATTTGACATATCTGCTACTGATTTATATGATAATGGTTGTAATCCATCTTTACCTCTATTTCCCCAATGAGCAGCTGACCTGTTCATTTCATGATCTTCTGATAGATATATAGTAGAACTAATATCAACTAAATCAAGATCTGCTCCTCCATAGCGTTGATATTCATTACCACCATCTACCATTGTCTTATTCTCACATTCACATGTTTTGTAATCATGTCTATGATATGATGTTAAGACCTGTCCACAGCTTTTACACTGTACCCTATTCAGTATTATTTGATCTTCTAGTCTGTTCATAACCTAATATTTTTTTTAAATGTTTATACAATCTATTTTCTCTACAATAAGAACACGACCCATTGTTTCTACATTGACGACTAACAGCTTTAGCTCCTGTGAACTTTTTCTTTTTGGTTCTGCTCATCGGTCACATTCAACAAATGCTTCTGGATATTCTTTTAAAGCTTTTAAATATTTTTCTATCCAAGGTACAAAATTATGATACATTCCCCAACCATTTGGACTATTAAATAGCTCATAATATTCAGGTCTAGCTTTCATGTCTTTCAATCCTTTTTCTATAATAGGAATTATTTCATGAGCTTTTACAGGATTAGCTTCTTCAAACGCATACTGAGCATTATAATCACTTTCAGGAATATTATATCCTTCTTTTAATTCATATGGTCTCCATAGTGCTTCATATAATCCAGCAGCTTCAGCCATCTTTCCTAGATTATGTGTAATGTTTGAACTATACAAAGATTCTCTTTGTGGTTCTAATGTTTTACCTTCGTCATAAGTGACATGGTAATTTCTATATAATGTTACGTCTAAACTCATATTTTTTTCTTTTTAGATTGTTTAAATAAATTAGTTTTGATTGTGTGATCTGGTTTACAGAGAATCTGATAACTGGAAATATCTTCTTTTGTTAATCTTTGTATAAAAGGAACTATATCATCATAGTTATTTAAACTTCCTGCTTCTTCTATGTGATCAATTTCTACATCTGCTCGTTTGAACCACTGCTTACAATGATTACATTGATATTCTTTTTTAATACGTTTATTTGTACTTTCAGAAGGTCTGCTGGATGCTTCTAATGCTAATTGCATAGGTTTCCAATATCTAAATCCACTTCTTAATATACTACGTATTTTACTAAAATATTGGCTCTCTGTCATGGTTCCTCCATTTCTAGAGCAAACAGTTGTTGCTTTTCTTTTTACTACTCTCTTTGCCATATTGTTATAATTAAGTTGGGCTACAAAGTTATGAAAAAATTGTAACCCAACTATATTATTTATTACTTAATCGTAGTTACACGATCAACAATCTTAGCTTTCATCTCACTTAGATTCAATACAATTGTATTGATTTCTCTAGCTGAAATAGCTGGCATGTTGAATTCATATTTCTTAGACTCTGTAGCAAATCCTTCTTTAGCTTTCTCTAAAAGAGATTCTAATTCACGAATAGCATAATCTTCATCTAATTGTAATGTATCAAACTCACCATCATGTAATATTCTAGTAGCTTCATCTCTTGGAACAGTCATGATTGGAAGATATTCAAAACATCTACCTTTATGTTTACCAATACCTACTACCTTCATAGGATTAATAAGAACAATTACTGATTGATCTCCACATCCTACATAGTGAATTTGATCAGAAGTAAAGTGTAATCCTGCAGCAGCACAATCTTGTGTACTCCAGTTACAATCTTCTTGTGGCATACTTGTAACTTGTCCAATACGAATATCAAATGTTTTGGTCCAGTCATCAGTGAATCTATTCTCTTCTCTATTAGGAAGATCTAAATACAATTCTGTTAATCCACCAATTCTTTGACCATAGTCTATTGGAACTTGTACAGTGTATTCATATTCTTCTACTTCTCCTGTTCCATTACATGTTTCACAATCTTCCCAGTTTTCATCTTCATTTTCTTCATCATAATCTTCGTACCATCCACCTGCACCATTACATTCTGGACAATCTGTAGATGTGTGTGTTTCAATTTTTGTTAAATGACCTTTATCTACAAGTTTATACTCACCATCTTGTAAGAATACAATGTAATTATCTGGATTCTTTTTCCATACAGCTTTCACTTTATTATAAGAGTTACTTACAAAGTGAACTAGTTCTGGAGATCCATGAAGTGTTACAACGTTTCTTAACGCTACAACAAATCCTTGTCTAGTAATTCTAAAGCTATTCTCTTCTAAGAATCTGTATAGCTCATGTGCCACTTCAGCTCTTGGGTTTAAACAACACCACATGAAGAAGTTTTTCAATGCTACATAATCATCATTTTGGTTAAGAGCTTCTTGAACATTTCCAAATCCTGTATAATATTTTACATCATTTACAACTATGATGAATCTTTCTACTAATAATGGAGGAAGACTTCTAGATGTACCTTTTAGATACACAGTGTTACCTTCTACAGTGAAATCAGGAAGTGCACCAAGTAATTCAATACCTTGTTGTAAAGCTTGAATTCTAACTGTTTCTTGTCTAACTGCTTCTAAATCAGCCATCACCTCACGAGAAGACATAATTATATCTATCTCATGCTCATCTGTAGCATTACTTACAGCATAGAAATCTTCTTCTGTTGCTGCAGGTTTACTTAATACATCACCATTATTCAACACCACGGTGAGTGTATCATTAACCAACTTCATTGTCATATAAGGTTTAACCTTAGCATGACATTGTTGTTCTACAGGAACTTCTTGCTCCATCAAGCTCTCTAACTTGTTAGCCACCACTTTACCAATTGCATTCTCTGCTGTTTCTTTGAACCAGTCTAACGATAAAAATTTACTACTCATCTTATTTATTTATTTAATTGTTAATTGTTAAAAGAGAGGGACACTGATGTCCCTCTGTTAATTTATACTAATGCTTCTATTGATTCTTCTGTTAATATCTCATCATTAATTCTGATGTTATAATGACTTAAATTCACTCTATGTTTGTAATACTTGAACAAATCAGTCATCACATTAATCATTGGATCTTTATCATGTGTATATGATAATCTTGCACACACAGGCTCCAAGAATAAAAGTTTTTCAAATATTTCTTTCATTTGTAAATACTCTGGATAGATGTCTTGATCAAACAAATTGTGTTTCTCTGCTACTGTTAACATAGCTTTGCTTAATGATTCATCTTGTTGAACATAGTTAGCACGTCTATACTTAGCCAACACTTTTAATTTTGTAGCTAAATCAGTAGATACATACTCAAGAGTATCAACTTTGTTAAAGATTGATGCATTCTTTGACATCATGTTGTAAATCAATATTGATGTAACCATTCTTTTAAATGGTGCAGTTTTACCTTCCATAAATTTGTCATAAGATATTAAATTGTGAATTTCTAATTGTTCAACTATTTTCAACTCTCTATCAGAGAATGTGATGACTTCCATTTTTTGTTTACCAATCATCATTCCATAAAGAGCATCAAGTTTATAAGCATCTTCATGTTTAGCATACACTTTTAAATGCTTTGCTTTGTGAAGATCTTCTAACTTGTATAGTTGTGAATCAAACTTACAATTTTTACCACCATTATACCTAGCTAAAGGTACACCTAATTTACAAACTATCTCTCCTTGAAGTTTTAATCTTTTACCACTTGATATTGAAGCTTTAGCAACTTTTGCTTTCTTTTTAGAATCAATAAAGTCTTGTGGCACCTCAAGATCATCAAGATTGATGAAATTTGCTTCAACCAAAGACATGATATGTTGATATTCTTTGATTACAGTTCTCCATTTTGCTTTTGGAACTTTATTCAATTGCAAAAGATGATAATATGTATCAAGTCTATACTTAGCAGCAACACCTAATGTCATAGCAGGAGCTGGTTTAACTAAGAATGTACGTCCATATTGTTCACATGTAGCTCTTAAATAATCTTTCTTAATACCAGCAACTTTATCATGATATACATACACTACAGCTGATCCATCACATACACTTTGTAAGTTGTATCCATACACATAATGTTTGTCTACATTCTGTATTCTTCTATTGTTTACATAGAATTTAGCAGGAAATGCTTCAACTAACATGTTTTGTTTATATGATTTATACAATGTAGGGAAATCTAACAACTTAACTCCTTCAATTTTAGGAATTTGTGGTGCTATAGTAGAAAACTTAACAAATGGTTCAATGTTTCTTGTGAATCCACTAGCCATCTCTACATAATATCCACTTTTCTCAATATGATTAATCACAGACTTGATGTCATTTCCTTCAGCAATGTTATCATTATACTTAGTGACAAGATAGTTTGCTACTTGAGCTAGTTTATCAGTAATAATCTTCTTGGCCTCTGGTGTATATCTAATGCTCTCTCTATTTGGTGTTGGAAATAATCCATCACTCAAAGAAAATCTAAGAGCTAAAGGAAAATAAATTGTGTGTATTCCCATTTTTCCAAAATCAAGAGGATAATAAACATTGTCTAAACATAAGTGTAGATTTTTCTCTGTAGATAATTCAGAAAACTGAAAATGTTCATGTCTACTGATAACAAAATCATTAACAATAGAAGAATCTTCTGGTACATCAAAATATACACTTTCAAAATAACACAATTGCTCTTTGATCTTCTTCATGAACTGATACTTGTCTGAGTACTTAACAGGAATAATAATCTTTACACCATTGTGCTCTTCTGTCTCTTTTTCATATAAAAGATCGATAGTGTTAGTATCTTCTCCTTCATACATCATATACTTACGCTCCATACCATCTTTTCTACATACAAAGTAGAAACTACTAGAATATGCTAAAGGGGCTTTAAAACCTAAGCCCATCATTCCTAATTCTGTAGCACTATTTCTTTTAGTAGATTTACCATATTTACTAATAATGTTACGTACATCATCAGCATCTAAACCAATACCAAAATCTTCTACACAAAATTCATAATTGTTCTGTGTAGATGCTTTAAATGAAACTACAATTGGTGTGTCCACACCAGCTCTTCTATGGCTATCAAGTGCATTACTTGCACATTCTCTGACAGCAGAGCCTATATCATCAGAATATAAATTCTTACTTAACATCTGCATCAAAATTTGTGCAGAATCTAAGTCTAAGCTCATACCAATTGTTTCTTGTGATTGTCCCTCAATTAGGACGTTTGCTTCTGTTTGCTTTTCTAATATCATTTTTCTAAATTTAAAGTGAGTTTAATAATTCTTCTTTTGTTCTAAATATATCTGTATCATAAAATGATATCTCTGATTTTTCTATTCTGTAACTATCTCTATATGCAGCTTCTTTAATTCTTATTCCTGGTGAAACTAGAGAAATGAGATTATTAAATGGTCTATTGTTAAGCATTACCCAAACATCGTCCCCTATGTCAAATTTTGTTTCTATTATCATTTTTTCTAGTTTTAAATTGTTGTTCTTTTTATTAACCAAAGATCATTGTAATTAAGATTTTGATACATTGTTCTCACTACTGTTTGATCATCTAAATTATAGACATTCATAATATCTACTTTACTACTACTGTAGTGTCCACTATATCCTTTTTTACTTGCTACTAATGGTCTAGTAATTCTCACTCTTCTAAGACTACCGTTACTTGCATAAATAACTTCATCACCTACAAGTAGATTATCTACTTTAATAATTTGATTTTCCATAATTTTAATTGTTTAATTGTTACATCAAAAAGGTACATCAATGGGAATCCATTGAATACCAAATCCGTTACTTTCTAATAATAATACATCTAATTTACTAAATACTCCTTCAGTATCCCATTCAGTATGTTTATAAGCTGCTGAAGCTGGATGACTAATTTCAAATACATGTGTAAAGATTCCTGTATATTTTTTATACTTAGCTGCATCCTTACCAAGAAATAGTATTGGTACACCTAAATGATTAATAATCTCTTCGAATAGATATTTAACAAATGGTTCCCATATATCTAAATGGCTTCCTGCTTTGTTAATCTCTACAGTTAGAGATGCGTTGAACATTAACACTCCTTGGTTTGCTAAGTAGCTTACGTCTGGATCTTTTATAATGCTTAAGTTTAATCCATCATATAGATCTCTCTCAACAGCACCATAATATTGTTCCAATGATGGTTGTAATTGTTCTGTAATAGAACATCCCATAAGTAATCCATCTGCAACAGGAGCATCATTCTTAAGTGTATGATATGGTGCCATACCAACCATTACAACTTTTAGGTCATCCAATGAGGTTTCTTTAAAACATCTCCAAACATGCATAGAGAGAGGAGCAACTCTTTTGCCCCTCTTGCTCTCTGATTTTAGAAATGCATAAATCTTATCACATTGTTCACTCTCTATAAATGGACGCATTTTAGCATGCCATGATGGGTGAAACTGTTCTTTGAAGTTTTCCCATTTCATAATCCTTTTGCGTCTAAGATGTCTTCTAATCGTGCTACTTCATCATTCAAGTTCTCTATTTCTTTTTCTTGATCATCAATTATATCTAATAATTGTTGAATCACCGAATCAACTTCTGTTTTAACAGAGTCAATGTCCCTTTTTAAACTTCTTGATATATTCATAATTATCTTTGTGTTAATGATATTTTTCTGTGAAAGAATCTTGTTAAAATAGCTTCTAAGTTCTCTATTCCTATACATTCTATGTCATCATCATCTATAGTTGATAACCATTCAATGTTTTCTTTAATTTCTTCTTCTAGTAGTTCTAACTGTTCATCTTTTACTACCATAAAATCTGTATTGTATTTCATAATCCTTTTTCTTTTTTATATATTTCTAATAGTTCTTTCATATCTGATATTTTAGTCCATCTCTCATCGTGTATCCAATCATTTACTCTCCATTCTGCAAACTCAATAGCATAGACATCAAATATTTTAACTAAACAATCTGCTGCTGGTTGTTTGTCTGGTTCACAATCTGATTCATCTTCGGAATACTCATAACATAATTCTTTTAATGTTGCTTGTTTTCTCATAATCCTTTTTCTTTTTTGTAGACTTTTAATAGTTCTTTTGAAGTTTTAGCGTCTTTATCATAATCCCAAGCAATCCAAAAATCTCCATTATCATAATAATTAACTCTTAACCATTCTGCAAAATCAATAGCAAATTCATCTGCTACTTCTACCAAGCCTTCAAGGTAGTTTGTGTGATAAGGCTCTACTGCCTCAAATTTTTGTTCTAGTGTCATAATTAATAATTTAAAATTCCTGAATCTCTAATTGCTTCATAAAGTTCTGTCTTCTGTTTTGGAAACAGCACTGTGGCACCTATCAAATCTAAAAGATATTTCTTCCTAGTAGATATATCTAGTATATTCTCAGGGTTAAGTGATCTTTCTATTCTATTTGATAGTTCTGCTATCACTGTAGCTCCCTTCTTAAAATGCTCTGCTTCATCTTCATTTCTTACAGATATAAGCTTGCTTACATATCCTTCAATATGTGGAATAGTTTGTCTAAGAGATTGTTTAGCTCTTAATGTTAATAGACCATTAGCGTCCATTGTCTCAAATCTTTCCAATAGTGTTACAGAAAGTGCTAAACTCTCTATCACTACATCACTTAATTGTTCTGATGTTAATTTATTCATTTTCTTTTCTTCTTTTTAGGAGTTAAATGTTTCATTGGATTTCTTTTTTGATAGTTTGGATTCTCAACTTCAAATTCTTCAGAATTACTTCCAGTCTTGATTATTGTTTTAGGTTGTTTCATAACTATTTATTTAAAGTTGTTACATTAACTACATTTACTTCTTTCTTTTTTCTAATCTTATCAAACTCTTCCCAGTCTATACTAAAAGTTCTTCCATATTTATCAGTTAGTTGACCATTCTTCATTTGAATATTAGATGGGTTTCTTACTCTCATATAATTTCTCTTTGTGTTAAATATTTTTCTATTGTCTTTAATCCATGTGTTCTGGCAAGATCAGCCCTTAATTGTTTAAACATTTTATAATTTTTTTATTTCTAATTTAACTTCTTGCCAATAATCTAAAGATTCAAATACTCTTTCTTGTAATAAAACAGTTTCTATTTCTTCTACTGCTATAATTGCAGATTGTTTAGCATTGTGTTTATGAGTTTCAAAACTCATTTTATCAAATAACTCTTCAGCTTTATCTTTTGGACTCATAATCTTTAAATTTTTTAAATTTTCTAATAAGTTTTAATTGTTTTTCATCTTGATAAATGTAATTACAAAACGTTAATACATCTGCTATTTTACAAATAAATAAATACCAAGAGTTTCCTCTTTTGTCTTGTTTATATTTAGTCTTTATGTTTAAATTAGTTTCTAACCAAGAACATAATCCTTTACAAAAATATTCACTACCTGTAAAGTTTAACATTATTCTTCCTTGAGAATTATAAATACAACCATCACCATCAAAGTATCCACGAATGAAATCATGCATAAAGTTATCTGGTATATGATTAGGAAAAGTAAGAATCAAAGACTTGTTTTGTACAACTCCTAATTTTCTTAAATCTTCTATTAATATCTTAGAGTTAAGTTCTATTTTTGACTGAGCTTTTCCTATATAGGATGTTCCTTTTATCAATTCTGATTTTCTTTGATATAAAGGTTTAGTGCTCTTGATGTCTTTTTTAAACTCTTCTAAGATGTATTCATCTTCTTTTGTAAGTTTTATGGCTAAACTATTCTTCAAAGGATAAACACATCCATCTGCATAGATCAAGCCTAAAAAATAAGCTTTATTAGATGTGTCTATTTCTTTGAAATACTCTTCATCAAATTTATATTTCTGATGACTTACTTCAATGTTGTTCTCTCTAAGATACTTTCCAACAGTTACATTTGATATTTCTAATTCATCTGCAATATCATAAGTACTTTTTCTACTAGATACATAACTACTTATTATATAATCTATTTGTGTTTGTGTTATTTTTTTCATAGTGTAAATATAAGTAACTTGATTGATTTAGCAAAAGTAATTAGGTTAAATAATTGTTAAATTATACCTTTTTCTTTTAGTATTGTTTCTACTGTTTTAAGTCCTTTTTCCTTTGCGAGCAATGCCCAATCTTTAATTCCTTCTCCTAGATATAGTCTTGGTACATTACAATACTCAAATCCAAACTTATCAGTTATTATTTGAGAATTCTTTACACCAGCTTCATCTGAATCAAAGGACAAGATTTGCCTATCAGAGTTTTCTTTTAGATACTGAACATTCTCTTCAGAGAAACATCCTGATCCTTCATTCTGAACAGCACAACAACATGGGTAAATCTTTTTCATCACCATGTAATCCTTTTTACTTTTATTGATGAATGCTACATCACAATCTTTGATGTCATCTAATCCATCCATCATAGTAATAGGTACATTATTAGGCATCCACTTATTCTTTCTATCTGCAAATGGTCTATAAATCTTCCAATGTCCTTCATATAGATAACCAAATCTTAATTCTGAGTCCATTATAGGGAACTTCTTTTTATTTAGATATACAGTGTCTATCGAGTATACATTATTAGCTTTAAGATCATCTATGTCCTGATAATATCCATTCCAATATGCTAATTCTTCATGTGTAAACTTTCTTATTTTCACTTGAATAAAGAACTCACGTTTAGAGGTGGCAGTTGGTTGAGCATAATCAGCAACAATCCTTTCATAATTCTTTGTAGAAGATATATTAACAATCCCTAGATCAAAATCTCTATCAATCATTACCAATGCTTCACGTAAGGATGGTAGGTTAAATAGCATTATCACAAAATCAAAACATCCACCTCTTTTGGTAGAATCTGAGAAATCATGAAAGGTTAATGCTTTTCCTTTATATCCTATAATGAATGAAGGACTCTTTTCATTTCTGAAAGGCGAATAAGTAACAACATTTATTTTCCAATTCTGGTGTGGCATATAGAACTTATAGATATCAAACTCTGTTATCTTATCTAATATGCTACCAGGTGTTAAGTTTGTTCTCTTTTTTCCTTGTATCATAGCTTTAAAATAAAAACCCCCATCAAATTAATGATGAGGGCTAGTATTAACAATTAAATTAATTAATAATCATCACCATCATCAGAGATGAACTGATCAGATGCAACTAAGTTATCCTCAGAATTGTAATCTTGTAAATCTTTCAATGTATAATAGTCTTTACAACCATATTCACCAATAACATTCACAACAAATTTCTCATGAGCTTTTAACTCTTTAGGTTTTTTACTCTTAAGAGACTCTTGTGTTCTTTTGTTTCCATAATCAACAAGTCTGAATTGTTTTAATGCATATCCACCTAGGAATGCTTTGTTATAAATTCCTTGATATTCTTTAGATTCACCATCTCTTTCTTTAATGATAACAGTTGCTAAAGCTAAAATAGACTTAGCCCATTCTCCATTAACTTGGTCTTTAAGATCTTTTACATTACCTCTCATCAACTTCTTCCATTCTAATTGTAGAACAGTGTCTGCATCACGATAATCAAGATCAGCTAACCATGTACGCATAAAGTTATAAAGATCTTCCTCACCTACATTAGCCACTCTGAAATCTCTTCCTTTAGTAAACCATTCAGCAAGATCATTTTCATCACCTGCCCAAGAACACATACCAATAGAGTTGATATATTGTTTTTTGGTACCATCTTTGTTCTCACGTTCTTTATCTTCTAAGAAGAAGCTCACTTTGAACTTATTATCATCTTTAATCTCTTGTAGCCATATATCAATACGAACATAGCTGTTACCATCTTTAGTCTCACCTAAATACTCAGCAGCTTTGCTGTCTTCTTTAAGCTCCATTCCAAGTTTATCTTTAAACTCTTCAATTGTTGGATTAATGGCAATTACGTTTGCTTCAAACAAACCTACCTTTTTACTGAAATCTCCACCACCTGTGTTTTCTCTCTTTTTTCCTCCGATACTACTCATCTTAATTTATTTATTTAGTTATTTATAATTCTTCTTCTTTTGAAAATCTCTCTTCCCATATCTTTGTAACTTCATATGGATTAGCAATATAATCATATAATGCATCCATTCCTTCTTTCACTGTGGAAAAAGGAACTGATTTACATCCCACTTCAACTACACATCCTATAGATAAGAATCTAATATTAATTTGATGATATCTAAGAAGTTCTATTCTAGATGGTCTGTATTCTGATTTTACATAATCTTCTTGAATTCTTGTTCCTGTTCCTAATTCTGGCATTACTGCTTCTTCTCCCATTTTAATTTAGTTAAGCGTTATAATAATTTGTTAAACTGTCTGCAACTATTTGCAGATCATTTGGAATCTTTAATTCTGGAAACATTCCATCAGGACTTTTAGCTGGGAACTTTCTGTAACGATTAGTTACAAATTGATATGTAGCTGTTCCATCTTTACCTTCTTCTACAAGTGTGTATAAACATACTGTAAGAAGGCCCTCAAGTAATACTTGGTTATCAATTAACTTACCTGCAGTTTTGATCTTATATCCTAGAACATCTGATCCATCCATTATTTCTTCTGGATGTGTAAGATAGAATACAGTGACATCATCTCTCAACTGTCTAGCTGTTCTGAATAGATCAACCATGTCTTTAGCCATAACACTAAATTTGGTAAATCCTACCTCTGTAGCTTTGTTAACCATATTGAATCCCATAATGTAATTACTGTCTTCAATGATAATGTTCTTGATGTGAGGAGCTTTATCAGAAATAGTTCTTAGCAATCGAGATATCTCATTAGCATCTTCTACTTCTTTGTAATTCTTGTTCTCTGTGTTGTAAAGCTTTTCACTTCCTCTAAATGGAAGCTCCTTCTTTGCAACATTAATAATGTACGTTTCCTCTGGATTTAGGTGCTTAATCGCTGTACTTTTTCCTGTACCTGTTGCACCCACAATTCCTACTAGCTTTGAACTCATAGTTTTTAATTTATTTAATTAGTTATTTTCACTATATAAAGATACAAAATAATCTTTTTGATTACAAGTATTTTATCTTGTTTTTATCAAAGAATTCTAATGCCTTTGATAACCATTTTAGCTCTACAGGCTCATCACTACTGACAATATATATATGTGCTTTCTTATCTGGTGTAGCATATTCCATCCCCATGCATCGATTTATTTTTTGTGCAAGATTTTCTGCATTACTATCAAAATAGTTAATAATAACTTTGTCAAGAGGTTTGTATGTTATACCAGAATTGCCAATTTTAACAACAGCTAGGTGATTACCTTCTCCTTCAGCAAAGTCTTCAAAAATACTTTTTTCTTTAGACTTATTGTGATAGGAAGGAATACCTAGATTATCTGCTACAGCAGTGGTGCCACAGAACACTAATACTCTTTCATCTTTATGTGCAGCCAAAAGTCGCTTTGTAGCATTAGTTTTGGCCAAGGATGATTGAATAACTCGCATTCTTGCTAGACGCATAAACATTGTATCTCCACCACTATATTGCATTTTATTGATTACCCATGATATTCCATCATAGTGTTTCTTCTCAGTCTTGAGCTTTCCTTTGTAATCATTATATACAGTATTATCTAGTGGTACTCTTATTACATGTATCTCATAATCTACAATAACTCCTTCTTCAATTGCTTTTTCAATTGGATAGTGAGCTATTACATGTAAATCAAGTTCTTCTTCAAGAGTTATTTCTGTCTCTCTGGATAATGTACCAGTGAGACCTAGTATACAAGCATTGTTACTAAATAAATCCTTGCACACTTCTATCTGAGCTTCAGACAAAAGATGTATCTCATCTATAATAATAATATCATACGCATTGTCTACTAACTTTTTTAATGATAGATGTGTACTATATGTAACATTGCTATCATCAAATCCTAGATCAGCAAAATCAGCTTGCCAAGAGTCTTTGATCTTGTTATCTGGATAAGCAATAAGTATAGATTTTGGTTTGAGTTTTTCTAATGCTAGTATACTAGTTCTAATCTTTCCAAACCTTGGACACAAATTCAATATACCATGCTTCTCTTTTAACCACACTTTAGCAAATTCTAATTGCCTATCATCTCTTATTGACATACTTATCTTTTAAAATTACATCGTAATAATCTATCACTGATGTTACTCCATCAGTATGTCTTGTCCATTCACAAGGAGCAAACTTTCTACATTGAGCTATTCTATCTTCTACAGAGTTCTTTTTATCTGTTTCTCTAGTGTAATACAACCAACATTCCCAATAATGATCAGCTTCTGGAGCTACAAACATTAGAGCTGCCTGCCATTTGAAGAACACAAAACTTACCAAAGGACTCCATTCAAATCTATAATCATCGTACTTAGTCTTCCAACCTAATGATACAAAATCAAATCCTATTTTCTTAGGAACTGATGTTAGGTATCCTGGGTTTATTTTACTATCAACCCATCTTCTTGGTAAAAAATATGGTGTACCAATAGCCACCTTACCAAAATACCATTTTATTCTTAATGGTTTGAATGGAGAATTATATGTTCTCAGATAATCAAACTCATTAAAGAGTCTCTTTATTCTTCTATTTATTGTCATAATTATTCTCTTAAAAAATATGATTTATTTACAACTGACTCATAATCTGAATCAGTCATATCTTTTTTTCTTTTTAACTCCTTGAACATACCGATTTCACCAAGGAATCCAAGACCAATTCTCACGTCGTCTTCACCATAACTATTCTTGAGTAGTCTCAAGCTTCTGAAGTATTTAGCTCCATATTGATCTGTTAGCTTATCAAGATCATATCCAGAAGGATCTGCCACTTTATATCTCATAGGATCAAATAATGCCATAACAACATCAGCATCATTTTGTGTAGCTGAACTGTCTGCAAAATCTTCTAGTTGAGGTTCAACATCACCATTCTTAATCCTAGATGGATTAGAAATACTTCTGTTAAACTGACTTACCACCACTGGAGAATATCCATAGAAATCTCTAGCATATCTGAGTTCATCAGACATTTTGTCGATAGCTGCTTTCTTTGTTGGATGATCTTTAGTAGTCTTAAGTAGACCAATGTGATCCATTACCACCATAGTGATTTGAGTTGGATCATTTGGAATATAAATTTTATTCCATTTGTCTAACTGTTGTATCTCACCATTTTCTTCAGCATAAGTCTTTAGTTGTTTTGCTATACCTACAGGATTCTCTGGACCATCAATAATAGTTACTATCTCACTAAGATGATCTACATAATCTTTATAATATAAAAACAGATCATGCTCATCATTAGTCATCTTCTCTCTCCAGCCAAGTAACTTACCTACTGGAATGATTATACCCTGGTCTAGAAATATCTTACGAGATACCCATTTGGCATACTTGTAAGTTCTACTTCTCTCCATGGACCTATACCATATCTTCACCTTAATACCTGAAGCAAGTCCTTCTTTAGACATGGCCCAATCAACAGGATTAAGAACAAATGCATCATCAATAAATGATGTCTTACCAGATCCAGTGTTACCACCAATCAAATAGTACATACCCTTACGAATACCTACATATCTAGTAAGTCTATCAAATCCCATAGGAATCCCTCTATTAAGATCATGCAATCCCTTCTCAACTTCAGCATTTAATAGTTCAAAACTCATAATAATTCTATTTCTTGTTTTACTTCTAATAGATACTTCCATCGTTCTTTTTCCCATTCTTGAAATTCTCCACCAGCCCATTTGCTAATTTCTTCAAACATTTCATCAACTGCTATTAATGCACATTGTTTAGAAATTTCAAATGCAACATAAAACATCATAGTTCCTTCTTGAGGAAGTTCTTTAAATTTTAATACAAGCTCTTCTGCTTTTTCTTTTGGTGTCATAATTTTTCTATTTCTTGTTTAACTTTAGTTAAGTAATCTAATTCAATAGCTTCAAATTCACTTCTATCTTCATTAAAAACTTTCATTAAAGATAACATTTGACTAATCATCTCATCAACTGCTATTAATGCACATTGTTTTTCATATTCACATTTAGACAAATCAATACTATCTTCGTATCCATCTATTCTTGCAAACTTATCTAATAACTCTTTTGCTTTTTCTTTTGGTGTCATTAGATATCAGTACCTCCTGTTGGTTTTTGTGGAGCAATGTCTATTTTAGCTCCATCATTAATTAATTCAATGAATGCTTCAAATGCTCGTTGATTTAGATATACAGAAGACCCTTGCATGAATGTCAATCGATTTGTACCAGTGCTAAGAGAAGCTTCTTTCTTTTGAATCACTTCAAAATTAAGAGCAGCTATAAGTTGTGAAGCTGTATATTCTCCTTCTATTAGTATTTTATCAAACTTCAATCTGCAGTCATCTTTATGTAATCTGAGAGCTCTTGTTCCTTTGAATGTTTTTCCTTTGTACTCAAAAGAATCAGTTCCTGGATAAGTCTTCCACCATTCTTCAAAATCTGTTGTTGCAGGTTTTCTTCTTATAATCTTTACATCATTTTTAGTTTCTATAAACTTTAAAAGATCTTTACCTATTAGTGTGAGCTTTTCATCGTCTTTAGTTATCAATCCTTTTCTTATCAAAGACTGATAGACAGAATCAATTTTCATACTTCCTTCACATAGTGGAGAAATATCAAATTGTTCGTCTATCAGCTTTAAGAGATATATTATATCTAGATTATAACCTTTCTTGATAAGCTCCTCGAACTGTTGAGGTGTTATGCTTAACTTCATGTGTTATTGGTGTTAAAACTTTAATAACTGCAGGCAGTCTATTCTTAGCTGCTTGCTCTTCTTCCCATTGATGCCATGAATTCACAACATCTTGGTATCTTTCGATTGCATAGATGTGATCATTGGGATATTCCCAATCTTCCATTGCCCAATTCATTATTCAATTGGTTTTTTGGCCTTTGGTTTTCTTTTGTATTTCTTCTTTGGCTTTGGTGCAATAGGTGTAGGTTCTACATCAGCAGGATCCATACCAAAGTCTCCTATCTTAGGATCGATATTGAACTCATCTTTCTTTAATTCTTCAGTGGTATCAACTGTATTTGACATAGTCATAACTGCCACAACAATGATTGCAATTAATGCAACAATAATAAGTATTCCCATAATTTTTAATTTTTAAGTTTATGTTTTAATTCTTAAACCGAACTGTAAATTAAACCAACCAAATGTTGATTCAGCCTTTGCTTTGTTAAATTTAAATGTTTTTTTCAATAAAGGTATAGCATACGCTTTGAATACCTCATGCTCCTCTGGTGTCATAGTCCAGTTAAAATACCACATATCATCTGATTTGGCATCTTCTATTGTCTTTCCAACCATATTTAATTGATATTCAATTAAATGATCAGAAATGTTTGTGCGATTAATTTTCATTAGAAAAGATTTAATTGGTTAGGAATATACACTGTTTTGATTCTTCTACCTTCAGTATTAATCTTTAAGACTAATCTGTTGGCTTTCTCAATATAATAGTCATAGTTAACATTATCAACTTTACTATTCTTGGGTAAGAAGTTACAAACTTTACAAACCCATTCACCAGCTTCCACTTGACTGATAGCTGCAGCTCTAGTCTGACACTCAGGATTCTTAATCTTAAAGATCTTTTCTCCAGTGTTAGATACATAATAACGTATCAATTTGTTATAGACAGTAGTTTCTCCTGTAGATCTGTTAGTTCCTTCATAATGGAAACTTCTACTGGCCTTTTGTCTTAAGCAAAAATCAAATAAATTATTATGAGTACGAATCGTATGCTCCACAGGCACACCATTAACAAAATACTGCTCAAGAGCAATAGGAACAATTCTTGCTGACTTGTTTTTATGTAACTCAAAGTCAGTAAGGAAATCACCTTTCTTTTTAATTTCTCCATTGGTCATAATTGCTAAATAGTCATTCACTGTACTAAAGATAATCTTGGAATAGTCTGTGCGTTCTAACTCATAAGCAGTTATCTCACACCACCATTTGTTGATGTCATGCATCAAAGGAATTAAGTCTTTCTTAATCTTGATAGTTACACCATCTGTATTTGCAGAGATCACATGTATGCCATTGGTTTCATATTTCTCAATAAGCATCATTAGACTAAGCTCACCAGTTATTGTGGTGAACATAGTTAACTGCCTATCATATATCCAGTTTTGCATATCAGATGACTTACCATATACAGAGTTAACTGCAAGCTTAAGTGCTCCAACAATTCCTTTAATCTTCTTATCCTTCTTAGCGAAGGGTTTAAGCTCCAATCTCTTATCAAACATCTGTTTATACCCTCTAAGGAATTCCTTGCCTAAATGGGCAGGAAACTTACCGTTGTTGATAATAATAGCTGGATAATAAGAACTAACATCCCAATCAATTATCTCGTACTCTTCATCAGCTTCAAACACTTTAGGTTTGTTTTCTGTATGAAGGCCACCTTTCATAAAAGAATACACATTTCCATAGAAATGCACATCTTCTTTGAAATCATCTTGAAGACCCAACTGCATCTTATTGATCTTCTTTAGGAAGTCTTTAAGTTGAGGAGTTTCAAATTTCACATACTTTGCAACACAGTTCTTTACATCAATACTCTTTCTGAAGAATCCTTTCTTAGGAAGCTCTCTATATTCAATACCTTTCTCTTGGCAATAGAACTTCTTAATCATCTCATCTCCAATCTTACTATCTGAATAGTTTATACAAGGAATACCAAACTCTTCTTCGATATCTCTTCTCAGTTCTATTCGGTTGTCTCCTCTGTATAATGGATGATCTGTGTCACCAAGTGTTATCTTGTAGAATTCATAGGTAGCATCAACATCATTATGACAATAGTCAATAGTCATCTCGACTTCTGCTTTTGTCATATCTGTTTTAGTATGATGTATTGGCATCTCTTCAATATTCTCAAGATCCATCTCAAACTCTAGTCTCTTAAGACTCACCATACGATTCTTATTATCGTAATGATGTATCTTAAACAGATCTAATTGTTTTAATGATAACTCATGCTCTCTGTATTCTGGAAACACATCATAATTAGCATCATGTATAACATCTGCAGCCTTCTGTGCTATCTTAGCACATATCTCCAAGTTGCTTAACTCATGCCAATTCTCATGATTCCTAAGAATCCACTCAACTACCTGACTATCAAAGCGTAGATTATTATAACCTACCCAATAAACGTCACTGTGAGCTTCTGTATATCTAACGAAAGCATCTAATTGATTCTTCCATTTTGACACTTGAAAGCTTTTACCAACTTTACCTGGTACCATTACTACCACAGCAAACAATTCTTGCATGGTTTCAATGTCATAAATAATTACTTCTTCATTCATCTTGTTGTTTTTTATGTTGTTTCCATTCTAACCAAAAACCTATACCCACAATAATATTCATTCCAAAGGATGCTAATACTTCATGAATATCTTTATATACATTTAAAGATAGATGTATATGTCCTACTATCCAAAATGGAGTAGCAAGATTTGCAGATATCCAACGTATTAAAAAGTTTATAAAGTTCATAGTTTTAAATTAAAGGGTTACAAAGATAACTAAAAAGATTAGGGATGCACTATACATCCCTAACAATTTTTATTATATTGCTCTAAGTCTTCGATTGATGAATTGTGTTATCACCATTCTATCTACATGTGATATACGTCTGTTATCAAACTCCATGTTAATCGTATTATCATACACTTTCTTTGATATAGTATATTTAATACCATTTCTATGTGTAGGATCTTTAGATTCAAATGCTGCAGCTGTAGATTTTAACTTGCTTACAATTACTTCAGCTATTTTTCTTTCTTTTGTATGCTTATTCGATGCTATTAACTCCATATTAAAAGTATATTCTGAAATGATCAGAGTGTAACATAATCTTTTTAGGCTTACCCTCGAATGTCATACCATGTGGTACTTCTATACCTATCTCTGCAGGTTGTTGTTGTTCTTGTTCTACAACAGGTTCTGACCAAAAAGATTTAGGTCTTTTTCTTTTAACTCCAGCTTTAATGTCTAATGCTCTTCTTGTTTTATATATTTTAACCTCCACTGAACCTGGAGTTCTATTGTATTTTTCTGAAAATGCGTATGCAGCATCATATACACTGACAGTAAAATCATTAGCAATTCTTAATATTTCTTTTTCTTCTTCTTTTGAATAAAATCTAACTGTTTCTTTCATAATTTCTAAATTTTCTTTTTTAATTTTTACTTTTTCATACATACCAAATCTTGGTTGTTTTAATAAATAAGGCATACAAGACCTTAACAATGCACTAACAGTTCTTGATTGCATATCAAACTTTAATGCTAATTTGATAGCATCTTTGCGATGAAACTTATTAGGCAATGCTTCAAAAAACTGTACTTTGTTCTCTCTTGATTTAAAAAGAAAATCTTTATAATAATCTAATTGATCTTCTGTTAATGTTTGCATGTTTTCTAAATTTTAGCAAAACAACACATAGCTGATGTGTCGAAATACTTGATGAATAAATAGTTTCCTTTTCTTGTTGTGTAAATTGTGTGAGGCATAGGTGATACATGATCAACACTATCCAACACTTTCTCTTTCCTAGCTTTAAAAAATGTATCAATTGTTTGTTGTATACCAATTCTTGTGCTAAATGTCATAATGAAGTTCTTTTTGAACTTAGCAATATGTTCTGTTAAATATCTAACAGATGCACAAAAATCAAGATCAAATAATACATTTTGTTTCTCTGGATTTGCTTTGAGAATATCACCACATATCAATGCTATCTTAGATGTTGATCTAATTTTAGATAGTTGTTGCAATGCCACTTGTGAGTTAGTCTCATAAATTTCAAATTCTTTACATCCTTTGGCTTCTAGATATGCTAGATATTCATTGATGTCTGGACCTGCTAATCCAACTACAGATTCAAATTGAAATCTTTGGATTATAAATTCTCTTACAGCATGTTTATTGCTGGAATTAATGTAAGTTTTTTTTCTTTCGCTCATAGCTTTACTCTTCTAATCCTTCACTTGTTGTAACATCCCAATCTTCTAGATCATCATCATCATATTCATCTAATGCAAGTCTAAGTACTACAGCATCATCATAAAGTATTGGTATCAATTCTTTATCAAGAGTATCATAGTCTTCTACTTCTATTTCAACAAATCCTTCACATTCTCTTAATAAGAAATTGATTTCATCTAATGATATATCTCTTAATTCATCTGTGTGACTTCCTTCATCCCACCAACCAATTTGATCATGTGTTGCAAGAATATCATCATTACCATCAATAAGAACTAATTCTACTGGGGCACCATTTAATGCCATAAATGCATCCATATCTTCAGGAATCTCTTCAAGTTCCCATAATTCAACGTATGGTTCCATTATACCAACAGATATCCTATTGATAAAAAGCATACCCTCCTCTAATTCATCAGGAAGGTAGCTTTTCAATACTATTTCAGCTGGATACCACATTAGAAATCTACTTTAGACAATGGTTTCAATCTTTGAAATGTAGAACTTTGAGATTGAAGTCTCAATAGAATATGTAATTGTTCTAATTTAAGATAATCAATTTCTTTATTTACTGATAAATCTTCTACCACTACACCATTACCAGTATCTATTATGACCAATGCTACAGTATTTTTAATATGATCTGACCATTCTATACCATTACTATAATATAATGTATGAACAGTTAGTGTATCATCTGTATCATCTTTTACATAATCATATTCATGAAGACTATCTATGTGGATTTCTTCTTTGGGAACTTCTGTTTGTTTAGCAATTACATTTGCTATGTGACTAGTTAATTTCTTTTCTTTTTTCATAATTATTCAAATAAAATTGTAGGTGCTCCTACGTTACACATTAACATTACATAAAATCTAATACAATGTTGATTTATGTGATCAGCTCTACCAAATGTTCCAGCTAAATCATTATCAACTATAGATTTGACAAAATCTCCTCCTGGATAACCAACTTTCCATTTGGTACATAATACTGATGTACCAATATAAATGATATGTTCACGCTCTGTAATTACATAATTATAAAGTATTGATTCTGTTGCATATTTGTCAAAATAGTCAGATACTATTATTCTAACTATTTCCTGTTGTTCTTCTAGATTCATATTTTTGATATTATATTTTTAACGTTGTTGATGAGTTCTTTAAGGCTTAATTCTATTTCAGGTTCTTTTTCAATAAATTGTTCTTTTATTCCAAGAGCTGGATACCAATAAGCATTACTACTAAATTGAACATAATATGCTCCAGTTTTATCGCTAGAAAATTCTGTTATTTCTCCAATCTCTCCGACATACTCATTCATATTATCATTCCATCCAACAACTAGATTGTCTTTAAAAGCAAAACCTATTACTTTCTTTCCTATAAGATCTTCCATGGCTAATATCCTGCTAATTTAGCAATAGCACCTTCTTGACTTAATACATAAGCAAGATCAGATTCTTGTTTAGGTGTAAGAGATTTAATAGCAGAAACTAATTCTATTCTACTATAACTAATATCTTTACCATATACATTTATAACTTTCTCTCCAAGCTCTAATAGCTGAGATACATTAAAATTATCTACAGGATTGTTATTATCATCCTGCCATCTACCGTTTACTATTTTCATAATTTTTTATTTTATATTTGTTAAAGTATAAGAATCATAAACTGATTCATCATCTAATGATATATGATAATATCCTTCACAAGCAAATATATTTTTGTTTAAACTTTTGCTTATCCCATTACCATCTTCTTCATGATAATCTTTAGGTCTATCAATATCATTCATTTCTGCTTTCTCTAATACTGATTTTAAAGCAGCTTCTACATGTAGTTTTGCAAATTCGATCATTGCATGTGTGATATCAACTTCAGTGTATACACCACTCTTGTCTTTTTCTAGAAATTCTTTTGCTGTTGGTACCATAATTTCTATTTATTAGTTTTGTTTGCTATATAATCTACTATCCAACTTACTACTTCACAAAATCCTATCAATGCAAATAAGTACATTAACATTACTATTACTGTCCACATAAGTTTTAATTTTAACGTTGATTTTCTAATACTTTTTCTACTATTTCATCAAATATAGCATCACTAATCAAATCAATGATTTCTGTACCATCTATTTGAACTGATTGTAACTCAAACTCTGCATCACAACCTGGATAACCTTCCATGTTACTATCATACATGATAGCATCTTCATCTGGATAATAATATCCACTTACTGTAATGTAGGTTCCTCCAACAGTTAGTCCTAATTCTATTTCTTTACTCATGATCTTATTTCTTTTTAAATTGTTCAAACCATGCATCAGGTTTACTTTTATATTTATTCTGAATCATTAATTTTAATTCCAAAAAACACAAATACTATCGCTACGCATATAAAAGCTACTATCATAAATTATTTCTTTTTAAATTGTTTGATTATATTTTTGAATCTAATCATATAATCATAATTTTCATTTTCATTATAAACATTAATCATTCTATTATAAATCCATTCTAAATGATTAACTTCTTCCTCACTATAACTTCTTTCTTGTTGCCATTTAGCACCATTAGTAAAGTGTTTGGTAGCTATTTTCTGATGTTTAGTATATCCTGAAGGTACTACTTGTCCTGGTGGGATAGATTGTTTTTCTCCTTGTTTGTTCAAAAGCCAAATAAAACTTCTATGAGCATAAATAACAGCGGCTTCTTCAAGTGTTTCTTTCATTTTATTTCTTTTTAAATTGTTCAAACCATTTTCTTGGGGAAATTTTAAAATCTATTATCTTATCTCCTTCACATATGTCTCCACAGTGAACATCATACATTAATTTTTGTATAATATTCTCAACTTCTTCCTCACTATAACTTCTTTCTTGTTGCTTTAACTCATATTCTTCTTTGGCTTTAAGATAACCTTCTCTTGAAGATTTTAAATCATCCATAGCTAAAGTAAATTGATTATAAGTTTCTTG